ACAGAATCTCAGCTTCGCAGGATCATCCGCCAGGAGGTTGGCAGGCTCACAGAGGTGGCAGCGCCCACCGCAGGAAAGCTTGCCGTCTTTGAGTTTATCTACCCTGATGAGGTCCTGCCCGATGGGCGGACCGTCCTGGACACGCTCAAGGAGGAGGCAGCCGCCAAGGGGCTCCCTGCACCAATTGGTCCTATTGCGACATCGATCGGTAAGTACGTAATCATGGTGGGTCCTCGAAATGCGCTGAAGTCGATTGGGAGCAAGATTGATAGAGCATTTGGTGGCTACATCGTCGACTTTACGACGAGCAATGTCGAAAAGTACTTGGATGAGCACCAGAAACCCGAGGTCAAGAGGCCTCTCAACGCCGCGCTTAAGAAGCTCGGATGGACTCCTTCCGCCCCTCTCACCGGCATGGCGAAGCTCGAATTCAGCGCGCTGCTCGCGACCGAGGACACGGACATGTCTGTCGAGGAGATGCAGGAGCTCGCCGCGCGTCTGGGTGTGGAGGGCAAGCTGATTCGCGGAAGGAACAAGGGCGGAACATTCTCTGTGACCGGCCCCCGCCCCGCAGTCGAGAAGTTCGCCCTTGAGATGGAGAACGCCTACTACGGCGGCGCGCAGTCTATCGACCAGGAATCGGGTCTCTTCTCGATGATCAAGGACGTCCGATAGGTCTAAGCGCTACAGGAAGGGTGGATATGAGAATTACTGAGGGACAGCTTCGTACAATCATCCGCCAGGTGCTGTTTCGTCTCACAGAGACGTCAGCACCTAATCCAGATCATCTGTTTGAAGATCAAGACGTCTTTGGTCAGTCATTTAATGATCCGGATAAGCGTAAGTCCTTTCGAGTAAGTGATCCACCCGAAAAGAATACGTCAGAAGAACAAAAATTCATCAACAAGCTTAAGAAATGGTTCAACGGTCACTTGGTTGCTGGTAGCTTGAATAGCTTTGCTAGTGACATAACAGAGCTAATGCCAGTTATTAGATCAGGAATATATCCAGAGCTAACTCCTCCGTCTGGCAATGTCTATAGAGGCATGAAGTTGACACCAGATCAACTTAAGAGTTTCTTAGACTTAGAAGAGTTTACTATCAAGGCCGGTAAATACAAAGTCATTGACAAGGGCGGTGTCTTGACACCCCAGCGAATAAAGTTTTACAAGCAAGGCAAGCCAATAAGCTCTTGGTCTACTAGTGCCTCTGTGGCCGCAAACTTTTCAGATAAGTCTACAAATCCAAGTGTTGATGAAGCATCTCTTATGAGTGTGGTGTTTGTAGCTGACACTAGCGATTCGTCTAACATGTTTTTTCTGAATCCAGACAATCTCGCAAGATCTTATTCGAAGCAGATGTCAAACTACAGCAATGAAAAAGAGGTCATAGCAGTTGGCCCTGTTAGGTTCAACAGCGTTGTTGTATACAGTAGCAGAGATGTGGTCGAGAGTGGATCTCCTGAATCTGAAAAAATGGAATTTTTGGAGTCTGTATTCAGAGACATCGTCAGCAGAATTGATGAAGCTATACAAGACAGGAAAACTAAGCTGTCTCAGGCGGCAAGCAAGCTCGGTCTAAAAAAACCATCAGATGGGCGCAAGATCAAGTACATTGGTAAAGACCGTGCGTTTGTCTCTATAGTAACCACTGCGGCAAATGGCATATCTGATATCATAGAAAGCGTTGCAACAGAATACGGCATAAAGAAGCTCGAAAATTCTGGAAGTATTAGGCAGGAACTATTCTTCTTGCATGACTTTAGAGCTTCCGGCGAGTACAGAGATCTGAGCAGTCCTGCCAATATTACAAAGTTTCTAGGAGAAGAAATTAGAGCTATAATAGGTTTCAAAAGAGGATATGCTCCAAATCTTCAGACACTAGCCAAGAAGGCATCTGCAAAAAGATAAGAGAGTGTTTTCTATGAGAATCATTGAGAGCATCGGCACTGATTGGGACACCGCCATATCGAACTGGTTCTATGACCACCCCACCGGATTCTCAGACCGCGTCCTCGCAGTGCTCGAGGACAATGCCATGCACGCCTATAATGAGCTCATGCTGCTGGGATCGTGGGGTCCGAGGAACTGCACAGAGGCCTCTGAGGTGTGGAGGAAGATCTTCGCTGAGAATGGTATTAGGGCCAAAATTGTGAACGGATTCTTTGAGCCCGCGCACTCACCCGGCCAGGCATTCAGGGGCAGCTCGGACCACGTGTGGCTGGAGGTCGAGGGCGGCGTCTTCGATCCGACTGCCGCACAGTTCTCAAGCAACATCAGCCTCGCAGACTACTGGCTCGATGAGGTGACGCCGGCGTACGACGCTCCTGGAGCGATTGTTGAGAAGGTCGACCCGGACGCGGCATTCGAAAAGTATCTCGATAGTCACTATGGCCTGGATCCGTCTGAGATTCGCAAGGCCAAGCGCGACCTTGAGAAGCACGCTGAAGAGCCTCCCAGCGCTCCATTGGGAAGAGTTGCATTCGGTCCTGAGCGCTACCCACCCATATACGAGCCCAACACGAAGGAGGAGAAAGCCCTCCTCAATGCGCTCTGGCACCACTTTGAGGGCTACGAAATACTCAGCGCGAAGAACGCTGAGGCGATCAGGGGAATGATGAGGAAGGGGCGATATCCCTCTGTCTTTGTGCCGCCGCGCGTCACAACTGTCTATCGTGGCATGACTGTGAATCTCACCTGGCTCGCAAAGGCGCTCGGTGTGTCAGTGCGTGACCTCAAGCGCATAGGCAAGACGACGCGTCCGCATCCGGCCGAAATGTTCACCAAGGGAAAGACTGAGGTCAACTTTAAGTTTGTCCCTAGGAAGGGCGCCGCCTCCTGGTCTAAGTCTCACCGTGTTGCGCGAGGGTTTCTGTCATCCGACTACGACACCGCCCAGATCATCTTGCACGCTGATGTGGCCGAGAATGAGGGCAGGCTCATGGACGCAACCGGCCTGTACGGGAAGGTTTCAGGATTCGGCGGATTCAAAGCTGAGAAAGAGGTCCTCGGCCTAGGCCCCATTCGAGTGCACATGATCGAGTGGGAGATCGAGTGGGAGTAGTTTCAATGAGATCAGATCCCATCGTGTTTGGCCGGTCCTGTAGGCTCACAACTTGATACTTACGTCTAGCGCGTTTAGCGCCCCATTGACGTGAGGATTTTTGATGTCGAAGACGGGACGTGAGAGCCTATCCAAGCTGAGAACTTTGGTCGACGACCTCTGCGACAGGGACGAGGGGATCAAGCGCGACGTCTCCCTGTTTGAGGCTGTTTTTCACAACTTCCCAGTACCAGTTGCCATATGGCTCAGTGATGAGAAGGGGCACTGTGTGTCACGCAGGGTCTCCGGCAATGGCTCCAGGGGATGGCAGGACCCTGAGGGAACGATCGACAGCGTCTTCAGCATCTACCGGTGCCCGGAGCTGAGGAAGCAGATCGACAGGCACTTCAAGCGCGCGGTGAAGGGGAAGCAGCTGAGCTTCCTGACCGAGGTTGAGGGCACCTGCGTGTGGACCCGACTGACGCCTCGATTCACAGGAAGCGAGTGCACCGGCGTGATTGGGATCTCGTGGGACATCACCGCGAACTATAGGATGTACCAGATCCTCCGCAGAGTGGAGGCGCTTCAAGTTCCAGGTGTCGACCTCGACAGCCTCAAGACAGAGGCCCAGGGCGCAATTGGCACCAGCATCATCAAGAAGCTTTTAGAGGAGGCAGAGAAATGAGCAGTGATTCTCCGTCTGGCGACCGCCGCCAAAATGGATGGAACGAGTATTCCAAGCTCGTCCTCAAGGAACTGGAGACCCTCGCCGACAGCATCGACAGCCTGCGCACCGAGATCCAGCAGGTGAAGCAGGAGATCGCCAAGATGCAGGTTCGGGAGGACAAGGTGAATGAGCTCAAGGACTGGAAGGCCAAGATGGACGAGGCCGCCACACCGACCCAGATCAAGGAGGTCGTCAAGCAGGTGGATGACCTCAAGCTCTTTAAGACCAAGGCGATCACAGTGTTCGCAGTGGTGCAGTTTCTGATGGCAGCTTTTGCGCTGCTGATCAGATTTATCGATAGGTGAGGAGAAATAAGTGGCCACATTCATACAGACGACCGCGCCCACGCCGTTTGGCTTCTTCGACTCGGACACAACGTTCCAGACCGAGGCGGACGCCATGGTCGTCTTTGTGAAGAGGAAGCTGGGAGACGACATCCTCTCCGTTGAGCTCACCAAGAAGCAGATCTGGGCGTGCTTTGAGGAGGCGGTGCTTGAGTACGGCGCGCTGATCAACCAGTACCAGGCAAAGTCCCAGCTTCTCAACCTCCTCGGTGTTGAGACAGGATCCCTCTCGGGCGCCGAGCAGAAGCTCCCCCGTGAGAACCTGGAGTACGTCCTCCGCCAGGCTGAGCCGTACGGCATGGAGGCCTCTCTCGGAGGCTCCTACACGTCAATGTCAGGTTCCATTCAGCTATCTCAAGGGCAGCAGGACTACGACATTTACACTGACCTCAAGGATGGCAGCGGCAATCTCATCTTCTCTAGCAGCCTCAACACACCGCGCTCCAAGATGAAGATCATGGAGGTGTTCCACTACAACCCGCAGGCCGCGTATCGCTTCTTTGACACGACATCCGCCATCAACTACCTGAACAATGAGTTCGCGTTCGAGTCCTTCACACCTGAGACTGTGTTCTACATCCTTCCCACCTTCGAGGACGTGCTCCGTGGAGGAATGCTCAACATCTCCCAGAGGGTGAGGCGGTCCAACTACTCCTACCGCATTGTGGGAACCAAGCTCAGAATATTCCCAATGCCGACCGAGGGCGCGCCTAAGAGCCTGTGGGTGAGAGTGCAGTTCGCTGCAAATCCACTCTCCTCACCGTACGGCGACGCATCAATCAACGGAACAAGCAACCTCTCTAACGTGCCGTACGGCAACCTCCAGTATGGCAAGCTCAACTCTATCGGTCGACAGTGGATCAGGCAGTACTGCCTTGCCCTGGCGAAGGAGCTCCTGGGACTCATTCGATCAAAGTTTTCCACTGTTCCTATACCTGGTGCGGATCTCACCCTAAACGGTGCCGATCTGGTGACGCAGGGACGCGAGGAGCAGACAGAGCTAATGACCCAGCTGAAGGAGATGCTCGACTCCCTCACATACAGCAAGCTCCTCGAGCAGAAGGCAGCGGAGGTCGACAACCTCCAGAAGATCCTCAGGAATATTCCCATTCCAAACGGCAAAGCAATTCTCATGGGCTGATAGGAGCGTCTCATGGCAAGACTTTTCATAACGCCCCGGGAGATAGACTTCATAAGCGACATTACGAAGGAGATCACCAAGGACGTCCGCGGCCAGAAGATCTACTACTACGGAGTCCGTGAGGACCTCTCTCAGGTCCACGACGTCTACGAGGAGTCTCCGGAGAAGGTGTTCAATCCACCTATTGAGCTGGAGGCCTCTGTTGAGTGGGAGCAGCCTGTTATCACTACCAATAAGTTCGGCTCTGAGACGCTGTCAAAAGTCGTCTTCTATGCCCACACTCGAGATCTGCTCGATCGAGACATTGCGGTGAAGGTGGGAGACTATTTCTCATACGGTCAGGAGTTCTATGAGATCACATCTGTCATCATTGAGAAGCAGGTCTACGGTCAGATTGAGCACCAGGTGGGTAAGAAGGTGTCGGGTATCCAGGCGCGCCGCGGTCTTATCGATCGCCCAGCAAACGGTCCCACATCCGAGGAGGATCTCGATGCAGGATCTGTTCAGACGGTGTTCGATCAGCAGAGGGGCTATGAGCAGAATAGCTTGGGTCCCACTGAGGACAAGCGGCAGCTAGTCGAGGACGGAAAGCTCGATCCAGGATTAACAGGCCCCAAGATAGTTAAGGAGCAGGGCTCAGAGCCCACATCCTTCTTCTACGGAGATGAGTGATGAGCACTAGAAGAGACATTCCGCCTGGATCCAATAACGTTCCAACAGGATTCGAAGGCAATGATGTCCCTAACGACATTGAGATCCCTTCGTGCTCTATAGAGGACGTCGACCGCGCAGTGTTCAATTTATTTGACAAACAGCTCCCTATGCAGGTGCGACAGGGAGGAAATGGATCGGGAACAGGGACCCGAAAGGTCCCTGTCATCTTTGCAACAGGAGAGAGATTTGCATTTCTCCGAAGAAAAATCCCACTAGGCGATCGCGGCGGAGACCACAGCGCGCTCATTATTCCGCTCATATCAATTACACGCTCGGCGATATCACAGGAGCCTGACAACGGAATTAGCGGTGGGCAAACTGAGCCTATTGTGATCAAGCGCAGGCTCTCAAAGGACAGCCCCATCTACAAGCGCCTCATCAATGAGTATGAGCTTAAGAATCAGGATGAGGTGTTTGATCAGACACACAATTTGCCTGGTTTGGGTAGCGGATCAAATCCGGGAACAGCGGGCTCAAGAAGAGCCGGCACTTCCACCCCAGACGATGCTCGACAGGGAAAGCTTCTAAGACCGCACCTCTCTAACAACATCTACGAGACACTTACAATTCCTCCTGTCAAGTACTACACAGCCACCTACAACATAACGATATGGACCCAATACACGCAGGAGATGAACGATCTCCTGATGGTCATAATGAGCCTCTACCAGAATAATCACAAGAGGACATTTAAGCTTGAGACGAGCAAGGGATACTGGTTTGTGGGATACGTTGGAAGTGACCTAACTGCTGAAAATAACTCTGATGACTTCACTGACGCTGAACGTCTGATCAAATACAATTTTGACATGAAGGTAAATGCATATATTGTTGCTCCTAAGTACCAGGGATCTCCTGCGTACATCAGAAGATATGTCTCGGCGCCTACTGTCGAGTTCAACACATTTGCGACCCAAGGAAAAATTATTGTTGGAGGATACACTCCAAGGAGCGGTGATCCCAATAAGTTTGTTCTAGAGGATGTGTACAGTGAGACAAATGAAGACGTGGGCTCAGGTGTCGCTGCAAACACAGCTGAGAATGTCGTTCTCTCTCTTGATTCACACACAGACAGGAGCGCAGCCACCGTGGGTGGTTACAACAACAATAACTTTAATACTTCTGCAAGAACTGTTGTGACAAGTAGAAACATATTCACCGGTGCAGAGCAGAACAACATTCTAACTGTCAAGTCAGTAAATTCAAGAAAAGGTGAGACGGTGTTTAGAGAGCAGCAGATATTCAAGATTGATGATTTCGATGTGTAATGTTGGACAGAGTTTTACATGTGGCAGTCAGTGATGGAAGTATGAGTTTCGAACTAATACTTAGAAGAGAAACGTTCGTAAGGAGTTAACTCGATGCCTGAACAGACATTTAGATCCCCCGGATTCTTTGAGCAGGAGATTGACCTGTCCGCTCGCGCCGGCAGCACTCTTGGAATACCGGCAGGAGTAATCGGCACATCAAAGAAGGGCCCTGCGTTCGTGCCTGTGACGATTGGAACATTTACTGATTTCGAGAATCGTTTCGGCACCCTCGATCCCGATCGCTTTGGACCTTATGCAGTCAATGAGTTCCTCAAGCATCGAAATGCTGTGACATTCGTGAGGGTCCTTGGCGCAGGAGCGAACAGCACGGAGTCTGATCTCAACAACACGGAGACGATGGGAATCGTAAAGAGCGCAGGATTCGTCCTGTCAGCTTCAGCGACCGACTACTCTCCTGGCGCAGTTCAGTTCCTCTGCGCAAGCCAGTCACTCCAGTCTGGAGAGCTTGCAGGTTACCCTGTCTTCTCTGACAATCGCTCCTTCAATGAGAGAAGCACGACTCTCAACGACGCGAACCTCGTCCGCGCTGTGATATTCACAACGACAGGCTCTAGGATTGAGGTGCTTGACTACAATCAGTCTTATTCGGCACCTGCTGCTGGAGACTCTCTTGCTGATGTAGGAAATGGATCGATTGGTGAGCCCTACTTCAAGCTCGTAATTTCGTCATCTCAGGGCGCGTCCTTCTCCTATGATGAGCTAAATGCTGGAATAAGGATCCTCACAGCTTCGCTTAATCCATCGAGCAAGCACTACATCGCAAAGATTCTCAATACAAATCCTGACAAGTTCCAGGAGATGCAGCACCTCCTGTATGTCGACCTTCCTGTTGAGAACGAGCTTGCAACAGTCAAGTCTGTCGCAATCCTCTCAGGAACGAGCGGAACCACGACATCAGGCGGTGACAAGACGACACCCTACAGAAATCTATTCGGCAAGTTCAATACGCGTTACACGACTCCCAAGACGACTGCCATCATCTCACAGCCGTTCGGAACTGTTGAGTACGATCTCTTTCACTTTGAGACGATAAGCGATGGAGAAGCGACCAACGAGGAGTACAAGGTGTCGATTGCGAATATTCGCAAGTCGCTCGATCCTGCAAACGCGTATGGAACTTTCGATGTTCAGATACGTCGCTTCACAGATGTGGACACTCTGCCAGAGATTCTCGAGGTATATCCTGCTTGCAATCTCAATCCAAAGAGCGAGAATTACATTGCTCGAAAGATTGGAGACAAGAAGGTACACTTCAACTTTGATACGACTTCTGACACAGAGCAGCGCCTCATCGTTACAGGCAAGTACCCCAATCTGTCAACGAGAATTCGCGTCGTCATGAATCAGGCAGTTGAGAATCAGACGGTTCCCACCGACGCGCTGCCATTCGGTTTCAGAGGAATTCCTGTCCTCAAGACATCTAACTCTCTCACAGACGATAGTCTTGTTGTGCTCTCAGACAGATTCGGTGTGAGCCTAGGTGATAGTGCAACATCTCGACTCGGAGGCATAACAGCAGCAGTGACTCCGCTCTCTGCGTCCATTCTTCCTCCCCTTCCTCTTCGATTCAAGGTGACAAGAGGCGCTGTGAATGATGGAACGTCAACAGCTATCTCTTTCATAGGAGATCCAGGCGACAACGAGCGCGCCGACAATCGTCTATACTGGGGTGTGAAGTTTGAGAGGCTTCCCCTAGAGGCCACAGTCACAAATGCCGTGCTGAACTCTAACGTCTCTGATGTCGCCAATCCCCTTGTGAAGGGATATGCGAAGTTCCAGGGAATTGCAAAGCTTGACACACTAGTGACAGGCGCAGCAGCAGACGAGTTCAACAACAATAAGTTCACACTGTCTCGTGTCGCTCTCTACAATCAGCTGCAGGGCGGCCAGATAACTGACGTGACAGGAACAGCGAGAGAGCACATGCTTGAGGCGTCCTACCTCAGAAATGGCACGCCTAGCGCAACTGACTACACCATAAACGACGCAGTTCTTGGTGCGAACAGAATCACAATGGCGACACTTGTTCACTCCGCGTCCTCTGTGTTCAACAGGTTCCAGGAGTTCAATAAGTTCACCACAATGTTCTACGGTGGTTTTGATGGCGTGAACCTCCTTGATAGAGACAATCGTCTCCTCAACGATCGCGCGAGCTCCTCCGACACAGGTGGTAAGGCAGGTGACACGTATGCTGGAGGCCTAGGCCTTGCAGGAACAGCTGTTGCTGCGATGTCAGGCAAGGGCAAGGACAACAACGTTGTTGCCGCATACCAAGTTGCCACACGACTCATGACTGATGAGATCTCTTCCAATGTCAACGTTCTTGCAATTCCAGGCATCAGAGATGTTCTCGTCACAGACTTTGCGCTGGATGCTGTAAAGAAGTATGGCATGGCCATCTATCTCATGGATGTCCTAAACTATGACGTGGACTCAAACCGCCTCTTCGATGACTCCTCCGCCAAGCCGGATGTGAGAGAGACATCAGAGCAGTTCGATGCGAGAGCAATCAATAACAACTACGGCGCATCGTACTTCCCAGATGTCTTCCTTCGCGATAACGTTGCAAATCGTCCTGTGAAGGTACCCGCTTCGGTCGCAGCTATGGGAGCCCTTGCATTCAATGACAAGATTGCCTACCCATGGTTCGCACCCGCAGGATTCAATCGCGGTGCCCTCGCGGAGGTCTCAAACGTCGCGACACGTCTTAATTCTGAGGACAGAGACGTTCTCTATGACAGCAGAATTAATCCCATCGCGACATTCCCAACCGGTGGATTCGTGATCTTTGGTCAGAAGACACTTCAGCAGGCGAAGTCTGCTCTCGATCGAGTCAATGTCCGTCGTCTTCTTCTCGAGGTCAAGCGTCTTGTCGCTGGCGTGGCAAAGCGGTTGCTCTTTGAGCAGAATGATGCCACAACTCGCGCCAAGTTCCTAAGTCAAGTGACACCTCTTCTTGCTCTAATACAGTCTCAGTCTGGCATTGAGCAGTTCCAGGTTGTCTGCGACGATACAAATAACACAACTCTTGACGTAGAGGCCAATAGAATGAATGGAAGAATCGTTCTTGTGCCAACACGTGTTGTAGAGTTCATCTCCATCGACTTCATCATCACAAATAGCGGCGTGTCGTTCGAGTGATGAATACCTATAGTAAGATCACAGATAATCAGGAGCAAAGATAATGGCTGAGCTGACATTCAAGAGTCCAGGCGTGAGCACAAGGGAGATCGATCTCAGTGGTCCTGCGAACGTTCTGCCACAGGGAACTCCTGCTGGTGTTATTGGCACCGCGCAGAAGGGCCGCGCATTCGTTCCGATCACAGTAGCAACATATCAGGACTTCGTCGCTGAGTTCGGTGCTACTGATGGTGAGAAGTTTGGACCACTTGCAATGTATGAGTGGTTCCAAAACGCCCGGGCAGGAACATATGTGAGGACCCTGGGTGTGGGTGATGGAACAAAGCGGCTAGTTTCAGGAATCAATGCTGGCAAAGTGAACTACGCAGGATTCGTTGTAGGCGCTCAGCAGGTTCAAGTAAACGGTCAGATTGGCAGCAATTCGTACGCCGGCATCGATAAAGCAGGTTACAAGGGAGAGCTTGGAAGGACCTACTTCCTAGGCGCTTTCATGTCAGGAACTTCTGCCTCTCCCATTCTCTCAGACACCAATGTGCAGAAGACATCAGCAGCTGTTCCGATTGTTCGCGGCGTTCTAATGGCTGCATCTGGCGTCATTGTCTCACTATCTTCATCCTACTCAACAAATAACGATCCAAGCGACATCTATAAGTCATCTGGCTCATTCACGTCCAACACTGTGATTGGCGACGCTGGAGCTCACCTAGGCACTGTCAATATCAACAGTGGCAGGTCTGACTTCGTTCTCTTTATGAACGGCCTCGTTCCCACGGCCCAGTTCTCCAACGTTATAACAGCATCTTTCGATCCCGCCTCCGCTCAGTACTTCCCGAAGGTTCTCAACACTGATCCTTATAGACTTGAGTCCGCGGGACACTACCTGTACACAAGCTGGGATGTACATCCATCCTACGCAGTTGTTACCTCGTCGGGCGTTCAGACAGGAACTCCTGCAGGAACAGGTCTGGTTGAGGCAGCATTCCTTCTCACGGGAACACAGACATACAACAGCGGTGCCCTCACACTGCCCAATTACGAAGGCTTCGAGTCAAGGTACGCTACCGCATTCTCACCCTTCGTAGTTTCTCAGAAGTTTGGTGGCAAGCCTCAGAATCTCTTTAGACTACACTCACTTGATGACGGTTCCTCCGGAAACAGCCAGTTCAAGATCACAATCGAGAACATCGCTGCCTCCAGAAATGAGAACAGCCCCTACGGTACCTTCGACCTTGTAATTCGGTCCTTTGGCGACACGGATGAGGATAAGGTCGCGCTGGAGACGTTCCGAGCCCTCTCTCTCGATCCCAACTCCGATCGTTACATCGCACGTGTGGTGGGCGACCAGCACATCTACTACGACTTCGATCAGCGGAGAGGCGCTCAGAAGCTTCGCGTCGAGGGGTCCTACCCGAACTCCTCCAAGTACGTGAGAGTGGAAGTGGCGTCCGATGTTGAGAGGCAGATAATTGACGCGTCAGCGCTTCCAGTCGGATTCCGCGGACCACACTTCCTCCTCACATCCGGAACAAACGCGTCGGGCGCAGCAGCACTCCACGGCTATGTGACAGGAACGCTGGATCACGGAGTCGATGTCGCAGACCTTCAGGCCGCGCAGGTCGCACCAATCCCATACCGACTCAACATCGCGAAGGGAACAGGCCTCAGCAAGAAGGTCAATGCTTCCCTCACGTGGGGCGTTCAGTTTGAGGTTCAGGACAATCTCGCTGATCCGAACGGCACTGTGGGTCCGGACGCATCCCGTGCATCCTACACCAAGTACTTCCCGATGTACCACACCAACTTCCGCAATGTGATGCTCGGAGACACTGTGGGCCTCGCTGACGACGGTGGCATGGTCCTTGACTCAGATAAGTTCCAGAACAACCTCTTCTCTCTGGAGAACGTTCAGATTGCGACGGGGTCCACTGATAAGCCCGATGAGAAGGCGTGGGATATTGCCTCCTACCGAAGGAACGGAGTGAAGCTCACAGCACTCACTGCCTCTGATGGACGCACATTCGACGCAAACAACACGCGCTTCCTCGACCCTATCAAGGACTTCGACCACGTTCCCTCGAGGAAGTACCTCAAGTTCTCCTTCTTCATGCAGGGAGGATTCGACGGTGTCAACATCTTCGATCGCCAGAAGTCCAAGCTCACTGATATCGCGGTTCGCCGTGAGATCGACAATATCGCGCAGGGCGGAATTGAGGGACCCACAGTCAACGCCTACAGGAAGGCGATCGATGTTATGTCCGAGAAGTCCGACGTCGACATTCAGCTCCTCGCCATCCCAGGAATTCGACACTACAGCGTGATGGACTACGCGGTCGACGCTGTGGAGAGCCGCTTCGACGCCCTCCTCCTGATGGACGTCGAGGAGCGCGATCAGTTCAACGAGCCCATGACAGGCTCCTCCGTGCAGATGCCCTCCGTCTTCAACACGGTCAACCGCATGGCGGACCGCAACATGGACACCTCCTTCGCTGCGGCGTACTACCCCGACGTCGTGATGCAGGATCCAGGCACCCTCACAAACATTGTGGTTCCTCCCACGGTCCCCGTCCTCGGCGCCTTCGCGCTGAACGACACAGTCGCCTACCCCTGGTTCGCTCCCGCTGGCTTCACACGCGGCGCGATGCCACGGGTCCTAGAGACTCAGGTGAAGCTCAACAGGGCGAACCTCGATGACCTCTACGAGGTGGACATCAACCCGCTCACATCCTTCGCCGACTCCAACGGTGTCGTGGTGTTCGGACAGAAGACCCTCCTCGCTGCACAGAGCGCGCTTGATCGGGTCAACGTTCGCCGCCTCCTCATTGAGATCCGCCGGCGCGTGCGCCGCGTCGCGAACACGATCCTCTTCGAGCCTAATCGTGAGTCCACCCTCTCCCGCTTCTCCGCTGCCGTGACACCCATCATGCAGCAGATTCAGGCGCAGCGCGGCCTCGATCGGTACAAGGTGCAGATCGACACCACAACGACCACCGCGGCCGACGTGGAGAACAACACGATCCGCGGCAAGATCTACCTCCAGCCCACGCGGTCCCTGGAGTTCGTCTCCCTCGACTTCGTGGTCACAAATCAGGGCGCGACAGTTTGATCGCGCGCAGATAAAAGGTAATTGATCGCTCAAACGGGGACTTGCGTCCCCGTTTGATTTTATAGACGCTGATTATCTTTAGACATCTAGCGTTAGAAGAAGATTAGGGCATCCCCAGATCTTTACTACGCCGTGCAAGTCTGCGACCTGCTGCTCGGTGAGATTCTGTTCTGAGTCAGCTCGGATCTTAAACCTATCAATCCTTACGCGCCCATCCGTCCACCAGAATCGGTTTGGAGTCGTGGCCACGTGCTGCCATCCTGACTTGATGTATCCATCACCGCTGCCCCACCGAGTGTCGACATATGTCATGAGCTTCGAGGCTCCCACCTCTTTCGCATGCTTTCTTGCAGCGGATGTGAGTCGTCCGAGTCCACCCACAACATTGGTCGCGAGCCGTGTGCTGTACCTGGCTATCTCGAGGTGGTCAACAAACTTCTTGTGAAGAGGCCTCCGAAGGGACATGCACGCCACTAGATTACCGTCTCTATCCTGCAACCCAAAGCATGCAGAGGACTTCACGTCTCCGTCTATGTGAGTCTCGTTGAAGAACGCCCTCTTCTGCGCAGGATCGACTCTAACAACTGTGCACTCCCTAGCTCCGATTGACCGCCTGGACATACCTGTCTTGTGAGCAATAATCGACTCACATATTGCCCGCTTATCCCTCCACTCATCCTCGAACACGTGAATGAGCCGCACACCGACCTCCTGACACATCCGTGATTTATTAGAGTGGTAGTTCTTACTCTTGAACAGCGCGCTGTGAAAGTAGAGTCCATTGTACTCTATGCCAATCCGTTTCTCAGGAATGATGACGTCTATCTCGTACGGGGAGATGATGGATCTGTCAGACATGGAGGTCTTAAGCCCCATGAACCTGATATACCTCTCAACCTCCACCTGCGCCTGGGATCCTGCCGGAGAGCAAGTGCCGCATCGACCGGATGATGCCTCTATCAGGCTCTTCACAGAAACATTGTCACACTTTACACACCGAAACTTAAGATTCTTGACCCGGTCACGCACGTAGTCTGCTGGATCGCTCTCGAGCACTAGCGTGCCCTCTGACGCTGACAGACGCTTGAGGATCTCATCAGTAGAGAGACGCTTAAGTGCGTCCAATCGACTGCGCACCTCCTCACGTCTAAGGGTGCGAGACACTGTCTGACTCATCGACAACACCCTCTCGTCTGTCTCCTTTGTGAGCCCTTTGGCCCACGGCACGTACCGACCGGAAGTGTATCCTTCTATCAGGTTATTACGGCACTTCTCGATCGTCTCAGACGTCTCGTGCGTGCTGCCCTTATTCCACGCAGACCGCTCTCCTGACTCGAACTGCCGAGACACTGTCTTGCTCCTCGTCTGCGCTCCGCGAGCGAGAGCCTCAGAAGTCTCTTTATTGAGGCCTCGAGACCATCCCACCCGGCCTGTAAGCTTCGCTCTTCTCTCTGATGATATTCTACCCGCCTCATCTTCTCCGTAGGCAGAGTAGATGCTCCCATTATGTCCTAGGACGAACTTTGAGTAGCCCTTGTTCCACCCATAGAATGTAGGAACCTCATCGCACGCGTTGCACCCGCACCGAGGCTTTAGTCCGTTCAGCTTGAGAGCGACATAGGCTGCCTCCACGCTCTCGAACCCGTGCGCAGACATGTGCTCCTCAAAAGGCGCCGCCCTTCCAGACGTGTACTCACACATGGGGCACGCAAAACGCTTGCTAGATTTCATAAACCTAACTATACATGCACCTACCTCGTTTACATCATATGGCTGTGACAGGAGGCGCAATAGATATTTAGATTCACACTGCTAGCCTAGTCAATTAAAGACCGGGCAAGAGATAAACAGTAGAAGGAGAAACAAATGGCAGATACACTTTCAGTCTCAGAGATGCTACCAAATAAATTCGAACCGAAGCGTAAGTTCCGGTGGGTCTTCGCAATCGAGGGAATCGACTCATTCCTCATGAAGACGGCAGCCCGCCCCACGATCAACACCGCGGAGCAGGAGGTTCCCTTCATCAACTCAACGCGCTACCTCGCGGGAAAGACGAAGTTCGACGCGATCACAGTGACCCTGTACGATCCGATCGCACCGTCAGGCGCGCAGCAGGTGATGGAGTGGGTGCGCACTCACTTCGAGTCAGTCTCAGGCCGCGCCGGCTACGCCGACTTCTACAAGCGCGACTGCCAGCTCAAGATGCTCGACCCCGTGGGCACGGTCGTTGAGCTCTGGGACCTGAAGGGCTGCTTCCTCACGGCGGCGCAGTTCGGCGACCTCGACTACGGCGCAGAGGACCCAACCGAGATCTCGCTCACGATCCGGTTTGACAATTGCGTACTTCAGTTTTGACCTAATACTTCGACAATCGCGTTTTACAATCGCTCCTTGGAGGTTACAATTCCTTCAAGGAGCGATTCAGTATGCACTGTCCGAAATGCGACTACCATGTCGAAAGCATCAACTCACTTAGAATCCATGCTGCCAAGCAGCACTGCCTTCCGTCCGAGGAACTGTACCTAGCAGTTGTCTCCGGAGGCATCAAGCCCACGTGCAAGTGCGGCTGTGGAGAGACAACATCGTTCATCAGTCTTCAGAAGGGCTACAACGAGTTCATTCAGGGGCACGCCGCGCGTGTCAACAACAACTGGGGACACAATGCGGCAGCGCGCGAGAAGAGCCTCAAGAAGCGCCGAGACGAGGGTCTGTGGAGCAAGGACCCTTGGAACCGAGGCAAGACAAAGGAGACAGATGCGAGACTTGCCCGTGCCGGTGAGACAATGAGTCTCAAGAACGGAGAGAGATACGCCAAGCTCATGAGTAAGAATCGAAGAGAGGGCGTCATCCCATCGCTCAGGGGAGTCAGACACCCTAAGTGGAAAGGCGGCACCTCCGCCCTCGGCGCCATGTGCCACGGCGACAGTCGCCTCTACAAGCAGTGGAAGCTGCCTAAGCTTCAGGCCGCCGGCTTCAAGTGCACCCGGTGCGGATCGGACAGGCACCTCCACGTCCACCACGACGGTGTACGAATGGCGGTCATCATCGGCTCCTACCGTGACCAGCTGCCGGAGGGTGAGCTCACTCACGAGCAGAAGTTGTGGGTGGTGGACAGGGTGGTGGAGCACCACGAGAGGGAGGCAGTGTCCGGCGTCGTCCTATGCGAGCAGTGCCACGAGGCGGAGCACGAGAGTCTCAATTTTAGCTGCGCGTGACTCCCGGTGACACACGGAGACACTCTCTCACTCGATCCAACCGTAAACCCATCCCCAATCCCGGTGTCACGTGCAGTCTCCTGCGGAAGCCCATACTTATTGGCAGCGCCGATTGAGCGTGTAGACCACAGGAGACAACGTCATGAGGATCACAGAGGGACAGCTTCGCAGGATCATTCGCCAGGAGAGGGCGAGGCTTAATGAATCATACGCGTCTGAGGGAACCGGTTCAACGCTCCTCGACTTCGCGCATGCGTACGCTTCTCTCGGGCGCGCAGTCTCCGAGCAGGTCGAGTCGGTCGTTAGCGCTCACATCAACAGCAACGGAGACGTCAACGACGTGGTGTTCCAGGATGCAGTGTACGGCGTCAACCCCAACGCGATGGCAATGGCGCTTGAGAAGCTTGGACCCATCCTCAGGCGTGGCTACCTCGGTGACGAGGGTGACTACATCCTCGAGGCGCTGGACGCTGCAGCCCACACCGGCGGGTGAGACACGTGAGGTCCACGCATCCCATAAAAAAGTATGGTGGATCCCGCGAGGGCCTCATAATTCCGCGTCGAAAGGATGAGGCGCTACTTCGTCAATTAGTCAGAGAGGTTCTTATTTCTGAGGCGCCGGAATCCAAAGATGAGAAGCCTCCTCCTCCACAGACGGGCCCTGATGTGAAGGGGAGCCCTGTTGCGCAGGCTGCTGAGAAGCGCCTGGACGCATTTCCGTCCATAAACTCTGTTCTCAAGAACATCAGCACTGCCAAGGACCTCCGTGCGCTCGTTCAGAACATCCTCGACAAAGTGGGTGAGAGCGGCAAGATAACACAGGCCGAGATGCAGGGTGCTCTATCCAAGACGCTTGCAGCGTCAAGGAAGGCCGCAGTCGAGAAGAAGAAGCAGGAAAAGGAGGCTGCCGACCGCGAGGCAGCTGCTGCTGAAGCCCAATCGCCATCTGAAACATCTCCTGCAAGGTCATCTTAGCTTTAGAATTCTCCTGTTTTACAGTCACATTTACCTCTGTAGATTTGTACAACCGCACATCTACAGGAGCTTAAATGTCAGAAGAGGAATTTACTAGAGCAGAGAGAAACGAAGTTTTCACGGCAGCAGACGCTGCTCGAGCAGGAATTCCTGTTCGAAATGTGATGAAGGACGACTTCAACTTTGAGGTGCCAGTTGAGTCAGTTCCACTTCCATCGCTTGGTGTCGTGTACGGTACTGACTCACCCCTCTTCAGGCAGGAGACAGTCGACATCAGGGCAATGACAGCGAAGGAGGAGGACATTCTCACCTCTCGTGCCCTCATCAAGAAGGGCACAGTCATCACACACCTACTGCGGTCCTGTATGATCAACAAGCAGGTCGATCCTGATGAGATGCTCACAGGCGATCGTAACGCGATCATGACTGCTGTCCGAATCACAGGCTACGGTTCAGACTACAACGTCGAGGTTGAGTGTCCTGCGTGCAGTGAGAGGTCCAAGCAGAAGTTTGATCTCGCCTCTCTTCCAATCAAGCGTCTCAATATTCAGCCTGTTGCTGAGGGCGCGAACCTCTTTGATTTCACACTTCCAGTTTCCAAGAAGCGTGTGCGTTTTAAGTTCCTCACAGGCGCAGATGAGGCTGAGCTCGCTGTCATGCAGGAGCGCAAGAAGAAGCAGGGATCGTCTGCCGACAATCTCGTGACACAGCGACTCATGTTTGCGATCCAGTCGATCGACAATGTCACGGATAAGTCAAAGATTGCTACGTTCTGCCGCAACATGCCTGCACGCGACTCTCTCGAGCTTAGACGCCACATTGACAACAATGAGCCTGGCGTCGAGATGAAGTCTTGGATGGACTGCCCATCCTGCCTCGAGCACTCGGAAGTGAGGCTGCCAATCGGCGCCGCCTTCTTTTGGCCTGACTCCGACAGATAAAGAGATCTTCCTGGAGGTGATCTTCCTCCTGATGTACTACACAGGCTTCTCCTACGCCGAGGCATACAATCTGCCAATTTGGCAGAGGACGTGGTTCATCAACAGAATCAACAAGGAGATGAAGGCATCCCAGGGCCAGAACTCTAGGGCAGCTCACGCCAACACGCCTGATGCTCGAGCGATGATGTCGCGCGCTCGGGCACAGGTGCCCTCAAAACTGAGGCGCTTCACGTAAACTGTGTGGGACATACTTAGCTGCTGAGCTATGTCTCTCGATGAACTTTCAATGACAGGACGTTCACGACACACTGAGGAGTGATAAATGAAGAATGCATCTGATAGAGGACTAATGAGAGCGTGCGCGAGATACATCCTAGGTGAGTCCACAGGCGTAAAGATAAAAGGCTCTCCTGAGAGAAGAGATGCAATTCATCGTGTCCTGACAGCAAGTAAGGCACTCTACGAGGCGCTTTCATCTAATAGGTCACTCGATGAAGTGAACGTTCTTATTGAGAGAAAGCGCGCCGCGGCTCAGGAATTTAAGAAGATTGTCGGAATCACCTGGCAGCTCTGATCACGGCACGCTCAAACGTAGAGATACTTACGTGTGAGGTGACGAGCGCAGGAAGTCATGGCTGAGAACGAATCAAAAGCATCTAAGGCGGACACTGCTGAGACAAAGGCACAGCTTGACCTGCAAATGCAGATCAATCAGGTGCTGCAGGACCGCATGAAGGTCTTCAAGGCCCAGGAGAAGGCACTGTCAGGCCAAGTTCAGATGGCTGTTGACCTGTGCAAGGCCCTCAAGTGCGATGAGCTCGATAAGATTGAGGAGAGGCTCAAGACTGCTCGCGATGCGATGCAGGAGGCAGCAGATCAGGCTGCAGAGCTAGGTGACTCCCTTGAGGACGCAGCTGATAAAGGCTCGGAAGGTGCTGGCAGGACCCAGACCATGTTTGAAAAGCTTAAGGAGAAGCTTACAGCTGTCAACGGTGCCGCGGTTGGCGCCGGACTAGGACTCGCGCAGGGATTTGGAAGCGCCATTCAGACAGCAACAAACCTCACAACAGGAATCTTTGGCATTGTCGGCTCTCTAGGAAAATTGGGCATCTCAATTGCGACTCTGCCATTTAAGCTCCTGAGTGGTCTCTTCTCACTCGCTGGCAGCGGAGGAGGAGGTGGCCCCTCGCCAATTCAGCAGGAGCTTGAGAAGATTAGGGGAGAGTTTGGCTCACTCGCTGTGGGAGCTGGAAAAGTCGCCAAGTCTGCGCTTAGCCAGTTTAGAGGTGAGATGAAAAATCTCGCCGGGACAGGACTGACACTCAGAAAAGTCTTTGGCGGCGGCAGAGAGGGATTGGCAAAGGCACTCGCTGAGAACGCGGAGCTTCTAAAGGCACTGGGTCCTGCCGCAGAGAATTTCAATGATGTGTTAAGCACCGGTGCTGTTGCCCTGTCCATGTACCGCAAGGGTCTCGGCATGACAGTTGAGCAGCAGGCCAAGTTCCTAAAGCTAGCTCAGGCTGCAGGCAAAGACCCAATGAAGGAGATGACCAAGTTCGCCTCACAGGCCATAAACATGGGTGAGGCATTTGGAATGAGCTCGAAGCTGATTGCAAAGGACATGGCAGAGATGCAGTCTGACTTTGCACACTTCGGAGGGCTCGGGCCAAAGGTGATGTCCCAGATCTCCGTCTACACGAGAAAGCTCGGAATTGAGATCAAGGACCTTACTGGCCTTATTGATGGATTCGATGACTTTGAGAATGCAGCTCAGGGCGCTGCAAAGCTCTCACAGGCGTTCGGAATGAACGTCGATGCCATGAAGATGATGCAGGAGCAGGACCCGGCTGCCCGCCTCTCAATGCTGCAGCAGGCTTTCAAGCAGACAGGCAAGTCAATTGAGCAGATGTCCCGTCAGGAGAAGAAGCTCCTTGCCCAGCAGTCTGGACTATCTGAGGAGGCTGCTGCTCTAGCATTCAGCCAGCGCGGCCTGTCCATGTCGTACGACCAGGTCCAGAAGGCAGGTGCGAAGTCCGAGAAGAAGCAGCTATCTCAGGCAGAGGCAATGTCCAAGCTCGCAGACTCGATTGAGCGCGTCTTTGGATCCGGCGGCGGCGGCGGCTTTAAGAGCTTCTTTGAGGCATTCTCGAAGGGATTCCAGTCAGGAATCATGCGCACGGTTGAGTTCCGCCAGGCAATGAAGGCAATTAGGGGCGCCATGCGTGCCGTCTACATGGGAGGACGTGAAGTAGGAAAAATGTTCGTCCAGATGTTCCCAGGCATCAAGCAAATGCTGGGAGGAATTAAGGACCTGTTCAACCCTGCCAGATTCAAGCAGATGATGGCGAGCGTCAAGAACATCTTCAAGGACTTCTTCAAGGACCTACAGACAGATCCCAAGGCAGGAGTTGAAAAATTCCTGGATAGGTTCAAGGATCTCTTCAAGAAGTTCTTCTCAGCGTCTGGCCCAGGCGCCTCATCTATCATGGAGGGCGGCAAGACGTTCCTAAAGACTCTGGGCGCGATATTCAAGGCAGTCTTTCCAATCGTGGTCAGCGGCCTAGTGACCGCAATCAACAAGATCACTGAGATCCTCAAGAATCCTCCGGGAGTTCCGGGTGCCCTCACTCAGCTCTTCAAGGACCTCGGCAACGCGATGATGGACCTCCTATCGACGCTGTGGACACGTCTGGCTCCTGCGCTCGGCGATATGTTTAAAACGCTGTTTGAGAAAGTGGGTCCCTACCTCGCTATGGGCGGCACCGCAATACTCGCGGTCTCCTTCGGCAAGGTGATCCTCAATGCGGTCGTGAAGGGTCTGGCCGGTGGCCTCGTTGCTGTTGTTGCCAAGAAGATCGCCGACTTCTTTGGTGCTGCATTTGGGCAGGCAAACCAGGGAGCAGGCGACGTTGGAAGGGGCGTCGGCGAGGGATTCGCTGCTTCTCTCAAGGGATTTTTCCAGGGGCTAGGAGATGTTCTCAAGGAGATCGGCAAGATAACTGCTCCTGATATAGGCAAAGCAGCTCTGAGCCTATTTCTATTGACAGCAATGCTTATACCACCACTGGTTCTTCTTGCGGGGGGCATAGCAATTATTGCCATGCTGTTTAGCCCCGCCTCAGCGATTACTGCTGCCCTAGCAATGGTCGCTCTAGCAGTTGCTGCTGTTGCGATAAAGGTCCTGATGGAGGCTATTAATCTCGTGCAGCCGTCAATGATTGGACAAGCTCTTATGGGTGCAGCAGCAGCCGCACTCTTTGTGGTGTCAGGTGTGCTGATTCTCGCGTTTTCTCTTAGGCTCATTTCTGGAGTATTTAGAGGTGTGAACTGGGAAAATGTTGCCATGGGAATGCTCGGCATGGTTGTTTCGATTATTGCAATTGGTGTGATGGTTCTGGCAGCTGCTGCTCTTGTCGCCGACGGCGGAATGACTGCAATGCTCGCAATTGCAGGACTAGGCGCTGCAACACTATTCCTCTTTGCACTTTCCATCTTTATGATTCCCCTTATGCTAGTGTCAAATTTGCTTTCTGCTATTAATATGGATCCGATGCCATTCATTAGCATGGCAGCAATCATGGTGGCAATTGCAGTAATGGCAGGTGCTTCTGTAATACTTGCGCTTGTTGCTCAACCCGCTCTAACAGGACTAATTGTGTCCGGCGGTTTCATGCTTGCCCTTGTTTACCTGATAATGCCCATCATGAAGGAGTTGAGCAATCAGGCAAACGAGATGGATTTTGGAAAGCTAGCGCTAGGAATTCTTAAGATGTCGCTAGTGTTTGTGGGTCTGGCAATAATCGCAGTAGCTGCTGTAGCTGCTGGAGCTTTCGCAGTGCCTGCAATGATAGGACTCTTGCTCGTGCTCGCCTTTGCATCACTTTTGGCCAGTGATTCAGTGGGTCTCAAAGGAGTGCTAGATAAACTAAAGGATGCAGCTAGCACACTCAATGATAAAGGCATCATTGACACAATGAAGAATCTCGTGGGAATTATTCAGGAGATTGCCAGCCTGGCATTTATTGTTGCAGAGGCAGGTTCAGCAGCATTCATGGCGTACGCTACAATGGGATCTCTTAAGGACTACCTCGAAGAGGCATCGACTGCTCTTCTTCCTGCAATGAGTTCATTCATCAGAGAGCTTGTTCCAACTCTTCAGCAGCTATCTTCCATCACAGGAAATGTTGAGGAGCTGAGCCAGAAGGTCGAGCTCATTGGCAACATCATGGGAATGATCACGGACCTGGGTGAGATTGCAGTGTCGCTGGGTGAGATGGATGTGGGTATGTTCACAACAGGCGATGGAAGCACTCTGAGAGCGGCAACAGACTTTGCAGACAAGATGTTTAGTGGCACCAAAGGACTCATAGACAAGATCATTGAGACGGGTGCGGGAATGACTGCGGATCAGATTGCCTCCGCCGTTGCGCTGGGGTCCGTTCTTGGATCAATAGGCGGCCTAGTGAAGTCTCTTCAGCCTGATCCGGAGATGATGAAGGCACTCAAGGACACCGAGTCGTGGGTCGGAGATGAGACACCAGAGAGAATGGCAGCGCTCTCCGATCACATGGAGAGAATGTTGAATGTACTCAAGGACAATATTGGCAAAGTCTTTACGGCTGTGAAGACTGCAGCTGAAGGCATCACAGATCCTGCTGCTCTAGAGCCAAAGATAAAGATTGTGGCAACGTCATTCCAGGTGCTGGGTAACTTCTCCAAGGTGATAGGAGAGATGATCAAAAATGTCGCAGGCGAAGAGGGAACGTCTGAGGAGCAGATGAAAAAGTTTAGTAACACAGTCACAGGCATAGTTGACGCACTGTTTAGTACAAATAGCCCTTCTGCTTTCAAGAAAGCTTTCGACGGCATCAATGAGATTGCCAGCCTAGTGTCAGACCCAGCTGCGCTCGAGCCAAAGATCAAGGTTGTTGCATCGATGTTTGAGGTCCTAGGGAAGTTCGCGGCTGTCATAGGTGACATGTCGAAGCTGATACCTGAGGCAGCTCTAGCCGGCGCCGGCGAGCTCGTCGGCGCCGGATCATTTGCAAAACGCCTTGCAACACTCACTGGCCCAGAGGGCATGATAAACAGCTTTGTGAACGCGCTCTCAGGTGACTCTGGTGCGCTCAAGAAGACATTTGACAGTCTCAACACACTTGTTGAAATGATTCCATCAACAAAAAAGGGTGCGCTCAAGGAGTTCCAGACAAAGGTGTCTGCGCTTGTTGGACTATTTGATATTGTTGGAAAGTTCTCATCTGCAGTGAAGGAAATTGTGGGCCTCACAGCCAACGCTGAGGGAAAGGTCGACGCGAGCAAGCTTCAAGGTGTTCTTACAACCGTCAATGGGGCTCTCTTCAGCATAGAGGGACAGGGCGGCGCCGGCACAATGAAGTGGATCGCGCAAGGAATCGCCAAGGTGATCACTGAAGTGGGCACAGGCCTCGTGGGCAAGGAGAAGGAGATAAAGGCACTCTCTAACACTTTCAAGGCAATAGGTGACTTTGCCAGCGCGATAAGCGCCATCAGAGGGCTCGCTGGAGAGAGTGGCGACATGAACGCAGTCGCAACTACTCTTAATGGTATCGCCGATGTTTTTAAGCAAGGAACACTTATACAAAGTATCACGACGATAGTTGGAAAAATGGTAGAGCTCCAGGCATTACTTGCTAGAAACCCGCTCAGCACTCGGAACGTCACAAAGCTCACAGACTTTGCGAACGGCTTAGACACTGCAATTTCAGCGATGGAGAGGATATCGAATCCCAGCACAGACATAACGACGCGCGTCGAGTCTCTGAGCACCGCTTTCACAACACTCTCAACAGCATTCTCTCAGCTAGAGAACGACCCCAACCTCCGCCTAGCAGTCAGGGTCGGAGAGAACCTCACAGGCAACGGAACTGTGACTGTCACCCACGAGCCAGTCAACATTACACTCAATGTCAACATAGAGATGAGCGCTGAGCAGATCGGCCGCGGTGTGATTAGGTGGAACAACACTGTCGCACGTGGCACTCCTGCAAATCCGAAGTTTGTTGTGCACAATGGCACAAGCAATGTTCCGGGACCATAACAATATTGAGGTGCCATGAGAGACACAGACAGCAAGACAGGCACAAAATCACCAGACCCAGCCAAAGCCTTTGAGCAATACAGGGATCTGCCCGGCGTCGAGATGCTCATAGGCTTGATGTCAGGAATGGCACCTGAGGCGCAGGAGGCATTTATTGACTCCAACAAGCGTGTCTTCACAATCTTCGACGCGATGAGTCAGGGACTTCAACAGATACTTAGCACGGAAGAGGGCAGGAAGCAGTTCCTCGAGGAGCTGCAGAAGAGGACAGGTGGAGGCCTTGGGAAATAAGGGAAATCAGACAGGATATGACGTAGAGGGTGATATTGATGCCCTCTACAACCCAGGCTTTGCCGACTCAGGAAATGCAGCTCCTCGTGAGCCATCTGCTGTGCCTTACAGTGGACATGATCTACGCGCCCAGTCAAAGGTGACTCTCGGAAACTACCTGAGTGCTGTGACGAAGGGAAATGCAGGCGTAGCTCGACCAAACTCCTTCTCAGTCCCTGGCGGATCCTCTGACCTCGGCGGCACAGGACAGTCAGTAGATCCCAATGCCTCCTCAAACTTGAGTCCAGGCGAGGCCAAGGAGCAGATGAGGTCCGCCGGCACCACGCTGGGAACATTTCTAGATCTCGCAAAGTCTTATAGTGCCGAGGCAGGCAGTAGGTTTGAGAGCACAAAGGACTCACAGTACTCAAAGAACATCAATCCGTTTGTGGACACGAACATAAAGAAGGTGGGCAGCGCTGACAGGACGACCTCACTTCAGGATGGACACTCGCTCTTGACAGGAATTAGTGCGCCTGAGGGTGTTCAAGGTGCACCAACAGACCTGGGTGCACCAAGCATAGCACCTCCCCCTGATGACGCGCCTGTTGTACAGAGAAAGATATCCGAGGTCCTCAGGAACAATCGATTTAGCGCTGTTGAGAAGGCGTTCGTCCAGAACCACACACGCAGTGTTCCAGGAGGTTACTCCATTCAGCGCAAGATGGGCGCATATGATCCAGACGCGCCTGCTGTTGACGAGGAAAGCCTTAAGACCCTAGGAAAGCTCCTCGTTGTTCGATCCACAGGCCACGCGTCAGGTGTCGCTGATGTCCTGCAGGCGAACGCCAGCCTCACTGACATTGCAAACATTGTTCCATTTGTCCCATCACTCTCTCAGCTCACAGGCCTACCAATTATCGACACAGTCAATCTACAGGCGGGAAATGTCCCACTGAAGGATGCTGCCGGCGCTGAAATACCTCTTAGAACAGAGTACATAAATCAGGAGAACGCTGAGTTTAGCCCTTTCTCCGGAAAGTCCTATGGAAATTTAAACTCTCAGTTCGAGCCATTTGATGGTGTATTTCCCATTGGAACGCTGACGACAACAGTTGGCAACATTTTTGCAATCCTCGCTTTCGCTGTGGTGATTGGGGGAATCCCGCTCATAATTGGAGCCGCCGCTCCTGACACAATGATGCGCTCAGACTCAAACCCGAAGGCACCCTGGGAAATGGTGAAGGGAAGGTATCTACTTCGAGCCAACGATAGTGCAGGTAACTTTATTTCGGAAATGTTGGGAATTCCCCTCACAACACACCCGTGGGGAGAGTGCATGTTCGTGGGATTGGCCAATTTTTTGGGATTCGCTGACAGTGTGTCCGTAGGAAGCAGCGCGTTCGCCGGTATATCTGAAGACTCACTTTTTAAGGCATGTTTCGACCTTGTCACTGCACCAGGATATTACGCTGCAGTGCTTAGAAATGCTGTTCGAGACATTCAGCAAGTAGTCCAGTCAATCTCAGATCTAGCAGGAAATTTCTCTGGAGGAGACATTCTAGGTGGCATTGTTGGCATCTTTAAGATGATAGAGTCCATAACATCCTCCGCGACTTTTAGATTTCTGATGCAGATGGTTTCCCTGGGTGATAGGGTCTTGGAGGAGTCTAAGTCTGCGTCTGTTGACTCGAGAATCGGTCCCCGCTCAAGGGCAGTGAAGTCCAGAATCGCACAGATTGATGACATTGGAGCTGATGACATAGGCAGAAGAGACGTCTCTGCGTTAGTGTGGAAGCACTCAGCGACACCGTCTCAGTATATTTTTCCTGATTCATTTAAAACAAGTAAGTTAAGTGCGAGGTCTCTGACTTCTACACAATTCTGGAGCCAAGCATTTAAATGGACAGAAGGCTCAAGAAGAATTAGTGCTGATCAAGTAGAAGAAATTGAGAATAGATTGGACGCCGAGTACGTGCCCTTCTACTTTCATGATATGAGAACGAACGAGGTGATATCATTCCACGCGTTCCTCTCAGATCTCTCGGATGGATTCACAGCATCCTACACTGAGACAGCGGGGTACGGAAGAGCCGACAGTGTGATGACGTACAACAGCACGAAGAGGAGCATTAGTTTCACCTTCACAGTTGCTGCCACCTCCCCAGAGGATTTGGACGTGATGTATTGGAACATTAATAAGCTTGTCTCAATGCTCTACCCACAGTACTCGCGGGGCAGAGCCATGCAGGACAACAATCTCAAGTTTATTCAGCCTTTCTCGCAGATTCCAACTGCCTCCCCAATGATCAGAATTAGAATTGGTGATGTGATTAAAGGCAACTACTCTAAGTTCGGTCTAGCTAGGCTCTTTGGGCTGGGCCAAAGTTCCAACGTGTTTAATGCCGACAGAGTAAGTCCGGAGTCGAGTTCAGGTGCGAGTTCCAGTGCGGCGCCACCTACTGTTGATGTAGTGGCTCAAGCAACTGAACAAATACGCATAGAAGAAGACATAAAGTCATATGACGTTGATCTGGGCTTCAGTGTAGGTGATATTGTCATAATTCAGAACGAGAGACACTCGTGGCGCGACCGCGACGGCTCCCCGCCCGCGCCAGGCCGAGGAACGATTCCTCAGAATCGAAGAATTATTACGTACTCAAATCCACCGTACGGAACAATTGTGGCTGTCTATAACAGCACACCAGGAATTGCAGGAGCTGCAACACTACAACTAGATAATGCCAGGAGTCGTCGAGCTCGTGAAGATGAATCATTCGATCGAGCCATTTCACCGCAGTTCACTTATGTCATCAAAATTGATGAGTCGTTAATTCCTGAAAATCGTCGAAGTGTGATCTCTGATAACTATCGACATCATGTTGTGCATCACTCTGACATAACAGGATACACAGACGCCTATAGGCAGCAGAGAATTAACGATGAAATAAGTCAGCGTACTGCTAGCACGCCCGAAGCTTCAGCAGCAGCTGCTGCTGAATCTAATTCTGCACCTCAAGATCTTTCGAAACTACAGAGCTTCCTAAATTCTAGCAACAATCCAGTCGTGAGAAGCTTTGAGTCGACTAGGGGACGCGGTCTAGCAGGATTTATCACTGACCTCAAGATGGACTGGGGTGAATCAACCTGGGAGGTTGATCCCGAGATCGGCAGAGCACCCACCGTCATGAAGCTGTCGGTCTCATTCTCACCGGTGCATGACATACCCATGGGATTGGACAGTGATGGAATGATGCGGTCTGTCGCTTACAATGTAGGAAGCTTGTCCAGAGAAATAGGCTCTGACCCTTACACAGAGCTTGGTCCAAATGATTCTGCTGCAGAAACTCGAACAAATTCAGCATCAGCATCAACTGCAGCAACGTCAGAAGAAAGCTCGACCGCTCCAACAAATTAGAGCTCCCTCTTGTGTGACTAATACGAAATTATTGATTAGGATACTACTATGACTTACGGTAGATATGACAACGTCACGAGAATTGCGGGCGGCAAGGTTATAGGAACCACAACTGGTCATGTCGCTGTGAGAAACGCAGCAACATCAGGCAGGCTGTCAACAAAAGTCTACGTCCTACAGGAGGGAGAGCGCCTGGATATCCTTGCCGGCAGGGAGTACGGTAACGCTCGCTACTGGTGGGTGATCGCGGCAGCGTCAGGAGTTGGCTGGGGACTCCAGGTGCCTCCTGGCACACGGCTTATAATTCCTACAGATCTCAACCAGGTTCTAGGTATCGTATAATGCCAGGATCCAACAGAGGCATTCAGCTCGGCGCCATCGGCAAGTACTACGGAATTGTCGATAGGCATGCTTTTGTGAGCATGTTGAACAACACAGGATCTGCGGGAGATGCGCTTAGTCCTCCTGAGACAACAGACATTTCTAATACGCTGGCTGATCTTCTTCTAAGCGTGAGTGAGGGTGTTCATAAGACACCGAATCTCATAGCAGAAATCAATAGGATGACAGAGGGTGCGACTGCCGCCTCAGCTGAAGTAAATGAAATAAAGCGCAAGGTTCGAGTGCTTTATGAGCCTACGGGACCGCACATATCTGATGATGCAAAGTCTGTTGTAATGACTTCACAGGACAAGATGCCTATTTTTGGCACACTTGTACAAGGACTTCTGAGAGATGACTCTAACAAGTACTCATTTCGAAAGGTTGCAGGAATAGACGAGTCTGAGCGCATAAATGAGCCCGGGGTAGGATCTGCAGGCAGCTCCACAGCTTCAATAATTCAGGTGTTTGGTAATCACATATCTCCCTCCAACAGGGACGCAGGATCGCTCTCCTTTTTCATGAACGCGATTCCCACCATTGAGATAAGCAGGGCAGTTCCATTCATAGACATTGTTCTCATACAGCAGGGACCGCACATAAACACGCAAAATGTTCTTTCTAGCCTCTCAATGGGCCAGTTTCTATTGGGCAATGTGAAGACAGATGGTATGTCAAGTATTGAGAGGGCCTACTTGTCAGCGAATGACAGCGAGATAGTGAACGCTAACTCAGTTGATCCCGAATTCTCAGAGACAAGAACCGATGCCACAACCGGTGAGACGACATCCACACCGGCGCAAATATCCACTGCTGGAATGGAGCTTTTCACAGCGCCTCAGACGCTAGTCAATGCAGATGAGGTGCACCAGGAGATTGATGCTGTTGACGCGTCAGATGAAAATGCTATTCGACGCCGTGCCGCACCGGTGATAGACAGATTTCGCCCTCTAATGACGCTCAAGTCAGTTAACTTTACTGTCGCGCCCTCGGGCGGAATGATGAGCATGAAGACGGGGAAAATAACTCTCACCGTTCACGATAAGTCTCGTCTCGCTGAGGTGGCAGCCTTTGTTCGTCCTGCTAGGTTTGGCACAACTCACCTGCAGATAGAGTACGGATGGGCACATCCGGACGCGCAGGCGCAGTCATCCAATAGAACGGAGGAGGCTCTGCTGTTTGGAAGCTTCATTGGGAGCCTCAGGACAAAAGAGAAGTATCAGATCGTCAACTCATCTTTCAACTTTGATGACACGGGTCAAGTTGAGGTCGATCTATCAATATCCATGCTCTCGGAGAGAGCTGTTCAGAACGTCAACATTGGAATAACCGAGAACAGTAGTTCTCAGCTCAACAGCCTCCAGCAAACAATTGAGTTAATAAGAACTATACGCTCACGCCTTCCTGAGTCAACAATTACCGCCATAACCGGAGATGAGGACGTAATAGGATCACTCACGAGCCCACAGTCAGCTCTGAGCTTAAGCGCTGAAGCGTTAACAGAGCTGAGAAGAATTATTGACACGACAAACAGATCTTCCACGTCGTCGCCTGATCTCGTGGCGCTCGGCGACGCGCTGGAGGAAATGATTGGAACCAGAGGTGGCCGCGGCAGAAACGCTACCGCCGCTTCAACGTCTGAGGTGGGTCGTTTGAGAGCGTCCCTGACAGATGAGATAAGGGATAAAATTGGAAAGCTCACGACAACGCAGGATCCCTTCTTTAGGCCTCTTCGCACCACCACTAAGTCAATAGGCGCCGAGCGCGGAGGCAGCGGAGTTAGCGCAGAAAATGTCAACAACTACTTCTCTCTAGGTAAAGCTATTGCAACTTTTGTCGCAGGCCCTATTGCCCGAGCAGGAAACTTCAAGGACACGCAGATCATCTTCTACAACTTTAACGATAAGGCCTCCTACATGGGAGGCAGGAATATTGCATCATTTCTTATAAACAAGTCAGACTTTCAAAGTCTTCTTGAGGAAGAGCTCGAGCAGCTTGTCGATATGAACGTGGGGAGCTTCATTGGATTCATTAACACCTATTTCCTGTCTGATCCTGGGGCAATCTCATACGGATTTAATGGCCTGTATGAGAGAAATAGAGATGATGAGGACAATTCCACAAGACAGTTAGTCTCACGATATCGAGAAAATGAGCCGGAGCTATTTAATGCGCAGCAGACTATTCTTAGAGATGCTTACGGACCTGCGACTGGTGAGGTGGAGTTTAAGATGCCAACTCTCCAGATGGTCATGGAGACAGTTCCTGTCGCCCGCGCCGAAGGCACTGCGACAGGCGCAGTTGACGCTGGGAGCGACACAATACTCAGGATTCACATTTTTGACTCACAGTCGACGTCACACTCCACACTGCAGAGCTTTCTTGAGGCCAGGATGGACAATAGGATAGGAGAGCTCAACTCAGCATCACAGGCGCTCGTAAGGAGTCGAGAGCCCGATGCAGATGGAAACGACAGTGAATCTTCCTCTTCAGCCGAGAGATCAAACTTTCAAAGGCAGCTTCAGCTTGCAATGAACGAGGGGCTTATTGAAATATGGCCTCCCACTTCAGCTCCTTCTTCAACAGACCCAGGTGCGGCTAGAATTTCGCCTAACACTGATGCGAGGTATAGGATGCGAGGAGGATTTGGAAATCTCAAGCGCTTCATAATGAGAAACATGCCGAGCATTAGGCACGGAGAGGCAAGCTCAGGAATACTATCCGCGAAGATCTCATCAATGAGTGACCCTGCGCTCTCTACGGTGAATATGCTCAGGCAGGCGAGGTCTCCCGACGCTCCCACAGACTCTAGGGAGAGGGGAATTCCTCTCCAGATAGCGCCTGTTGAGTGTCAGCTGGAGACAATTGGGTGCCCCCTGTGGAACTATGGGCAGCAGATCTTCATCGACTTTGGCACGGGCACAACGATCGACGCGATATACGCAGTGGGAGGAGTTGAGCACAGCATAGCGCAGGGAGAGTACAAGACCAGCGTGAAGCTCATGCCGATCAATTCCTACGCGAGGTACATATCAATGTTCGACCAGATTGACGCCGCTGTCAGCACGATAAGGGGAATTGAGGAGGGCAGCGCAAGGTCCGGCACTGGTGGGTCAGCAGCGGGCACAACCTCGCGCTGATCAGTGCTTGTACACTGTGACACTCGAGTGTAAATTTAAGACATGCGTGTATGCATTGATCGGACAGCGCTCGGGACACCTGCGTCCCTGATCATCAACGACGATGGCACCTTCGAGTGGGGAAACGGTGACTCGTGCGAGGTGTGCCTCTTCGACAGGGACAGGTGCGACGCCCCGCTCGAGGATCTCGCCCGCATCGCGGGGCTAACCATACATGACCTGAGCGTCGCGCCAGCGCCCCAGACAAAGGCTTTCGCTTCACTCGGCGTCGAAGCGTCATCTGTGCCGTGGTTCATGGCGATGAGCAAGGAGCAGTTCACGGATCGAATCCGTGTGATATCCCAGACGATCCAGGATGTCTTTAGGGACACTCTCTTGGGCTCATATGTGAAAACATACGGACAGTGTCGGAAGTTCCTCAGAGGCCTCTCTAGGCCCACCGTTGATGTCGCTCTACTGCGCCAGCACGTCGCAGAGTGTGACTCAGGCCTGTCAGTCATCAAGTCAATCAAGAGCTTCACGCCAGGGCCCGACGGCCTCGCTCCGCGCGTGGTGTACGACCAGTTCAGCTCTGCCACAGGACGGCTCACAGTCGAGCAGGGTCCCTCCATTCTCACACTCCCAAAGTCGTGCAGGGACATGATCAAGTCCACGACCGGAGGCAGCATCTATGAGGTGGACTTTGTCTCACTGGAGCCCCGCTTCGTGCTGCACGTGATGGGAAAGAAGCCGCCGCGAGACATCTACGAGAGAATTCGGCAGGATGTCTTTGGAGGTGATCTCACACGCAAGATTGTGAAGACTGCGACAATAAGCGCCCTCTACGGCTCCTCAGCAGGCCTCATATCAGAGCTCACAGGCGCCTCGGTCTCTGCCAGGTCTGTTGTTCGTCGCGTGAAGGAGTACTTTGGCGCCGAGGAGCTTGGAGCGAGGCTCGCGTTCGAGGTCGAACAAGGAGCTCTGCACAACCACTACGGCAGACCACTAATTGAGATGCGCCGAGGTGAGTCCGAGGCAAAGCTCATCAGCTACTTCGTTCAGTCCTCCTGTGTGGACACTGCTCTGTTGGGATTTTCCAAGCTGAGTGATTCATTCAAGTCTCTAGGCGCACGTCCTATTTACGTCATACACGATGCTGTGCTTGTTGATGTTCCTCCGGGTGCTGACAGTGAGTTTCTTGAATTATGTAGTGCAGGCTTGGACTTGAGTGTGGGTCACTTTGATCTCGGCGTCAACAAGGTCTCCTAGGTGAAATCATGGCAAATGAAGAGTTTATAAGACAGCAGATACGAAGAATACTTCTTGAAGCTAACGCTGAAAGTGATGACAGCGAGTCTCCTCCTGCGCCTAAATCAAAGGCAGAGCCAGCGCCTCAAAGAGGCCAGGTCCAGAAGGGAAAGGTTGGACGCGGGAGAGTTTCAGGTGGTGTAAAGGAAGCTGAGGCCCTCGCAAATAGCAATCCCGGTGAGCTCATGAGAAAGCTGAAAATATCAGCGGTGACAGGATCAGACGAGGAGAAAGTCGAAAAGATTATGAAACAGGCTGTGAGCACGCTTAAGTCCACCAAGGGCCTCGAGCAGGCCTACAGCGGAGTCTCACTCGTCAGAGAGCAAGACACGGGCAGTGTCTACGTCAAAATTAGCCCAAACAAGTTGTCAGCAAGAAATGCTCTCATCTACATGAAGCATGTTCTAGTTGGCGCTTTCAATGCGGGTGTGCTCTCACTTGACAATGATGTGATTCCCACCTATGAGGACGACAAGGCACTTATAAAATTTGCCAGTTCATGATAGTATTGTTGCATGGACGCAGAAACTATTGAGATCAACTGGAACAAGTACGAGTCTCTCTGCAAGAGATTCAACGATGAAGGCATCAACTCGCTTCTTGAGGCGCTTGGTGAGAGGATGGCAGCATGCCCCTCTGCCATCAAGACAGAGTACACTGGCTGCTACCCGGGTGGACTCATCGACACGACGCTGAAGATCACAGCCGCCATGAGGAAGATCAACGACACGCTCGATGACAAGCTGCCTACGTCCTCCGTTCTAAAAGTGGGCCTCTTGCACGACATCGGCAAGGTGGGTGATGAGAGCGCCGACCACTTCCTTGACCAGGACTCGGACTGGCACCGTGAGAAGCTGGGCCAGCTCTACAAGTATAATGACGAGCTTCCCAAGATGACGTACGCGCACAGGACGCTACACCTCCTTCAGCACTTTGGTGTGAAGCTCACCCGTGAGGAGTGGGAGGCAGTTGCCACCTCCGGAGGCTACCACCTCGAGGAGAATCGATTCTACGTGGGGACGAAGAACACCCTGGGTAAGGTTTTGTGCTCCGCCCGCCTTCTTGTGCTTTGATCGCTCCATATTTACTAGCATGAACGAGACGCAGCTTCGGGAAGCCATCAGAGCAATACTTGAGAGCGACGAGGACAAGAAAAAGTCAAAGAAGAAGAAAAATCTTCTTGTTGAGCCTGACAAGGTGGAGAAGTCCAAGAAGGACGCCGAGGCCAGCCATGAAGTTTCTGCAGGCGGAGTGCAAGGTGTTGCAGTTCCCCTCGGCGCAGGACCTCACTATCCCGCACCTGACTCTCCTGCTGTGAAGAGAATTAGAAAGCAGATCGACGTTGTCGGTCGTGCTTTTGGTGGCGCAAAACCCACCAAGAAGAAGAAGTAACACATTTGAAGATTTGGCGTTTCTTGAACATTTGACAACCGAAGGCTAGTCTTTATTGGCTAATGTCAAGAACATTTGATCATTAGAAATTGAGGTAATAACATGGCAATTAATTTTGATGCAATTCGTAAGAAGTTGAACAAGCTCTCCGGCCAGAACTCCAAGCGCGACATCATGTGGCGCCCGCAGGAGGGCGAGGAGGCAACAGTGAGGCTCGTTGCGTTCCCCGACAACGACGGCCAGCCCTTCAAGGAGCGCTGGTTCTACTACAACATCGGCAACAACCCAGGCCTTCTCGCGCCGTACCAGTTCAATCGACCCGATCCCATCCAGGAGCTCATCAACAAGCTCCGCGATGATGAGAACAAGGAGTCGTACGAGCTCGCCAAGAAGCTCTATCCGAAGATGCGCGCGTATGCCGCAGTCGTCGTGCGCGGTGAGGAGGACAAGGGAGTCCGACTCTGGGCGTTCGGCAAGCAGGTGTATCAGTCGCTTCTGAACATCATGCTCGATGAGGACTACGGCGACATCACCGATCCGAAGACTGGACGCGACGTGAAGGTAACCTGCTCGAAGGCGAACGGCAAGACCTACGCCTCAACAGACGTCATGCCTCGTGGCAAGTCCTCTCCTCTCTCAGAGAGTCCGGACAAGGCGAAGCAGTGGCTCTCCAGCATTCCCAGTCTCGATGATCTCTTCACTGAGAAGTCCTACGAGGAGCTCGAGAAGATCGTCAATGACTGGATCAACGGCGATATGTCGACCTCGTCATCTGAGATGGGAACGTCCCGCGGCGCCCCCGCTGCGGCAGCTCCCGCTGCAGCCTCCTCTGACGAGGACGATGATGCTCCCAAGCAGAAGGCATCCGGAAAGGGAGGCAAGTTCAAGAGCCTCGAGGACGCCTTCGCCGATCTCGAGGACTGAACTAACTAGAGTGTGAGCCAGCGAGCGCGCCCCGCCAGGGGTGCGTTTGCATTTAACGAGGGCACCATGGCAAAGAACACAGAGCAAGACAGCTTCACAGATGATCTGATCAAGTCACTCAATAAGTCGCACGGATCCCGTGTGGCCTATAACCTCGCATTCGATGAGTCACCCACACACGTCAAGCGGTGGATCAGCACGGGCTCCAAGCAGCTCGACTACATCATCTCTAACCGCCGCAACGGTGGCCTTCCTGAGGGACGGATCGTCGAGATCTTCGGCCCACCCTCTATCGGTAAGTCACACATCGCCATTCAGATCGCGCGCTCCACTCAGAAGATGGGTGGAATTGTGGTCTACATCGACACGGAGAATGCCACCTCAGTCGAGAACCTTGGACTCCTCGGGGTCGACGTCAAGAAGCGCTTCGTCTATGTTGACACCCACTGCACAGAGGAGGTCCTCTCGATCGCGGAGGAGACGATCCTCAAGGCGAAGGCGATGGACAAGGACGTGCCTGTCACCATCATCTGGGACTCAGTGGCTGCAACATCACCCAAGGCTGAGCTCACAGGTGACTACGACAAGGACTCGATCGGCCTGCAGGCCCGTGCAATCTCCAAGGGCATGCGCAAGATCACAGGCGTCATCGCCAACCAGAACGTGCTTCTCGTCTGCCTGAACCAGATTCGCACGAAGGTGGGTGTCATGTACGGCGATCCCACCACAACACCTGGCGGTATGGCGATCCCCTTCCACGCATCAGTCCGAATCAAGCTCGGTGCAGGTCAACACATCCTCAACAAGGACAAGGAGGTCATTGGCATCAATGTCTCCGCAAAGACTGTCAAGAACAAGGTGACAGCGCCCTTCAGGACCGCTGACTTTGAGATTCACTTTGGCGTCGGAATCAAGGAGCACGAGCAGCTGTTCGACATCCTTCGGCGCCACGGTCCTGAGACCGTTAACGGCCGCACGATCGAGATAGGTGGAACCGGCGCATGGAAGACACTGACGGTGCACAACGCATCGACAGGTGAGATCATTGTCGACAAGAAGTTCTACAAGGCTGAGTTCGACAAGATTCTCTCGGACCCTGAGTACGCTGACTACCTCGATGACCTCCTCGAGGCGGCGATGTCCAAGAAGAAGGCGACTGAGGCTGCCGACGTGGATCCGGAGTCGTACGAGGAAGTGCGTGCCATTGCGATGGATGTAGATGTGTCAGACGTCTCTCCTGAGGACTGATGCGGCACCCGATCATCATAATTGACTCGCTGAACGTTTTCACTCGACATTTTATTGCAAATCCCACTATGAGCCGCCAGGGTCAGCAGATCGGCGGATTTGTGGGTTTCCTCAAGGGCCTCAAGCTTCTAACGGAGAAGCTCAGGCCCAAGAGGGTGATAGTGGTGTGGGAGGGTGGTGGATCCGCTCGTCGAAGGGCAATCTTTCCTGACTACAAGCAGGGAAGCAGGCCACAGAAGCTTAACCGCTACTACGATGATGACATTCCCGACACGTACGAGAACAGGGACTTTCAGATCAAGATGACGATTGAGGCACTGAAGCACGTTCCAGTGCAGCAGATCTACGTCTCGGACTGCGAGGCCGACGATGTGATAGGCTACATGTGCCGTCACCTCTTTCCAGAGGATCCGCTTGTTGTCGTGTCGTCTGACAAGGACCTGTACCAGCTCATCGATGACAGGGTCACGCAGTGGTCGCCTGGCCAGAAGAAGTTCATCACACCTGAGGAAGTGCACGAAAAGTTTGGTGTGTGGCCCGTGAACATGTGTGTCGTGCGAAGCTTCGTGGGAGATCCCTCTGACAGCATTCCAGGGGTCGCAGGAGCTGGCTTCAAGACAATGACCAAGAGATTCCCATTGTTGTCCGAGAAATCATCCCTGATGATCCAGGATGTCCTAGACGAGGCTTCCAGACTGTCAGCGACAAAGTCCGGCGCTAAAGTTCAGGTCCTTAAAAACATCCTTGAGGAGCAGGATATAGTGATGCGTAACTGGAAGCTCATGCACCTGGACATTTCGAACCTCTCAGGTGACCAGATTAAGAGAATAAACGACTCCGTGTCGAACTACTCGCCGAAGAAGAACAAGTTGGAGCTTATGCGCCTATTTGTAAGGCAGGGAATCCAGGACTTTGACGTGGACTCCTTCTTCATGTCTCTGAGCGCTTCAATAACTTGAGGAAATAATGGAAGAAAAAGAGTCACAGATCGAGCTCGCGCTGAATGGTTCGTTCTCGAAGTACGGCAAGCAGTTTCAGGAGGGCATCTTTCACGGCCTGCTGACAGACCACCCATGGGCTGCTCAGATGATGGAGGTCATGAAGCCCACCTTCTTCGACGTGAAGTACCTCGAGTTCCTGTGCGAGAAGTACTTCCTGTACCACAACAAGTACAAGTGCTTCCCATCCATGGGCCTGCTCATTCCTCTCATCAAGGAGGACCTCGCCGAGTCGAACGACAAGATCCTCCTCGACCAGACGGTTGAGTACCTGCACAGGCTGAAGACCAACCCCAACATGGGTGACCTCCAGTACATCAAGGACAAGTCCCTCGACTTCTGCAAGCGGCAGGTCTTCAGGGACGCGCTCGAGAAGGCTGTCGAGCTCATCTCCACGGACAAGTTCGAGTCTGTCGTCGGCCTCATGAAGGAGGCAGTCGGTGTCGGCCTTCCGAGCTCAGTTGGCCACGACTTCTTCGAGGACTTTGAGGCGAGATTCGTCAAGTCTCGGCGCCAGTGCTGCCCAACAGGCATTGCCCGCCTCGATGAGAAGGACATCCTGCAGGGTGGACTCGGTCGCGGCGAGATTGGAGTCATCACTGCGAACACTGGCGTAGGTAAGAGCCACTTCCTGGTTGCCCTTGGTGCCAATGCAATGCGTGTCGGCAAGAATGTCGTGCACTACACGTTCGAGCTCACAGAGACCGCTGTCGGCATTCGATACGACTCCAACCTCTGCGACGTCGCGTCAAATGAGGTGCCTGACAGCAAGGAGCTCATCAAGAAGCGCTACAGCGACCTCGAGCTAGGCCGACTCATCATCAAGGAGTATCCAACAGGATCCGCATCCGTCATGACGATCAGGAACCACCTCGAGAAGCTGATGATGAAGAACTTCATTCCCAGCCTCGTTGTGATCGACTACGCGGACGTCATGAGGTCCACACGGCAGTATGACTCTCTCAGGCACGAGCTCAAGCTTATCTACGAGGAGCTTCGCAACCTGTCGATGGACATGAACATTCCAGTCTGGACAGCCTCACAGGCAAACAGGGCGTCCTCAACAGCAGAGGTTGTCGGCCTCGAGAACATGTCAGAGGCCTACGGCAAGGCCATGGTCGCCGACGTCGTTTTGTCACTTTCTAGAAAGCCTTTGGAGAAGGATAAGGGCACCGGACGGATATTTATTGCAAAGAACCGAGCAGGTAGAGATGGAGTCGTTTTTCCTGTACACATTGACACAGCAAGGTCCAAGATTGACATCCTGGACCCCAATGAGCTCTCACTGAATGAGGCCGTGATGCAGGATGAGTCGACAATGAAGGACTTGCTTAAGCAAAAGTGGAAGGAAGTCAGCAACGCATCTTGATGCTGCGTCGGTGCTTTTGAAGCAGGAGAGTCTATGGAGCCAATACTTCGTCCGAACCCAGAGAGATTTGTCATCTATCCAATCGTTCACTCTGACCTTTGGCAGGAATTTAAACGGCAGGAGGCCTCCTTCTGGACTGCCGAGGAGATCGACCTGACTGAGGATCGACGCGACTGGGAGAGGCTCAAGGAGGATGAGCGGCACTTCATCAAGCACGTGCTAGCATTCTTCGCCGCCTCAGACGGCATCGTCAATGAGAATCTCTGCTATCGATTCGCGAACGAGGTGCAGTACCCTGAGGCCCGGGCCGCATACACATTCCAGGCAGCCATGGAGACCATCCACAGTGAGACTTACTCGCTGCTCATCGACTCCTATGTGACCGATCCCGCTGAGAAGACACACCTCCTGCGCGCAATCGAGACGATTCCCGCTGTCAAGAAGAAGGCTGAGTGGGCCCTCAAGTGGATGAGCAATGACTCACCTTTCGTCCAGCGGCTCCTAGCCTTCGCCTGCGTCGAGGGGATATTCTTCAGCGGCTCATTCTGCGCCATCTTCTGGCTCAAGCACCGCGGATTGGGAATGAAGGGTCTCACGTTCTCCAACGAGCTCATAAGCAGGGACGAGAATGCACACACGGACTTCGCCTTGAAGATCCTCAAGAATCACATCGTCAACAAGCCTGACGTCAAGACTGTCCACAGCATTGTGTCAGATGCTGTCAGCATTGAGAAGGAATTTGTTTGCGACGCGCTTCCTGTTTCTCTCATTGGAATGAACGCGGATGCAATGTCTGCGTATATTGAGTTCGTGGCCGATCGATTGCTCACAGACCTGGGATATCCGAAGCTCTACAACGCCAAGAACCCATTTCCCTGGATGGAGATGCTCGGCCTCGAGGGCAAGACCAACTTTTTTGAGCGTCGGGTGAGCGAGTACGCAAAGGCCGGCGTCAAGAGCGGTACAACACAGTCACTCACATGGGATGGAGACTTCTGATGCGTTCATTTGTAGTCAAGAGCAGCGGCAAGAGAGAAGAGATCAAGTTCGACAAGATCACACAGCGCATCAAGCGCCAGTGCAAGGGCTTAAACGAGGAGTATGTGAGTCCCATCGCTGTCACTCGTGAGGTCGCGGAGTCCGTTGTCGACGGCATCACGACAGGTGAGATCGACGCGCTGATCGCCCAGGAGGCAGCTCGAATGGTGACGATTCACCCAGACTACTCGCTCCTGGCCGCACGCATCCTTGTCACGAGGTGGCAGAAGTCAATCCCTGTCAACTTCTCAGAGAACGTTGGTAGGCTCTACGACAACGTCGATCCTGTCACTGGAAAGCACGCGCCCCTCGTCAGCAAGGAGCTCGTTGAGCTCATGTCCGACAAGAAGCACTCAGAGCTCGTCGACCGCGCGATCGTCCACGAGCGTGACAAGAACTTTGACTACTTTGGCCTGGCAACTCTACAGCACGGGTACCTAAAGTCCATCGACGGTCAGCCGGCTGAGACGCCCCAGTTCATGTGGATGCGTGTGTCACTAGGCATCCACGGCGACGACATCGAGTCCTCCATCAGGTGCTACGAGGGCCTGAGCACAGGCAGGTACATCCACGCTACACCAACCCTGTTCAACGCAGGCACACCTCGCGCCCAGATGGCCAGCTGCTTCCTGCAGAGTCTCGCTGATGACTCCATCGATGGAATATTCAGCACCTATAAGCAGACGGCTCACATCTCCAAGTGGGCAGGCGGCATCGGTCTACATGTCCACAACCTTCGGGCGAAGGGAAGCCTAATCGCTGGAACAGGTGGCCAGTCTGAGGGCATCGTTCCGATGCTCAAGGTCCTCAATGAGATCGCACGATACGTGAACCAGGGCGGCAAGCGCAAGGGCGCTTTCGCGGTCTATCTCGAGCCCTGGCACTCCGACATTGAGGAGTTCCTTGAGATGAAGAAGAACCACGGCAAGGAGGAGCTTCGCGCTCGTGATCTCTTCTACGCACTGTGGGTGCCAGACCTCTTTATGCGCCGCGTGAAGGAGGACGGTGTGTGGTCGCTCATGTGCCCACAGGCCTCACCGGGTCTCGCAGATGTACACGGAGATGACTTCGTCAAGCTCTATGAGAAGTATGAGGAGGCCGGAAAGTTCGTCCGCCAGGTGAAGGCACGAGACCTCTGGATCAAGGTGATCACTGCGCAGATCGAGACAGGAGTGCCGTACATCCTCTACAAGGATGCTGCCAACAATAAGTCAAACCAGAAGAACCTAGGCACAATTAAGTCATCAAATCTCTGCACAGAGATCATCGAGCACAGCACACCTGAGGAGACTGCAGTGTGCAACCTCGCGTCCATTGCACTAAGTCGATTTGTGCACGATGGAAAGTATGACTTTGAGGGCCTCCGACAGACTGCCGCAGAGGTCACCTTTAACCTCAACCGTGTGATCGACCGAAACTACTACCCTGTGCCTGAGACTGAGGTCTCCAACATGAAGCACAGGCCCATCGGCATCGGTGTTCAGGGCCTCGCTGACACGTACGCGATGCTCAAGATGGACTTCACCTCTCCCGAGGCTGTTGAGCTGAACAAGCGGATCTTTGCGACCATATACTACGGGGCACTTGACGCGTCCTGTGAGCTCGCAAAGGAGGAGGGAACTTACTCATCCTACGAGGGTTCGCCGGCGTCGAAGGGGCAGCTGCAGTTCGACATGTGGGGTATTGAGCCACATCCCTCTCTGAACTGGAAGTCCCTGAAGGCGAGGATCGCAAAGCACGGTCTGAGGAATAGCTTGCTCCTCGCGCCCATGCCTACCGCTTCCACGTCCCAGATCCTAGGCAACAACGAGTGTTTCGAGCCTTTCACGTCAAACATCTACGTGAGGAGAGTCCTCTCGGGTGAGTTCGTGATTGTCAACAAGCACCTCGTCAATGACCTTATCGAGGTGGGTCTCTGGGGTGAGGATATGAAGAACGAGATCGTGCGCAATGCAGGATCCATTCAGGAGATCTCCAAGATTCCAGAGGAAATTCGCAGTAGATACAGGACAGTGTGGGAGATGTCGATGAGGCCGATCATCGATCAGGCAGCCGACAGAGGCGCCTATATCTGCCAGTCACAGTCGATGAACCTGTTTATCGCTAGCCCTAACATTGGCGCCGTCAACTCAATGCACTTCTACGCCTGGGAGAAGGGCCTGAAGACTGGCATGTACTACCTGCGCTCCAAGCCCGCGTCAACAGCGAAGGCGATCACCGTCGAGGAGAAGCAGGAGAAGCCAGACACAGAGATGGATGAGGCCGCTCTCGTGTGCTCCCTGGAGAACCCAGAGGCGTGCGAGATGTGCGGATCCTGACAAAACGGAGGAAAGATGAAGTGGACAACAAAGGTATCGCCGCTGATCAAGGAAATTGAGCTCAGGAAGAGCCCAGTCATCATTCGAGTCAACAAGTTCGATGAGGAGTCTGCCCTCAAGTTCGATCAAGAGGTGGCACAGGCCCACAATACCGGTCAGAAGGTGATTCCTGTGGTCATTGATTCATACGGAGGGCAGGTGTACTCCCTCATGTCGATGATCTCAGCCATCAAGCACGCTGAGCTTCCTGTGGCCACGATCGTCGAGGGTAAGGCGATGAGCTGCGGAGCTGTCCTGCTCACCTTCGGCGCAGACGGCATGAGGTTCGCTGATCCTAATTCCACGATAATGGTGCACGATGTCTCCTCCATGGAGCTCGGCAAGGTCGAGGAAGTGAAGGCAGGCGCAGCAGAGGCCGATCGACTGAATGAGAAGATCTACACCATGATGGCCAGGAACTGCGGTAAGCCAGACGATTACTTCCTCAAGATCGTCGATGGTAAGAAGCACGCTGACTGGTTCTTCGACGCCGAGGAGGCCCTCAAGCATGGGTTCGTCAATCACCTGAGGGTGCCAAAGCTGAACGTCGAGGTCGCTGTCACAATCGATTTCGAGTGAGTCACATGGGTCCTAATCCTCCGCAGGCTGCGTGTTATACTTAGACCCAGAGATTTGACCCACCGTGAACTGTGACAGCGTATAGAGTAGTAGAGTCTTCAGGATCTAACGGCACTATTCAGTTTGCCGCTGATGGAGATTTCAGCTCCAGTGGCAATTTTGTATTCGTCACAGGCTCTGAGCGTGTAGGCATTGGCACTCCTGCACCTCTCGCAAAACTGCACGTCTCAGGAGGCACCCTCTTCGGTGCCTCAGAGACAGACCTACACCAGTTCACAGGCAGCGCGCAGTTCTACTCAGGACTATCCGGATCCCTCACGAGACTGCCCGATGGCCGCTCCTACCTCGTCGCCGGCGCGAATGTAACGATCACGTCCGAGTCCAACGGACAGGTGACAATATCGTCGACGGGAGGCGGCGGTGGGAGCGGAGACAGCTACTGGACCTCGACCCAGCCCGGCAAGATCTTCACAACGGGCTCAGCTGAGGCGCAGGGCGGTCTCACGGGCTCTCTGCAGGAGGTCTCTGCCGGCGTCCCATATCTTGTTGCCGGTGCGAATGTCTCAATAAGCACTGGGACAAACGGGCAGATAACGATATCTTCTACAGGCGGTACACCTCCGGGGTGCGGAGTGTACTGGGAGTCTGTTGTCTCTGGCACAGTGCAGACAACTGGGTCTGTTGCCGTCGGCACGCAGGGAGATCCCTCACAGCTTTGGATCAATGACATCAACATCACACCAATTGCAAGCGGTGTGATAGTTCCAGGATCCACGCTCACAGACACAGTCCTACTAAATCTCTCGGGGGCGCTGTCTGGCAATCAGTACGGCAGCTTCAACATCGATGTGATTGGCACCACAAAAGGCATCACGTCCATAAGCAGTCTAGCCACTGCGAAGTGGAACCTCTCGGTGTCCATGCTGCAGTCAAGCGGCTCATTCCAGGTGGTGGGCGTAACCGAGGTTGACGCGCAGCGGTTCAAGGGACCCACATCTATAGACGCACCGGCGCTCTGGGACGTTAACTTCAACGCCTCAGGGTCTCTCTATGTCAACACTGCGGGCACACCCACGGACACATCCTGGGGTGCGATCGTCACGAACCAGACGATCATCGATGTTGAGTCAGGCCTCCTCTTCAGCGGCAAGACTCTCGTGTCCGGATCACTATCGTCTGCGTGCAGCTGCTGCCACGATCCCTACTGGATCTCGAACAGCCCAGACGTCATATTCACAACAGGCTCCGTCGTCATCGGCGCAGGAAGCACGGGCGACCTAATCGTCAACGGAATCAATCTCACACCGATCAGCGGATCCGCTGTCGTCCCAGGTGGAACCTCGACAAGCTACAACATCCTCAGCCTCTCTGGCACAATGAGCAACAATCAGTTTGCCACATTCAACATCGATGTGATCGGCAGCACAAAGGGCGTCACAAACATCTCGAACGTCTCCACCGCCAAGCGGCTTCTCACTGTCTCCATGGTGAAGTCCGGAGGGCAGTTCGCTGTCGTGGGCATCACAGAGCTCGATGCACAGAACTACACCGGACCCACGTCTTCCGACAACGCGTCCCTCTGGGACATTAACGTCGACGTCTCAGGCACCCTTTACGTCAATACAAACACCACACCGACTGATACGGCATGGGGTGTTATCGTCACGAAACAGTCAGTGATGGATGTAAACTCAGGTGTACTAATTGGGTAAAAAATGTTTGTGATCGAGGTGACCTAAAGCTTATTTCATTCTTCCATCGTGATATTTAGTGTTGGACTCGAACGAAGACTTGTAGACGCTTTAACGGGAGAACACTAAGATGGCGATTTTGAAGAGATATACGCAGCTGAACAGGTCAGGATCTAATCACAGCATCCTTGACGCTGAGACCGGTTATATCACCGGATCTTTCGAGGTAGACGGAATTACGCGCCTCGACGGCGCAGTAACAGCCTCTGTAGGACTCGAGCTCACAGGCTCGTCGACGTTCGCAGCGGGCAGCACATTCACCTTCAACGGCAACGGCGTGTTCACGTCCGGCCTCTCTGGATCACTTCAGAGGACATCGAACGGCGATGCTTATTTGGTCGCCGGCCCGAATGTAACAATTACAACGAATTCGCTGGGTCAGGTCGAGATAAGCGGCTCTGATCCGAACACACTAATTCCAACATTCTGGTTCTCGACTCAGAACCTCGCAGTGTACACCACAGGATCTGTGCTCCTCCGCGGTCCTGCAGGCACAGCAGACTCCCCTGCTGACCTAGGCACTGACCTCTTCTTCTTCTCATCCGGATCGATAGGAAGCAAAGACACTGCAGTCACTGGAACAGCTGCATTCGGTGGTGATCTCGTCGTCTCCGGCGGCCTATACGTTGAGACAGGGCTTCAGGTGACAGGTGCAGCTTCCTTTGCGGGAAGCGTTACACTCGGTGACTCTGCTGCTGACCTGATCGCAGTGTCTGGTTCGATGGACTTCCTCAATCCAGCCACATTCCAGGCCGGCCTCTCCGGCTCTCTCACACACCTCGAGGACGGCACCTCCTACCTGATCGCAGGACCAGGCATCACTATCGTGACTGGAACGAACGGTGCGGTCACAATCTCCTCCACGGGCGAGATTGAGACACCCCCTGAGCTATACTACGACGGTGTCGACACGGCGGCCACAAGCGGCTCGCTGGCAGTCACAGGATCGATCACACTGGCAACAGCAGGCACAGGACGCGGTCTCCTGGTGTTCGGTGGTCTAGACATCGGACCAATCACAGGCTCGATGCAGACCATTGGCGCAGGACCTGGAATAATGAGCGGAAGCCTCCTCTCAGCGTCACTAGGTGTCTGGGATGGAACTAACGCAGCAGCACTCCGCCACGAGTTCCACGTCGTTGGAATTAGCACAGACGCCTCGGCGATGTTCGCAGGCTCCTACCTGGTCTCATCTTTCGTGAACGCAGCTGGAGCTCAGACCGCGACAGGCGCAACTGAAACCTCACGCGAGGTGACAGGCGTGGCCAGTGCATGGGACGTCAACATCAACTCCAACGTGGACATCACAGTGACAGGCTCCGCAGGCCTCACGGTGAACTGGTACGCCCAGCGCACGAAGGAGATGTCGATCAGCGCTGACGGTAACAGGACCTGATAGCTAATTCCTTAGCTTGAGTGAGGCGCCGGTCGAGAGGCCGGCGCTTTACTTTTTACCTGTCCCGACACAGCGTGATAATTACACGTGTAGGAGTGTGAATGGCATTGAATGAGAAGAAGCCCCTTTTCGTGAGGATTGCGGGCGAGCGGCAGCCAAACCTGTTGCCTGTCACTGCATCGGCAGTAGGGTTCGATTTCAATCGCGATCGCTTCGTGTTCTATCACACGGCATCAGACGATTGGGCCGACATCTCACCTGATGGAGTCGACTTCGTTGGTAGCATATACGCAGACAATTTCTTCTCCGCAGGAGTTGTGACCGCATCGCTGGGTCTCTCAGGCTCGCTCACACAGCTGGCTGACGGCACCTCATACCTGATCGCAGGAACGAACATAACGATCACCTCTGAGTCCAACGGCGCTGTCACAATTTCATCAACAGGAGGTGGGAGTGGCACTCCAGGAGGCCTAAACACCTACGTCCAGTTTAATGATGGTGGCACATTCGGCGGTGATGCAGGACTAACTTACGATAAGAATGCTGACACTCTGCGAGGAACAGTAATAACTGCCTCTCTAGGATTTAGCGGCTCTCTCACCCGCTTGTCCGATGGCACATCATACCTGATCGCTGGAAACAACATCAACATCACATCACAGTCGAACGGTCCTGTCACGGTGACCGGCATACACGACTCTCTGAGGGATCTAATCCACTTCATCGATCAGGGTCCTGCGTGTGGATTTGGCGTAGGAGCCTACAAGGAACAAGGTCCCGCAGGCGCATTCCCCACGCAGTCTGTGTGGTATACTGATATCACGAAGGTGAATAAGATTGTTGAGCTAATCATGACGTGGTCAGGAGCCGTGCCATCATCCCAGACATGGAGATCATACGCAGCAGACGGTGTCACCGTGAACTGCACTGTGACTGACTCCTACACTTACGCCAACAGCATATTCGAGACATCTAGGAACAGAACTATTACATGAGCATTCAGCTAGTAAAGAATGTGAACTTTGGCCGCTCGAAGAGGGGCCTGGCCACCGTGGGGTACACGCTGATCAACTCTGCCGGCGGTGTGGCGCAGGTCCGGACCACTGCGGGTGTGTACGAGGTGGGAACCCTAACAGGCATCTACGCTGCGCTGATCACATTCGCGACGGGATTCAAGGGAAGCATCCTCTGGGATACAGGTGAGGTTGTTCCTGTGCACGCCACAGAGGACTACAGCCCGATCGATGAGCAGACGCAGTTCAACTACGACATCTCAGGCGGCCGATGGAAGATCGTGGGCAACCAGATGATCTTCTACCAGGAAGACAACGTTACCGAGATCAGACGCTTCAACCTGTTCGACGACCTGGGCAGCCCATCGATGGACTCCGTCTTTGAGCGTGTCAAGGTCTGATGCCGCCCGTCAATAAGCTCGTCACCCGTGGAATGGGACCCTCACGGGGTGTGCCAGGCCGCGCAGGAATGGTGACGCAGGGATACGGTGGAATATTCAGGGCAGTTGTTGAAGCGGTCTCTGCGGTCATCCAGGGTGGCTCCAAGGCCTTGCGGCGCCTGCCCGAGATCCTCTGGACAGTCTACGCGCGGCTTGCTGCTGTCAACGATCGGGAGCTGCTCGAGGATGTGTCAGGCGTCGACAAGAAGGTGGTCGATCCGAACCTCGAAGAGCCTGAGATTAAGGCAGATCTTGGATCCGCAAAGATAAGTAAACGTGATACAGGCATAGTTATTAGGGCCGAGAGAGTGCGCTCGGGCAAGAAGGAAGGCGACTAAAGTGAGCGATTTCGACATTTTTCTAGACACAGACAATGAGCTGGCCTTCACAGTCGCGATCGAAGGCGCCAATGAGGCAGCAGTGAGAAGCCAGTTTATCCTTGAGGGGCCACGTGGAATCAGCCTGTGCTTCGAGGGCCGGGCATCTGGCGCTGAGATCACAGTTGGAGTTCCGACGCTCAAGGGAATCATACGAGAGGGCCTGTACAACACGCGGCTAGAAGTGATCGTTGACGACCGCGTCTTTACACCGCTCCAGATGCAGGCAAACGTGAAGCCGGCGATCAAGGTCGAGGCTGTTGTTAGGACTGCAGCAAAGGTGGGAGGACCGGTCGTCACAGCTGCTGTTGTCAATAGGACGAAGCCGCTTGTTGAGACCGCCGTCGAGAAGCCAGCAGCTCCTCCGCCGGCTCCAATACCAAGAGCAGCCACTGTGCCAGTGACGCAGGTAAAGCCGCCTGTCGCACCTGTTCGACCAGTTGCGAAAGACCCTCCGATGAGACCCACATCTGAACTTGACAGCTTATTGGATAGTTTAGAGAGTGAATGACACTTTACTCGGCTAGGATCCTGCCTATATTAAGACACGAGAATAAATGATCAAGTCGCCCGCATCGATACTGTTCGACATCAACGGCATTGCGACAGCAGTGTCCGCCTCGGACCAGCCAACGTCAGGCGCCCTGGGGCATGTGATGGCAGGCTTCGACGAGACGAAGTCGGTCAGGTACGCCTCATTCATCGGTGATGCCCTCAAGGTCGATGGCCTCGTGAATATCGCCTCGAGCGATTCGTTCTCGAGCGCAATCGTGGGCAGCAGGTACAACCAGCTGGAGATCGCCTACGATTCCACCGATCCTGACAGCATCGATAAGATAACTGTCACGAAATCGAACGGCGGCGATGCCATCAACTCAGGTGGCCAGGCTGTTTTCAGTACCTCAGTGGCCACGAACGGCGGGATCAAGGCAGTAACTGATGCCACCGTATCCTACCGCCCGCACGCTGAGGTGTACGCTGCCTTCACCTGCATATTCACGGCAGGGGTTGCTGATAGCTACCAGCGGATCGGCATCTACGATAGCAACAACGGATTCTTCATCGGATACGAGGGCACCTCGTTCGGAGTAACGATCCGCAAGGCAGGCTCCGATACAACCACCGCCCGCGCCTCCTTCAACCTGGATACTCTCACCGGCGCCTCGGACTCGAAGTACACCCGCGCTGGAGTTCCTGAAACCCTGGATCCCACGAAGGATAACCTCTACCGGATCAGGTACGGGTGGCTGGGCGCAGCACCGATCGTATTCGAGGTGCTATCACCGGATGGCGGCTGGGTGCCATTCCACATCATCAGGCACCCGAACACCAACGCTGCAACCACGATCAACGATCCTGACCTCCCGATCACCCTGGATGCGCAGAAAACTGCAGGCGCCACCAACATCACAATGTCGACCGCCTGCTGGGCTGCTGGCACCACGAGCGATCTTGACCGAGTAACTGCCACGATATCTGATGATACTCTGGCGAAGCTGACCAGATCTGTTATAGCCGGCCAAACAACCGGCGGCGGTGGCGGATACGTGAACGTGAAGGTTACGCCGAGCGGTGCCCTCACGGTAGAGATCGATGATGGCGGCGGCAGCATCACCGTGGATGGCGTGATCACTGGATCAGGTGATGTTGGCATCCTCAGGCAGGCGGCCACCCGCGATCTCTTCATCACCGGCTCAGTGGGTATCACGGAGGCACACGGGGTATTCAGCGGCACCCTCCCATCCACCGGAATGCCGGCAGGGTTCTCCGATGGCACCCTCATGCAGGCTGCACGGGTGTACGATCTGAACACCTCCACGGGATCGGCGAACGAGGAGCACGTGCTCGGTGTGAGCCTGCGCTCGAGCAGCGTTTCAGGATCCCAGGAGCTGGGCACGATCTCGAACCCGCTCATCACCTCACCCGGCCCATACGGGAAAACGGTTTTCGGTGAGGAGAGGGTTGCCCTCCCATTCGCCCTCGCTGATCTTATCAACAAGTACGAGATCACTCCCACCGAGTACTCCACGCTAACGAGCTCGGTTGGCACTCCCACGATCCTGCACGTTCCGGATGAATCTGCCATCCGGCTAACTGTGGATGGCACATCCGGGAGCTTCGGCAGGCTCCGCACGAACACCTTCTACCGGTACCAATCCGGCAAGGGGCAGAACATCAAGATGACCCTGTACCACGGTGATACAGGCGAATCTGATCAGGTGAGGCGGTGGGGCTACTTCGATGAGGGTGATGGCCTCTTCTTCCAGCTATCGGGCTCGAACCTGGGCGTAGTGGAGAGGAAATCCACCACTGGATCCCCCACCGAGCTGTTCTACTCCCAATCTGCCTGGAACGTGGATCCCCTAGATGGCACCGGCCCGAGCGGGATCACCCTCGATATCACGAAGAGCCAGATATACGAGATCAGGTTCCAGTGGCTGGGCGTAGGATTCGTTGATTATTACATCAACGGATATCGGATCCACAATATCCAGCACGCGAACCTCGTTTCCGGCCCCTACATGAAAACAGGCCAGCTTCCACTATCCTGGGAGGTGGAGAACAACCTCTCATCATCAGCAGGGAGCATGACAACAGTGTGCTCATCCGTTCTTTCTGAGAACGGAGAGCCACCCCCAGAGTTCAGCTTCGCCGCCTTCAACTCCACCCCTGTGAGCGTAACCACAACCGAGGTTCCGGTCCTGAGCATCCGCCCGAAGGCAACCTACAATGGGATAACGAACAGGATCATCACCCTCCCGAAGAAATCCGTGGTTTCCACTGAGGGCTCGCGCATATCCTACCGGATCCTGTACAATGCAACCCTCACCGGCGCCTCATGGGCATCCGTGGCATCCACATCCGGAACCGAGTTCGATGTATCTGCCTCTGCATTCACGGGCGGCGAAACACTGTTCTACGGGTTCCTTCCCAACAGCAATGATGCCGAGGGCGCTGAGCTGGAGAAGTACTTCAGCATCCTGGCCAGGAAGCTGCGCCAGAACGCATTCGCCACAGGTGTTGATACCCTCACGATCGTGGCGAGGAACGAGGCTGCAGGTTCAACCTCAGTGCGCGCAGCACTGGTATTCACAGAGGTGCGGTGATGGCCACATTCGATACAGATAGGATAACCACAACCCGCCTCGATTCCTGGGCCGAGATCAGGAAGTACCTCGATGGCACGATCGCCTCACTCGCCTTCCAGTTCGATGATCGCGGGGATTTCTACACGATCATCACCGAGCCGTACGCAGGGATCACCCTGCAGTACTCGATCAAGAAGGATGATGGGCCCGAGCAGAGCGATTTCGAGAACAACTACAAGGATCTGGCACCCCGCCGAACTGGAACCTTCGATGGGAACAGTAATGCAACTCTGGTTACCAGCAATGGGCAGAGCGTGCAGATCGTTAACTCGCTCCGCCTCGAGCAGCTCCTATCCCAGGTGCTGCAGGAGCTGAAGAGGATGAATTCTCAGCTGCAGATAATTACAGATGAGGAAAACGATCTACTATAGAGCACTGGAGATGAACCGATGAACTACATTCAGGATGGAACCGGCAAGGGCTATCTCGCCGAGGTAACAGAGCACAATCAGCTTTCGATCGCAGGAATCGCAGATACGAGCTATGATGCTGCCTCCCAAACGGGGGAGAGCTTCAACGTGAACACGGAGTTCGTTTCGATCACAGTTGGCACAGAAACCCCCCTGTTCTACTTCAAGAACAATGAATCGAATCCAGCAGTGATCGTGGGTTGGTTCATCGGAATTGGGCTAGCCGGCGGCGCTGCCACCGAGAACGCGATCCTTCGAACGTATGCGAATCCCACTTCAGTTTCCGGTGGAGTTAGCCTAACAACCGTGAACAGAACGATCGGATCAGGCAGAACCTTCTCCTTCGATGCGAAGAAGCAGGATAGCGGAACTCCACTCACCGGCACACTGCCATCAACTCCGGTCCTGTACCAAACGCAAACGGCATCATCCCGCGTGTTCGGAAACGTGTACCTCACCGTTCCAAAGGGCAACTCGCTGATCGTTACGTGCCAGCTGAACGGTGCACAAACAGCGAACATTTACACAGGCTTCACCGGCTTCGTGGCAGGATGAGGAGAAGGAGCACACCATGGCAAGAATAGAGGATGGCAGGGGCAAGGGATTCCAGGTAGCTGTTGATTCCACCAACCGGTTGGAGGTTCACGCTGCCACTGTTGATGAGGAGAGAGTTGCAACCATCGATGGTGAGGCATGGCAGTTTGGCAGTGCCACGGTTGCCTTCACGGCAGCAACAGCATCCGCGATCCTGTTCGTGAAGAACACCGATACAAGAGATATGGTTATCGATCGCCTCCGCCTGCACCTAGGCACGGTCACGGGAGGCACCGGAGATTGGACACTGGGAATCGTTAGGAATCCCACCGCGGGAACCCTAGTTTCTGCCGGCACTGTGATCACGCCCACGAACATCAACCACGGATCATCGAAGGAGCCAACCGGCACGTTCCTCCGCGGAGTGCAGGGCTCAACCCTCACTGATGGCACCACCTCATCATTCCCGATCAAGTCATCGGGAGATGGAATCATCATCTTCCCGTTCGGCAGGATCCTGCCAACAGGTGCCTCGATCGGGATCAGCGTGACCCCACCAACAGGCACCACCGCAGCGAACGCGGTGGCAGTTCTGAGGGGCTACTACCCAGCTGCAGATGTGTGAGGGCGTGAGGGCAGATGATTAAGAACCTCATAGTAGATGGAGAGGGCTCCGGGAGGATCGCCGCTGTAACCCCCCAGAATGCCCTCAAGGTCCTGCCCCTGCCCACCACATCCCGCGGATTCACGGCGCGCGAGCTCGCCAGCCTGCGCATATACCGAGAGTTCCTCAGCAACACAGCCGGCTCCACCGAGATGGCAGTGGATGGCTCGGTCACGAACGTGGAGTTCAGAATTGTTGCTGCCAGCACCCAAACGAAGTGGATCAAGCAGCTCAGGTTCACCCTCGAGGATGCGAACATGGAGCTCACCACATCAGATTTCCGTAGGTTCGGAGCAGCAACTGCAACGAACACGCCCCTCACCAATGGGATCCAGATCGAGGCAGTGCAGGGAGGAATACTCACCAATATTGCTGCCGAGCCGATCACCGTTCTCGGAGACTTCCTCAACTACGCGGATGCCTACCTCAACTTCTCGAACGCGATCTCCACGAACGAGGATTTCGTGCTCTTCGACTTCGACTTCATGACTCCAGTTGTGCTCGTGCCAGGAAGCAACGATTACATAGCAGTTCGCATAAGGGACAACCTCACCGCAGTGAACACGTTCAGGTGCCTCGGAAGGGGGATCGCGGAGATTCTATGATAACAGGAACGATCGTAAGCGGCCCCAGGGCAGCAGATGGCTCACAGGTGGTCACCACCACACCCTACGCGTACTCCAACGAGAGGACGAAGTTCTCCGGGCACTTCTACACCTGCCCACCTGGAACATCACAGCACTCAACAGCCACACCGGGAGTGATCCGGCTCCAGGGAGGAACCTACTGGGCCCGGGGCGCCACAGCGGGAGACAGGGTTACATTCGAGGTGGTGGATGCCGACAATGTCCTGGGCGGAGGGGCGGGAGCTGTTGTCAGCCAGTACGTGAGCGAGCTTCCTGTTGCCCCCTGGGACCACCACATCGAGGTGTCATCGCCGAACGCCGGCACGGTTCCCGCTGGCCTCTACCTGCGGATCACGTACGTGAACACCGGCGCGAGTGACGTCCAGTTCGGTGTGACTTATCGCTGGTATCAGCAGTGAGGCCTGCTTGAACATTCACTGCCCCGCGTCTATACATGGGGCATGGACCAACCCAGCAGTTGGACTCCGCCTCGCTCACCGCACGGCCTCCTCCAGGAGGACCTGTGGCCCAATGAGTGGCGGATCCTCGTTGCATGCCTCATGCTCAACCTCACCACCCGCAAGCAGGTCGACGGTGTGATCCACGAGTTCTTTCGGCGGTGGCCCGATCCGGGATCCCTGGCGGCCGCAGATTTGAACGAGCTCGAGGGGCTGATCAAACCCCTAGGGATGTGGCGAAAGCGGTCACAGACGCTGCTCAGATTCAACCGGGAGTATATGGCAGGAGGCTGGTCGACCGCCCGGGACCTCCACGGCTGCGGAAAGTACGCCGATGACTGCTGGCGGATATTCTGCCGCGGTGACTGGCGCGCCGTGCAGCCCCAGGACCACATGCTCAACAAGTACCACGATCACCTCGCCAGGACCCTTGGCGAGACCAATAACAACGCAACAATGGAGTAGACGAATGATTGCATTTCTCAAGTGGCTCAACAAGTACGAGATGCCTGTTCACTTTCTTGTGATGATCTCTGTTTTCTATGGCATCTCTCTAGGCATCACAGCTGCAACAGCTCCCTCAGCCGTGGAGGCGCTCGTTGTCTCCTTCACTGCAGGAATGCTGCTTGTCGTGATCGGCGCTCTGTCGTTTAAGGTCGCGACCCTTTTCACCGACGCGATCAAGAATGCCGTCGCCCGAGCCACGCTGGAGCAGATGAGGGAGAGCCTTCCTCCGGCGGAGCTGCTCACAAAGGAGAAGATTGTGGACTACACAAGCAGCAATGTGATGATTGTCAAGAACGTGCCCGACGAGCTGAAGGAGGCTGTGGCAAACCTCAACGCGGCAGCCTCTGCTGATGCAACCGAGGTCGCACCGATCCCGCCCGTTGAGAAGAAGAAGCGCGCGCCCCGTTCCAAGTCCATCAAGAAGGAGGGCTGAGGTGCCCGAAGGCAGCGAAGTCAAGCTGTTCGGAGAGTCCCTCGCGAAGGTTGTGTCTGGAAAGGACATTACTTCTGTTGATGTGATCTCCGGGCGGTACGCGAAGAGCGATGTTGAGGGTCTGGACCTGCTTAAGGCTCGACTTCCGACGAAGGTGGTGGGAATTGGAGTGCACGGCAAGTTCCTGTACTGGATTGTCACCAACGACGTCTTCATCTACAACACGCTGGGCATGACTGGCAGCTGGTCGACCCAGGAGACGAAGCACTCGCGCGTGGTGTTCCAGCTGAGTGACGGCGTGAGCGTCTACTTCAACGATCAGAGGAACTTTGGCACGCTCAAGATGGTTCCAGGACGAGACGAGCTCGTGAAGAAGCTGAAGTCGCTGGGCCCTGATATGCTCTCTGAGGCCGTTTCGGACGCGAGGTTCACAGAGAGCCTCATGAAGCGCCCAGAGTGGACGCTGGCAGAGGCAGTGATGGACCAGAGCCTGATCTCCGGCGTGGGCAACTACGTCAAGGCGGAGTCCCTCTACAGAGCACAGCTCTCTCCGCACAGGCAGGTGCAGTCGCTCTCGCCCACTGACATGTCCCGACTGCGCCAGAGCATTCAGCTCGTCCTCAACGAGGCGTACAGGAGGGGAGGTGCCTCGATTCAGACCTACCGTGACTTCGAGGGCAATGAGGGCGAATACACCCAGAGGTTCCTCGTCTATAATAGGGACCAAGATCCAAACGGCAATAGTGTCGTGCGTGAGAAGACAGCAGACGGCAGGACCACGCACTGGGTTCCTGCAGTTCAAAAGTGAGGCAATATGGAAAACGAGACCACATACACATTCTCCCCCGAGCTGCTCGCCACTGTGGCACAGCTCCTTCAGCTGGCGATCCTCACAGGCACTGACCTGTATGATCACCTCCAGACCCTACAGATGGTTGTCCAGGACGGAAAGCTGCACGTGAGCGCGGAGTTCAAGCAGAAGCTGGCCGAAGAGATCACTCGTCTCACGTCCCAGGCTGAGTCCTTGGCAACGCAGCAGCTCTCCTTTGGCTTCAAGCTCGACCAGAGCGGCAACTGAGGCGACAAATGGAGTCGGATGATAAGCTTCGACACATGTTTGAGCTGCGTGAGCAGTTCATGCGTGCACTAAAGTCTCAGAAGTCGAGCATCTACCCAAAGTGGCCTGTCGACCTCGCCGACAAGAAGTCACAGCAGGCCATTCGGGACACCGCGCTGAAGGGCGTCGAGGAGGTGTTCGAGGCGATGCAGCACTGCAAGAACTGGAAGCCCCACCGGGTGACCGAGGATCGATCATTCGATCGTGAGAAGTTCCTCGAGGAGATGGTGGACGCCTTCAACTACTTCTTCTCCGTGCTCGTTCTCACTGGAGTGACCGCAGATGAGCTCCACGAGGCCTACGTCGAGAAGGATAGGATCATCCACGAGCGCCTGAAGTCGGGGTACTGATGTCGTTCGAGACAATCTCAGGTGCCCTCACGCGCCAGAGGGCCTACTCTGACAAATTCTTCGAGCCCGGAGGCCTCTCTGTCAAGGAGAAGGAGGAGATCACAAAGACCTTCGCCCTCTCCTTGCACACCGAGGTCTCCGAGATCGCATCCGCGGTCAATTTTAAGGACCACCGGCGCGTCCAGGAGCCTGTCGACCACAATAAACTGCTGTACAAGTCTGTGGACGCCTTCAGGTACGTGCTCGCCCTGCTCAACCTGTGGGAAATTGACTCCCAGACCTTCATTCAGGCCTGCGAGGACAAGGACCTGTACCTCAACCGACGCCACCTTGAGTCGGAGAGGACCCGCGGCGACCGTCCTGTTGTCATTTTTGACGCCGACGACGTGATCGCTGAGTTCCGGGCAGCATTTTTCGAGTGGCTGGACCAAAAGTGGGGCATTAAGGCTGACATTAACGACAAGCAGTACTACAGCGCAGCTGAGATGCAGAAGGGCGGAGTCGACTCTGAGACCGCGTTCAGCACTTTCATCGCAGACGGGGGCTTTAGGACGCTCGGAGTCAATGGCCACGCCTTCGAGGCGATGCGAATGTGTCAGGAGGCGGGATTTTGGGTCCAGATTCTCACCGCGAGGCCCTCTGGGAACCTGAAGTGCTTCTACGACACTCACCGATGGCTCCACGAGGCCAAAATTCCCTACGACAGCGTCGCTTTCTCACCAGAGAAGTACTTGTGGCTCGTCGGACAGGACTTTTACTCAAAAAAGCAGCTCGTCTGCGTCGTGGATGACTCCTCCAAGCACGCGTCTGAGTTCGCCAAGCACGGAGTGCCCGTAATTGTGCCCGTTAAGTCCTACAATGAGGACACGCAGGGCATTAAGGGCATCACTCGAGTGGACTTCTCACACGTCGGTGGCCGCGGGCTGTTCGACCTGATCAGAAGTCACGCCTGAGTCCCGTTTCACTGTACATTGTCGCCTAGATTGTTAGATTTGACTGCCTCTCACGAAGGAAGGAATGTAGAATGCCGCTGAATAAGGATTTGGAGCCCATTGAGCTTCCGATGGAGCTCAAGTTTGGTAGACCTGTCAAGACTGAGTACCTCAATGCCCTCGACGCGCTCAAGGTCGAGCTCGTGGACCACCCCACACGTCAACAGGCGTGGAATGTCGCGTGGCACTACGTCAAGGCGACGTGGGCCGATCGCCCGGACATCGATCCGTCTCGTGCGACAGAGCACGAGCTCTCCAAGAACCTCGAGGACGTGTTCGGCGGCAGGACCCTGCCCGCTCCGATGGAGTGCCTAGGCTTCACGTTCCGCCTCAGTGGCCTCTCCTTCCAGGATGTGACCCACATCATTCGCCACCGAGCTGGAACGTTCGCCGCGCAGTGCACAGGTGATCGCGACCTCCGCGACGATGCAGCAGTCATTCCTGAGCCCGTCCAGAACTCCCCCGAGTTCCTCGAGCGCTGGAAGCAGATCGTGGACGACGCGAAGGAGCTCTACGCCGACATGACCGACTCCAAGGTCGTCTCGATGATGGACGCTCGCCTCATCCTGCCGAAGTGCATGACCTCGTTCTACTACATGCGCCTGCCCCTCAAGGACCTCGTCGGGTTCATCTATCAGCGTAAAGATGTTGCAATCCAAACCGCCAGTGACAATATTCTTGCCGTTAAAATGGCTGTTGAAGTTGCAAAGGTCATTCCTGAGTTCACTTCTATGATTGATTTTGATAAGCCTGACATGCATTTTGTAAAGACATTTAGAGTCAAGGACGGTGATAAGTGGGTTTCTAGAGGAACAAACTTGTATTGGCCTGCACAGAAGAACGATATTTTCGAATATCACCCGAATGACACGATTTATCAGTCGACCAGAGAAGATCTCAATGGCACTGATGGTGTGGGTCCACAGAAGAAGTTCACAGAGCATTGGAACGCAGGCCTCGCTGAGTTCAATCAGATCAAGTCTGATTATAATGCCTGGCGTTCTCAAAAGTGATTAGTACTTTCTAGTACTAGAAGCATAGTTATCCTCATGAAGCAAGAAAAGATCTCAATTGATATGGACACACATCGTCTTCTCAAAGTCTACTGTGCTGAGAGAGATTTAAAGATGGGTGCCTTTGTCGCGAGACTGATTCGAGAGAGGATTAGCGATGAACGAGAAAATTTGCGCCCAGTGCAAGACAAGATTTTTGCCAAAGAATCGATTAAGTAATAAGTCTGGTTTCTTCTTCTGTTCAAAAGAGTGCATTTATCTTGCACAAAAGAAGAACGGTGTCACGTATGAGCTTCGTCGAAAGAGATCGTTAGAAAAGTACGGTAAAGACTTTCCAATCTCTTGTGATGAGATCAAAGAAAAGCGCAAGAAGAATAATATTGAAAAGTATGGTGTTGCTAATACGTTTGAGCTTGATGCTGTTAAAGAGAAGACAAAGAAGACCACACGTGAGCGATATGGTGTCGATGTCTACTCACAAACCATAGAATTCAAGTCTAAAATTGAGGAAACAAATCTAAAGAGATTTGGGTACAAGTCTCCAATAGAAAATCCTGATATTCTCGCACAGCGCCGTCAAACAATGACAGACCGATATGGTGGACCATCAACTTTAGAGTCGCCTATTCTACGTGAAAAAATGGAAGCGACTTGTCGTGATTTGTTTGGAACATCGAATATAGTCATGTCACCGCAGTTTATTTCATCATCTATGGATAAGAAATTGCTAAAGACACACGGCAAGACATGGCAGCAGTACATAGATGATCTACCAGCTCTTCAGGATTATCGTCGTAAAGTTGAACACATTACACGGCAGCAAGCAGTTGAAACTTTGCCCTACTATGATAAATGGGGTGAATATCATCTTGATCACAAATTTTCTATTGCTGAAGGATTTAGGCAAGGGTTATCACCAGAAATCATTGGAAATATTGCAAATTTGGAATTTATTCCTGCCCACGAAAATATGAGTAAGCAGGATGATTGTTCAATTGACAAGCATAGTCTACTATTAGAAATTGAGAGGATGAAAGGTCATAACAATGAGTGAAAATAAGTTTGGACGTACTTTGAAGATGTATCTTGCCGCAGGCTGGTTCAATCCCGTTCAGGATGCTGAACTCACTAGACTTGAACAGATCATGGAGGCACGTAAGGACTGGATTGAGATGGCGTCTCCTCGTCGTATCTTCATCTGTCCGCCAAATGCTTCGCGCGAGGTTCAAGATGCGACATATCAGGGCAATCTGAAGCACATTCGAGAAGCAGATTTTCTTGTAGTCAATACGCGCGACAAGGATCTAGGGACTATTATGGAGTGTGGATATGCCACTGCTTTCGACAAGCACATCATCTACTTCTGTGCTGGACTTCCTGCCGGCGCAAAGTTCAACCTGATGTTGAGCAGGTCAGGTGCGCGTGTGTGCACGACCTTCGAGCAGCTTGAGGACTACCTGGATCGCTGCAAGGCGGCAGGCGAGATGCTGTACGAGCCCTACGACAAGGAAATTGAGTGAGAAGGCTCCTGCTCGAGGATGTCCTCCTGATTGCTGCTCTCCAATCCTCTAGACCGAGTGACTGGCGGCACGCACTTCAGGAGGTGCCTCGGGAGGATGCCCTTTTGATTGCCAGGAAGAATGTCCTGGACTGGGTACCAAGCAAGGAGGAGGCGTCGTGAGAGTTCTAGTGACAGGCCACGCGGGTTTCATCGCCCGAAATCTGGTTGGAGCGTTCGGTCGACTGGGCCACACTGTGGTCGACGTCGCCTCCCGGACACTTGTTCGAAATAACAAGGGTGAGCCCTGCGTCCACAGGAACAGCGAGTTCGCCTGGTGGTCGTACCTCGTCGACGAGCGGATCGACCTGGTGGTGCACAACGCTGCTGTGGTTGGCACCGATGTCGTTGCGCTCAGTCCTGAGGAGTCCACGCTGAGCAACGTGATGGGCACACACACTATTTGCCGTGCAGCGCGCAAGGCAAAGATCCCAGTGTGCTACATGGGCACGTCAGTCATCTACAACACGCCCAAGTATCAGCGTGAGCCGATCACCGAGCGCAGCGAGCAGCTTCCGGGCACCTTCTATGGCGCGCAGAAGCTCGCGTCGGAGCACATCGTCATGTCGACTGTTCCCGAGTGGCTCATCATGCGGCCGCTCTTCGCCTACGGTGGTGTCGGTGACATGAACTCCCTCGTCGCAAAGGGATTCTACGCCCTGCACAACGACCGAACAGGTGTGGACATGTTCCTCGATCCCCGCAAGAGCAAGGACTACATGCATGTGGAGGACTTCTGCGACGCCGTCGCTCTCGCCTGCGACAGGGGCCTGTGGTGCCAGGACTTCAACGTGTCCGCAGAGGAGCCGCTGGAGACAGGTCACATCGTGGACCTCATGTCGGAGGTCGCCGGCGATGACATCGGACGGAGGCTCGTGTGGCGCCCGGAGACAGACTACCTCGGAAATCACCTCCTGTCATCCCAGAAGTTCCGAGATGCGACCGGGTGGAAACCTAGGTTGCCGTTCAGGGAGGGTCTCCGTCAGTCTTGGAGAAGCATCTGCAGTGGCTCTGGGGGCTATGATCCCCTCCAGCACCTGGACTCCGCCCGTGCTCGTGGTACCGATCTCGTGGACTACTTCCCAAAGGCGAAGTGAGTTTTTTTTATGCCCAGCACGCTCTTTTGAACGAAAGCTAATACTTATAAGCATCTCCAGCGCGAGAAGTCAAACTAAACCGCTAATTTTGTAAGGAGCAAGCTATGAGGATCACAGAGGGACAGCTTCGTAGGATTATTCGACAGGAAGTGAAACGGCTTCACGAAATGCCAGCTCGCCGCGGCGGTTCAACGTTGCGCGGCTTTAACAAAGTTTTTCTTGACGGCGACCCAGAATTTGCTGATTTTACAATGTCAGTTGCAAAAATGCTTGGTAAGCCTGTAACAGCGGTCAAGATGGTTTCTACTGAGGACGACAGCGACTATTATGATATGTACATTGAACAAATACAGGGTGAAACGCCTATAAGCGTGCCAGGATTTCCGGGTCAAGCTTCACAAGGGACACTTCAAGGAATGCCTGTAGTATTAACAAATGACATGGGTGCTGGCTTCATTTTCATGTGATTCTCTAGTCTCCACAAGTAAAATTGCAGTGTAAATCTGACCGCACGCAGCCTATAATGGTTGTATGCGGTCAGACTGTTTAACAGACTTACCGAAGACAGGTGACCTCGTTCGCGGCACTCGAGAGTTTGGGTCCTGCATCGAGGCCCAATTGTGGAACGAGAACTTTGTGATGTCGTACCCAGACGAGCCTTGGGACACTGCGACTATTGCAGTGTATATTGAGCCGGTCTCCCGAGAGGAGCTTGGTGAGATTAGTCCAAGGGTTCCTCACAGTGGCCTTGGTCCGTTCCACCGGATCTTCTACAAGAATCGGGTGTGGCTTGTGTACGGCGATGATTCACTGGAAGCTGTGAAAGGAGAGTGAGCGAGATGAGCGAGATTGAGAGTGCTGAGGCACCGGTGGAGAAGAGAATTACACAGGCCCTGATCGATAATGCCTTCAGCTGCCTCGATGGCCACGGGCGGCTAACCTATGCTAGGGATGAGTGCTGCACGATCCAGCAGGTTCTGCGGGAGGCCCACGGTGTGCACCTCTCCCTGAACGAGTGCCGGCGCTTCTGGGAGTGGAGATCGGGGCTGTGGGATGCTTCCTTCCTCACGCTGGGAGGGGCGGATGAACCGGGCACCCGGAAGGAGATCCTCGAGTTCTTCACCGAGTGGCTGGATGAGCTGGATATCTGGGAGTGGAACACTGCGGAAGAGGAGGATTGAGATGATCAAGAAGAGGAAGGGCTGGTTCAGGCACATTAAGCCGAGCTCCCCGGTGTGCCCGAGGAAGCCGGAGAGGATGCTGAAGCGCGAGAGGCTAACGATCCTGTATGAACACTGCGGGAGCAGGATGAACCTATCAGAGATTCCCCTCCCCGAGGGGAAGGGCCTGGCTGATATCCAGCTGAGCGCTAGCGGGGATGAGGATGGTGATATCACCCTCGAGTTCTACACCCGGGAGGAGTACGAGGAGGAGAACCCCCACTACGAGCGCGAGATGAAGCACTACAAGGCAGTGTACGCCAAGTACGAGCAGCTGAGGGATGAGTTCAAGGCCGAGCTAGCTGAGTGGAAGGCGTGGAATGCCGAGCAGGATGCTGCTGATGTGAAGGAGCGCCTCGAGGCTGCAGAGAGGCTGCTCCGCCAGCACGGCCGGCTCCCTGGAGGCCCGAGTGTGGGCTGATCCTGATCGGGCCATCCTAACCTACCCACTCTTTGCGGGAGGCACCCTGGAGTTCGGGTGGGCCCGCTCCGGTGGCGGCATGAGCGTGGGCACGAATCCCCTCATGGCCCGCGTGCTAGTGCCACCCTCTGGCGGCGAGTATCCCTCCGGCTGGTTCGTGGTGCAGGGCAAGCGCTCGCTCATCAAGGTGAAGGCCGAGTTCGATACCTACGGTGGTTTCATCCCAGATTGGCTCCGCGCAGATATGTTCGAGCACCACTACAACCTCCTCAGGATAGGCACCAGTGCGTGATCTGGCTCGCGAGCTGAGGAGGGGAGATCTCGTGCGGATCACGCGGTGCATGGTTAAGTTGCAGCGTGGGGATTCAACCTAATACTTATCACCATGCGAATCACACTCAACGAGCTCCGCCTGATCATCAGGGAGGCGCTGGCTCAGCCCATGGAGTTCAAGCAGGCCGAGGAGCTCTACTCTGAACTGATCATGGGTGCCATGAGGGATAACCGCGGGAATGTTTCCGCCATGCAGGCCGCCATGCGTGCCATCCCCGATCAGGTGCTCAAGCTCACCGGGTGGAGTGTGGAGGAGATCCAGGCAGGAACCGAGCGGGAAACCCGCGAGAGGATCGCGGCCATGAAGCAGGGCCGGCCCTGAACATTCCCGCCCACCCGGCTACAATTAGGCCAGGATGAGCAAGATTATAATTCCAGAGGATTACTCGGCCCCAACCCGGATGAGCACCAGTGCGTGATCTGCAGGCAGGAGATCTCGTGCGGATCACCCGGCAGCCAACTGATGATCCCCGCGCTGGGTGCTCCCACTTCTGGTGCGAGGAGGCTGGGCTATCCCTCCCCATCCCCTGGGGCACCGGCTGCCTGGTGGTTGATGTTGATGGCAGGAGCTCGCTGGGTAACGAGCTCATTCACTTCATACATGAGGAGCGCGTGTTCGCGATCACCAAGTACCAGGTTGACTACTCGCACCCAGCGGGCCGAGTGGTGAGGCACCTGTGGTGCGAGCTGGTGGGAGGCTGAGAGGTGAAAGAATTCAGCAGCACCATCAGGCCCGGCGATCTCGTTCGCCCGAACCACTCGCGCGAGCACAATAAGAACAATGTGGGGATCGTTCTCGAGATCTGCCAGCATCCACTTGCTGAGAGCGAGTTCATGGCACTCGTAATGTGGCCAGCGAATCCACCGGTGGAGCCAGCCTGGTTCCGGGCAGGTGGGCTGGAGAGGGTATCCCGTGCAAATGGGATGGGAGATGGGGTATAGTGGTACCATGGAGGAAGTGATGGCTGAGCCCAAGTGGAAGAAGTGCAGGAACCCGGATGATTGGTTCTGTGATGAGTGCCGGCACTGCACGGATCCCGAGTGCAAGAACTGCGGCCTGGATGGGCGCAGGAAGTGGATGAAGCACCTGGGTGATGATACTGCCCTGTGCGATCAGTGCTGGCCGGCCCACCACATGAAGTACGAGGGAGCCCCGCAGTGAGGGTGCGCCCGATTCACGCTAATATTCATCCCGGGTGCCTGTTCACACTGGGAGATTTTCCTCAGCCCTACCTGGCTGTGGATGTAGAGATATTGAATCCCGGTTCTACACTCGGGCCCACACACAGGATTATTGCTGCTGAGTGCGGAAATAACGGAAAGCCGCGCCAGGTTACTCTGTACTACAGCGATCAGGTGGAGGTGATCGGTGAAGGTGGGTGATCTCGTGGCCTACGTGCTCGATCCGGATCAAATCTACTTGATCGTAGATGGCGAGAGAATGCCTGATGAGAAGGGCGATCCAGATGGATACGCCACTATCTTTCGCCCAGGAGAAATGTTCAGGAGGATGAGGTACACTATTCTCGAAGCCAACTACAGGGTGGTAAGTGAAGGTGGGTGATCTCGTGGTTTGGAATGGCCCGGCATCCGGCAGTGCCTTCACCTACCTCCTGCTCGAGAGGCTGAGTGATATCCAGGATACCTCCATGGGCCTCATGCGCAGGTGGCGGGCACTATCCTGCATGGGCAGGTTCGAGGTGGTGTTCGAGGAGCACATGAGGGTGTACAGTGAAGGCAGGTGATCTCGTGCGGTGGAAGAACACCCAGATCGGCAAGGAATCCACCTACCTGGTGCTCCGCCCAGATCCTGCGCGCTCGGAGAGCTACCAATCCGAGTGCTGGCAGGCCCTCTCGTGCAGGGGTGCCCTGGTGATCGTGCACGCGGATGCAATGGAGGTGATCAGTGAAGCCGGGTGAATTGGCCCGCGTGAGGATCCGCAACTCGATCTTCTACGGCAAGATCGCGCTGGTGGTGGGTGAGCCTAATCGGGCCGGTGAAACCGATTACGTGCAGGTGATCTGTGATGGGATCAGGATGATGCCGCTACACTGGCTGGAGCCCGTGGAGTGAGCCCACGTGCCGGAGAGCTCTGGGAGGTAACCGAAACCCAGCGGGTGGCTGTGGGCCAGAAGATCGCCACCTTCCTGATCTCCGGCCCTGCCCTCGTGCTGGAGGTGCACAGGAACCATGATGGTGCGGGTGATTACTACACGATCCTGTGGGGCGGGCAGGTGAGGGAGATCATCGATTCTGCGCCCTGGAGGAGTTTCGGCGAGAGGATCTCGTGATCTGCAGAACAGTTTGAGAAGCGCAGCATATTTATACCAAGATTTGAGGAGAGAAACGTATGAGAATCACGCAAGCGCAGCTCAGGAAGATCATCAAGGAAGAGGCAGCCCGGGCGAAGGGAAAGCGCCTAAACGAGGAGCTCGGGATGGGTGCCGGATCAGCTGAGCTGCAAACTGCTCTGGATGTGATCTGTGATGGCTGGAAGGCGCAGTTCGATCCAGGCGATCCTAGCATGGATGCTGCTGGCGGCCGGCCCGCTTGGGATGCCCAGTGTGAGGCAGCCTGCGAGGAGCTCGGCGCAAAGATCGAGGAGCTCGTAATGCAGATCGAGGATGATCTCTACAATGGTGATTACGGGTATTGAACATGCGAATCACTAAATCACAGCTCAGGAAGATCATTCGCGAAGAGGTGGAGAAGGTATCCCGCCCAGGTTCTTTTGCCTTCGGTGAATCACCTGATCCTCAGACTATTCATGATGCATTCTTGAGATTGAGGGATTTTCGCGGTGAGGTTCCAATTCAAAAACTTGCGAATGAACTTGGAGTTCATGTGAACCGAATTGATTTCAACGGTACCGGTTTAAGAGTAGAGAACACTATTGTTACCGAACTTCTCGGTGATACTCCGTATCGAACAGGTAGGTAGTGTTCCCCCACAAAAGGGAACCCTGAGTTCCCCTCCGTGTAAATCACCCAGGCTCTGTGTTATGGTTAGGCCATGGGCAATCTGAAGCCGGGCGATCTGGTGTGCAGGGTGAGGCTGGGATCTCGTGATAAGCGCGTGGGAAAGCCCCGCCTGCTCGGGATCCTGCTCGAGGAGCCCAAGTTCCCGCAGTGGGGAAACTACCCGAAGAGCTACACAGTTCTCACACCTGCGGGGATCCAGATTCTCCGCGATCAGCCCAGAACCCTGATCGAGGGGGTGCCGTGAGAGAGTTTAAGCCGGGCGATCTCGTGCACGTGAAGAACTACTTCCGGAATGCTGTTCCGGTTGCAGGTGGCATTCACGCCATTGTGGTGCATGTTGAGAAGCGCCTCACGGGTTCTTTTTATATGCAGAAGAACCCGCTTGTTGAGGTTCTCACCGGGGATGGATTCTTCAACTACTACACCGCCAGCAACCTGAAGCTACTGGAGCGCTCATGATCCCCGGAGCCCTAATCAGGTACAGGGTGGAGTACAGGGAAATGCTGCCACACCGAGAGAGCGAGATCTACCTTGTGCTCGATCAGATGAGGCTGGGGGGCGAGCAGTACCTGCAGGTTCTCGGCCGCGGTGAGCTCCTGCACTTCAGGTTCAACTCCCTGTTCATGTACGAGGAGGTGGAGTGATGGGCAAGCACTGGTGGGAGGAGCACGTGCAGCCCGGAATGCTATTCGTGAGCAAGGTGCACCTGTACGCTGGATCCGCCAAGAACCCCGGAGCACCTGGATCGCTCGTGGAGCCCGGTGCCACTGCATTCGTGGTGGAGGTTGAGCCAATAGCAGGAAATGTAACCTATGCGATCTGTGAGGAGCTGGGGAGGATTGATGCCACCTCATTCCTCTCGGTGTTCTCGCGTGTGGAGGAGTGATGGGAACCAGATCTGAAACACTGCACATGGGCTGGATCCAGTGCACCCAGTGTGGGTGGGGATCCGAGGTTAGCCGCTCCGAGGTGGAGGCAGGTGATTACACCGATCGCCAGGCCTGCGATCACTGCGGGATCGGGCCCTGCAGGATCGATTGGGATTGGCCGGATGGCCCGGGGTGGAGATATGAGGAGAAGAGATGAGTGATCAAATCTTTATTCCGGATTTCATTATCACATCCGGATCAAGTATCGATATTATGAGAGAGCGTGATGATCTCATCTCATTTCTGCTCGCTGAAGCACAGGCAGAATTCGATCGTGATATTATCGAGGCACTAACAAACTCACACACAGCAGAGGAGAAGAGATGAGAGTATCTAGAGAACAGTTCGATATGATCCGTGAAGTGCTAGCACTCCTGCGAGAGAAGCTACCAGGAGATACTGAGTACAAGTTGGCGCTCAGCCCAATCTGGGCCATCGAGAGGCCACCTCCTGAGCCCCACGAGTTTTCCAGACATATTTCTATCAATGGCTGTGTGCTGGAGGTGGAGGAGAAGAAATGAACGCTGATCAGATCGCTGGCATGCTCGTGCTTGGAGTTCCCTTCCTGCTCACACTCATCTTCCTCATCTGGCTCTACGGGGAGAAGCGCAGGGATAGGCTCCGCGCGCAGAGGAGCGAGGAGCTCAGGCGGGAGGTGCAGGCACTCCACAATAGCGCCCTCGATCTCAAGGATTACCTCACCAGCAAGCGGGTTTTCTTCATCGATCTAGACAGATGGGATCCTGAGGCAGCGGAGCAGATCATCGAGATCGCGCGCGAGATACAGAGGAGTGATAAGAAGTGAGAGTGTATGCTACTACAGATGAGGGCAGGAGGTTCCTGCACTCGATTCGCTGTGATGGGCCCGGGTGCGAATCCGAGATCAAGCCCAATCCTAACATCTCCCAATCCGGTTGGGTGTGGTATGGGCAGGATCACGGCCCAGGCACCACGAGATTAGAATGGGATCACTGCCCAGATTGCGATCGGAGAAGAAGTGCCCATTGAGGTGTTAGGCCGCGATCACGAGGGAAGGGTTAGCTCCCAGCCCCCCATCAAGAGTGGCCCGAACCGCGGGCGGAGGAGGAGCGAGCCCAGGGGTGTTTGGGTGCCGGCAAGTGGCTACGCTTACGAGGAGCGGCAGGATGCCAAGTGTGCCCACTCTGGCTGGATCAAGGCAGTGCAGGAGCTAGGCCACCGGGTGGGATCCTGGGATTGCGATGGAGTGCGAAACTACTACGTGTTCAGGGAGGCGAGATGAGGGAGAGCTGGAAGCAGAAGTATGATGAGCTATTCCGTATGTTGGAGAGCTACATCAAGCGGCTTCATACCGCCGAAGAAGAGAATAAGAGGCTCAAGGAGGCGCTGCATAAGATTGCAGATTGTAATTGCCCTCTTGTAGAAAATGAATATGGATACACCTCAGAACTTTCAGAGTGCCGCATGATCGCGAAGGCTGCGCTGAAGAGTGCATGAGCCGGTCCAGCGAGAGGTACGCTGAGATCTGCGAGGGAGATCTAATCGCCCTGCACCCGGTGGAGTGGCACTCAGGAACACCGCCCACCACCATGCTCGTGATCTCAGCCCAGCCCTACGAAACACCGGTGCGCCCTCGGCCCACAGATCTCGTGGTGCTCACCTCCCGGGGAGAGATCATGCCCCTGCGCCTGGGTGCATTCCATCCGTACGTGAGGGTGTGAGCTGAATACTTATTGGCAGCGCTATTAGAATCCGCGCGTAGGAGTTAAAAATGAAAGTACCCCTTCTAAAGCAATCCGATGGGCGGCCCTCCGCCTCCTTCACCATGATGATCATAGCGTTCACCGTGGTTACCCTGTGGCTCACTGTATCGATCGTTGAGCAGGCATGGGGTTTCCACATCCGCGAGTTCTCGGGAGCGGAGGCCATGAGCTACTTCACCCCGATCGCCACCCTCTACTTCTCGAGGCGCTGGACCGATTCGAAGGCGCCGGCAGCCGGTGGCAGCACTCCCAGCACGCCCCCGCCCTCTCCCGAGGAGTGAGCCGCTGATCAGCATGCAGGTGGGTGATCTCGTCAGGTTCACATCCCGGCACCTCGCCTACGATTACGAAGAGCTGGCAGGCACTGTTGGCGTGCTGGTCAGGCCTATTGAGCTACCGCATGCTGATGGTGTGCTGTACCTGTACTGGGAGGCCCTGTGGCAGGGCAAGTTCATCGTGCTGCACGAGACTGATCTGGAGTGTGTGTGATGAGCCTCCTGTGATCTTCGTCCGTGTAAATGATGCTCTGGTCAGAGTATAATTGGATCATGAGCATCATTGATGTTAGGCCTCCCACTCGATTCACTGGTTTACATGCCCACTCAAGTTTCTCAAATTTTGACGGACTTGCATATCCAAAGTCACACATTGATTTTATCACCTCCGATGCCCAGGGCGGTGACTCCTGGGCGCTGACTGATCACGGCAACGGATCCGGACTCGCCCACGCTCGTTCAGCCGCTGTCAAGGTGCAGAAGTCAGGAAAGAAGTACCGCCAGCTGTACGGCGTCGAGTTCTACTTCGTTCCCTCCCTCGAGGAGTGGCAGCAGTCCATGGACCGCCACCAGCAGTCCATCAAGGACGCAAAGTCCGCCAAGGAGATGCAGGAGATCGCCGAGGAGCCCACAGTCGTCAAGCCTCCCGACGAGGAGGACGAGCAGGGTGGCCACGTCGTCGAGAACGAGGAGGAGACGAAGGAGTCCAAGCCCGGCAAGCCCGAGTGGAAGAAGTACTACCACCTCGTCGTCGTGGCCAAGAATCGGGTCGGCCTCGGAAACCTGTTCACCCTCGTCAAGAAGTCGTTCAAGCACGGCTTCTACCGGTTCCCACGCATCGACTTCAAGATGCTCAAGGAGCACGGCGAGGGACTCGTGGTGTCGACAGCGTGCGTCGGTGGCCTTGCATCCGGCCTCATCTACAGCGAGTTTCCCGACAGGAAGTTCTCTGAGCTGAGCCCATCGCTGTTCACCGGTGAGGCAGCGGAGGCAGCGGTTCGGTCCATTCGAGGCAGGCTCGACAACATGGTGGACCGCTTCGTCGATGCCGTCGGCCGCGACAACTTCTTCCTCGAGCTCCAGTTTAACGACCTCCCCGCTCAGCACCTCACGAACAGGTGCCTGATCGACGCGTCCGTCAGGAACGGCATTCCCCTCGTGGCGACGGCTGACTCCCACTTCCCCTCGCCTGACAAGTGGCAGGCGCGCGAGCTCTACAAGAAGCTCGGGTGGATTGGTGCCAAGCTCGACAAGACCATGCTCCCCAAGCTGGAGGACATGAAGACGATGCTGTATCCCAAGAACGCCACCCAGATGTGGGACGAGTTCAAGAAGGGCTACGAGCAGCACGACTTCTACCACGGTCACGAGGAGCTCGTCCGCGACGCGATCGAGCGGACCCACGACATCGCCTGGGAGAAGTGCGAGGACACGTGGATCGACGTCTCAGGCAAGCTGCCCAAGTTCGGCACTCCCGAGAAGACGGCATTCTCAATGCTGTCAGACCTCGTGAAGGAGGGCCTCGTTCGCGAGGGTCTCGCTGACAAGCCTGAGTACGTCGCCCGCGCGAAGGAGGAGCTGTCTGACATCAAGTACCTCGGACACGAGGCATACTTCCTCGCGATGCAGAAGATCTTTCATCGTGCTGAGACACAGACACTGCTAGGGCCCGGTCGTGGATCGGGTGCAGGTTCACTGGTAAACTTCCTGCTAGGCATTACTCAGATTGACCCTATTCCGTATGGATTGCTGTGGAGCCGATTCTTGGGAAGACATCGCTGTCTTCAAAAGGATACACTTGTTCTATCAGAGTCGGGCACAAAACCTATTAGTCGGCTGAATGTGGGTGAAAAAGTCCTCACATCAGGTGGAACATATGAGCGTGTTATTGACAAAGAAGATGATGTAAAGCACGATATTAACGCTCTCATCAAGACGTCCAAAGACAGTTTTTCATGTTCACCGAATCATAGATGGCTTGTTAGACGCGATGGCGAAGTGCAAGAAGTGCTAACAACAGACCTCAGAAAAGGTGACAAGCTGCTGTTCATCAAGCAAAAGTCTCCGTGTGAGTTCGAAGAGGTCGAAATCGATGAAGTGGTCTTTAGTGATAGGCTCGAAGAGTATGTCGATATTGAGGTTGAGAATGACCACACGTTCTTTGTTTCGACCGCCGGTGACAACTTTGCGCTGACACACAACACTTCTTGGCCTGACATTGACACTGACGCGGGTGATCGCGACGTCCTCATCGACGCAGCCCGCGACCTATTCGGCGACGATGCCGTCATTCCGGTGTCCAACTTCAACACGCTCAAGCTCAAGTCCCTCATCAAGGACATCGCCAAGTTCTACGACGTTCCATTCGACGAGGTCAATGCCATGACTGGTCCACTGCAGGACGAGGTGATGGCCTTCGCCAAGGATGAGAACCAGGAGAAGTCCGTCTTCGTCCTCAAGCACGAGGACTGCATGAAGTACTCCGAGGGGTACCGCAACTTCATGGAGAAGTATCCTGATGTTGCGGCGCATGTTGAGACCCTCTTCATGGAGAACCGCTCCATCGGTCGACACGCCGGCGGCGTCATTATCGCTCCCGCCGAGGACCTCGAGCGGACAATGCCCATCATCAGTGTCCGCGGTGAGCTGCAGACCCCGTGGACCGAGGGCATGAACTTCAGAAACCTTGAGGACAACGGCTTCCTAAAGTTCGACTTCCTCGGCCTCACGCTGCTCAAGGACGTCGAGAACTGCATCGCCCGAATCCTCAAGCGGCAGGGCAACCCGCGGCCCACGTTCGCGGACGTGAAGGCGTTCTTCGACAAGCACCTTAACTGCAGGTACGTCCTGCAGGACGACCCAAAGGTCTGGGAGCACGTCTATCACAATGCCCGATTTACAGGCGTATTCCAGTTCACTGCCGCGGGAGCCCGAAAGTTCTGCCTCGACGCGAAGCCGAGCTCAATCGAGGAGCTGGCGGCACTCACTGCGATCTACCGACCTGGTCCCCTCAAGGCGAACGTCCACAGGAAGTATGTCGAGGCGAAGAATAACGCCTCGCTCATCAAGTACGAGCACCCCGTGATCGAGAAGGTGCTCGGGCCTTCCTACAACTTCGTCGTTTTCCAGGAGCAGTTCATGACCCTGGCAGTCGAGCTAGCTGGATTCTCCCCCGGTGAGTCCGATCAGCTTCGAAAGACCCTGGTCAAGAAGTCCCTTGACACGATCGGCAAGAAGGGCGACGAGCGGGAGGCGGCCCGACAGAAGTTCATCAAGGGCGCCAAGGAGCTCCACGGCGTCCCGGAGGACATCACTTCCGCCCTGTGGTCGACGATCGAAGCATTCTCGGTCTACGGCTTCAACAAGTCACACGCTGTCGCCTACGCGATTGACTCCTACTACGCGGCGTGGCTTCACACCCACTACGAGACTGACTGGCTGGCCACGATCCTGCAGTCCGAGAACGGCAACCCCGACGGCCTCAAGAAGGCTATCACTGAGATCAAGGCGTACGGCTACCGGTTCCAGGAGGCAGACATTAACTACTCAGGCGATGTATGGAACTACTCCGAGGAGCTGGAGGCCTTCGTGCCGCCCCTCTCCTCCATCAAGGGTGTTGGTGACACTGCCATGCAGGAGATCATGCACAATCGTCCGTACAAGTCGCTGGACGACCTGCTCTACGATCCCGACGGCGAGTGGCGGCACTCCAAGGTGAACAAGACAGCCCTTCGTGCCCTGTGCATGATCGAGGCACTGGGGTCACTGCAGGAGCTCAAGGACGGCACGATCCGAAACCACAGGCAGCTGCTGGCAATCCTCAGCGACGACAAGAACTACGAGACCCTGCGCAAGGGCAAGTGGGGCATGACCAAGTCCCAGGTTAAGAAGGCGCTGAAGGACGGCGGCGATCTCGCCACAATCACGACCCGCCTGATCGAGCAGTACCACGGCCTGCCCGACTGGACGCGGACTGAGAAGATCATGAACCACGTGGAGATGACCTCGGACGCACCGCAGGACCTCGTGTTCCCGGCGGGCTTCGTCAAGCGTGTGACCGAGAAGGACGTGCCCTCAGTCTTCACGATCCCTGGTGGAGGCAAGGGTGTGGGCTGGTTCTGCGCCGCAGAGTCCATCCAGAAGACGACCAAGAAGGGCAAGGCGTTCCTGCGAATCCGCGCGATCGACAGCGACAACAACTCAGGGTGGATCCGCGTGTGGGGCAAGTTCGAGCAGCTTCCTGAGCCTTATACGCTGTGGATCGGTGAGGTGGATAATGATGCGAACTGGGGCATGGCAACCACCTCGTGGAAGCTCAAGCAGATCAAGGCTTTCGAGTGATGATAAAGAGTTTCTATGAAGTGCTATATCACCAAGTATGATGTGTCCGCTAAGCACATGTGCAAGAATCCCTACGACATATGGGTGCCCCGGCTTGTACAACACGAGTTGGCACCTGTAGGAATGGGATCTGCTGTGTACACCCCTCTCCCTGTGGGCACTATAGCGCTGCTGATCGATACGAAGAACATGCCAGGCAAGTGCATATACCTCTCAGGCGGTTTCACCGTGGAGCTGCATGATTCAGATTTGGAGCCCCTATCATGAGAAAGAAGGATCCTGTGGATCTGTGCGCAGGTGATCTCGCCTGGATCTGGTCCGCAACCGGCCCCCTCGCTGCCCTGGTTGTTGATATCGATCCCAGCAAGGAGGCACAAACATACTACCTCCTCTCCTGCCCGGACCGAGAGCCTGAGTGGCTCCCTGAATCGATGGTGTTCTCCTCACCGGAGGCCGTAACCCACCCCTGGCAGGCCCGGCAGGTATACCCATCCCTGATCGCCAATGAGATCGTATCCGTGCAGCCAATGCCCCAGGGCTGCCTCCCATTCTACCTCGATGAGGTCGAGCGCAGGGTTAAGGAAGATGAGTGATGCTTAAAGTAGGTAAGCTCTATTCTTGCTCTAGATACTTTCTCCTGATCTATCCAGATAAGAAAACTGCCGCCTCCGCCGCTCTCCGATCCCGAGCCGCCGCCCCAGCCTCAGTCGTCGCAGGTTCCGCCTCTTATTGGAGTAAGCAGTTTGATAAGCCTGTAAGCTATTGCGAACCGGAAACTCCTCTTCTTGTTCTTGCAGTAGAGGAAAAATATGTTGAGGTTCTGGCAGGAGATCAAAAAGGTTGGATTATCAATAAGGACCGGTTGAATATTAAGGAGATTACCGATGATGCCGCTTGAAGTAGGTAAACTCTATTCTTGCTCTAAATACTTCCTTATGCTTTATCCAGATAGGGAAACCGCCACCCACGCCGCCGCCGCCCACGCCGCCGCCCACGACGCCGAGCGCCATGCCGCTTATTGGACAAAGAAACTCCAAAAGCCTGTAAGTTTTTGCAATCCCGAAACTCCTCTCCTTGTTCTTGCAGTAGAGGAAAAATATGTTGAGGTTCTTGCGGGAGATAAAGTTGGCTGGGCTATTTGTCAGGATTGGTTAGAACTTAAGGAGATTGTTCATGAAGCGGCTTAATCTATTTGGCTTCACCCTGTTCCGCGAGGAGCGGGGCGTGATCAGCCCAGGCCCGTGTTGGGTTTGCTTCTACGATTGCTACAGCTACATGCACGCGGATGAGAGCCTGCCCGGGCTCATTTGGAGCCTGATCGCGGAGTTCAGGGATGACCGGCACCTGGTTGGATGATATGTGGCTGAACGATCCAGATCAGCTGCGCCCGGGCCGGCTCTACGAGTGGCAGAAGAGAACCGTTCAGTGCTGGGTGCCTTGGTTCGATGAGATCGATAGGGGGAAGAACACCCACACCCAGAATGCAGTTGATGGGCCCCCGAATGGATCCGCACTAGTGTACATAGGTAAGGGCCGCGAGGGCAGGCAGATAACTGGCTACTCGTTCCTCGTTCCAAACCGAGGCGTGCTAACTGTGTTCAACAGTGATGTTGTTTATGGGCTGAGAGAAATTTAATAAGGAGATGAAAATGACACCTGAACAGTTCGTGTATTGGCTCCAGGGTTTCCTGGAGGTGAGCGGGGCGAGTGAGATGAATGAGCAGCAGTTGAGGATCGTGCGCGATCACCTCGAGCTCGTGCTGAGCAAGAGAACTCCGGCATATGTGCAGCACGCCCAACCTGCCCCTATTGCCAAGTGGGAAACGGTTTCCGGCTTTCAGGGCACATATCCCACCGGCCCCAAGTGCGGAACGTGCGGTGTGGTGTGCTCGGATGAGGGTGGCACCTGCAGGAAGTGCCGCTCGGCTTCGAAGAGCCGCCTGGTGCACTGTGATGCCTGCGGGGAGCAGCGCCTCGAGGGGGAGCTCACAGGTATCAGCACTGAGAACCTGGCCGGTGTGGTGATCTGCAGCGTGTGTAAGAGTAAGTCGAAGAAGCTGCCCATCCTCGATGTTCCTCTGCACCTGACCTGCTGAGGCGCATGTGAACCCCGTAATCTCTGTCTCTGGGAATCAGCTCGGTACGAGGACGAGCAAGACGAGTGAACAGGATCTCTCGCCAGGCACCCTCGTTCAGACCCATGTGTCTGACAAGTGGATGTCGAAGCAGTACTGGGATGCCACAGAGAGCGAGTGGGTGGAACTTAATGTGGGCACTGTTGCCATGATCATTGACGTGAACGAGATGAACATCAAGTTTCTCGCCAAAGATCGAGTGTTCAGCATTCACAATTGCTATGCCTCCGAGACAGGAGTGCCCTTGTGGTGCAAGGCGCTGTAAATTCTATGACCATTGAGCTATTATTACGACAGAACGCATCGGAGACATATGCTTCAAATCAGGAACGTAACGCTAGAGGGTCCGGACTGCAGTGGTAAGTCGACCCTCTATAACAACATTCACAAGGCGAGCAAGTTCAGGTGGAACATCCAGGACCGATCGCAGCTCAGCATGCTGTGCTACGCCCGACAGTTCGGTCGCGGTGACAGTGAGGTGGAGCGGTGGCGGCGCGAGCTCAGGTCCTTCCTCCTCGACCTGAACAACCGCCTCATTGTGCTGCTTCCGGACTTCCAGGTGATCGCGCAGCGGCTTTCCGAGCGTGGGGATGATGTTCAGGACATTCAGAGCCTGAAGACGCTGCACAGCATCTTCGAGGAGGAGGTGACCCGCCTAGGAAATCCTCCCAACCTCCTCGTGTTTCGAGAGGCGCTTCCGGTGGAGCAGCTCAGAGACGCGTGCGTCAAGTGGCTTAGCATGGCCGAGCTCCTCCAGCCGCTCGGTGCAGCACGCGAGGTGCTCGCCCTCGCGGAGTCCATGCCCAACCGCGAGGCAGTGGGGTGCAGGTTTCGCCTGACACTCGACCCAACGTCGCTGTCTGTGCCCGATGCCTCCATTCTCAGACACCCACCCGAGGAGGTCTACTACGCGAAGATCCTATCAGGTGTCCTGCAGAATATTGATGATGAGCTCAAGGGCAAGAATGAGTACGGAGTGAAGCAGAACCAGTATTACACTCGTCGCTTCATCTTCACGCAGGACTCTTGCATCTCTCTCGTTCACACAATTCTCAGGGGCGACAACCTAAACATGCGAGTGTATTGTCGCTCCTCCAACGCGAAGGACGTGTTCAGCTACGATGTGCAGTTCATCTGCTACCTGTTTAGCAGGATCTACGCTCGACTCGCCTCGCACAGCGGCTGGTCCTATCCTCCTCGCGGAAACTTCACCGTCGACGTGGAGCTCGGCTCCGCCCACGTGCTCTGAGGACTATGACTATCAACCTAGAGAATCGCGACTGCCTCGAGTATCTGGCCTCGCTGCCTGATGAGTCCATTGACATCGCACTACTTGATCCGCCCTACTTCATTGGCCACGACTCATGGGACAAGCAGTGGCCCACTGAGGAGAAGTACATGAAGTGGTGCGAGGCGTGGACTCGAGAGTCCGTTCGAGTCCTGCGCAGGAATCGCCCCATCTGCGTCTGGGGCACGATGAAGACTGACACCTTCCTGCGGTACAAGCTCAACGTGCTCAACAAGGTCCCAGGCATCTACCCGCAGAATGAGATCGTGTGGTCCTACAACTGGGGCGGCAGGTCCAAGGGCAACTTCGCCCGAAAGCACGAGTACATGTGGGTGTACAGCAAGGGAGAGCTTCACTTCAACGCCGACGATGTCCGCATCGAGAGGAAGCAGAAGGTGAACATCAGGACGGGTCAGCCGTTTGCCCAGGGCACAATTCCCACCTGCGTGTGGGAGAAGAACAACCACACGACCTCTAAGGAGTACTGCGCGTGGCACACGGCGCAGAAGCCCATCTCCCTGCTCGAGCGCATCATCAGGGCGTACACCAATCCGGGTGAGACAGTGATGGACTGCTTCAGTGGCGCGGGCTCCACAATGATCGCCGCCCACAATGTGGGCCGCAACTTCACAGGCACCGAGCTGTACAGGGACTACTACGAGCAGTCGAAGGATCGATTTAAGACTCTCACAGGCTCATCCGTGCTTGACTCAAAGGACTCAGCGCCCGGGGCGCAATATTTAACGGAGGAGACATGAGCAAGATGACGCAGCGGGATCCGGAGTTCATAATGTTCGTCGGGCCCATGTTCGGCTCGAAGACTTCAAGACTTCTTGCCACAGTCGAGCGCTATCGCTACCAGAGCAGGGGCATCCTCGTGTTCAAGCCGAGGATGGACAATCGGTATGAGAGCGAGAAGATCGTCACCCACACGGGACTCAGCGTCAGTGCCCAGTGTGTGGGATACGGTCGTGAGATCATCGAGCAGGTCCTCGCGGCTCCCGACTGTGAGGTAGTTGCCGTGGACGAGGCGTTCATGATCGAGGGATCGGCCGAGGCTTGCCTGTCTCTGTTCAGGCGTGGCAAGACGATCGTGGTGTCGTCCATTCAGCTCTCAGCCTCAGGACTTCCATTCGACGAGGTGAAGGACATGATGCCCTACGCCACGCGGATCGAGGTGTGCTCGGCGGTCTGCCCAATCACGGGCAGGGACGCCTACTACACAGAGAGAAAGAGGAGCGACCTTGGCGAGATTGCAGTGGGCGGCAAGGAGATGTACTCACCCGTCTGCTGGGAGCACGCCAAGTTTATGCGAGGAGTGTGATATGGGAATGGATCCTTCGTCGGTCAACTGTGTCATCTACCACGGAGGGTGCACGGACGGGTTCGGTGCAGCATTCTCCGCCTGGAAGTGCCTAGGAAACAGGGCCGAGTACTACGCCTGCAAGCACGGTGAGTCCCCTCCTGATGTTCGAGGAAAGAACGTCGTGATCCTGGACTTTTCCTACGACAATGCGACGACGAAGAGGCTGATCTCTGAGGCCGCATCACTGCTCGTGATCGACCACCACAAGTCCGCGATGGTCGAGCTCCACGATGTGAGCAACACGCACTTCGATATGAACCACTCGGGCGCCCGGCTCTCGTGGGACTTCTTCCACCCAGGGCACCCACCTCCCAAGCTCATCAACTACATCGAGGACCGTGACCTGTGGAAGTGGGAGCTGCCCTACTCGAAGGAGTTCAGTGCTGCCTTCGACATGGTGCCCTTCGAGTTTGAGGAGTTCGAGAAGTACGAGGACGACTCGGTCTTCGACGACGCTGTGAAGCGGGGATCCTACATCCTCGCCTACTCCAAGACCGTGATCAAGAAGGTGTGCGAGAAGGCGGCACTGAGGCGCTACCAGGGCATGGAGGTGATGGTGGTCAACTCCTCACACTGGATGTCCGAGATCGGAAATAGGCTCTCGCACGACTGTGACTTTGCGGTGATATGGTACTACGACCACGAGGACCGCAAGAACAAGGTGAGCCTCCGCGCCTTCCACGACAACGTCGACGTCTCAGAGATCGCGAAGCGGTTCGGCGGCGGCGGCCACAAGAAGGCTGCGGGATTTGCTCTGCCTGACGGAAAGCACATCGAGGAGATCTTCGACGTCTGAGCTTCATATTTACCAGACATGAGACCCAGAGTGCTTGAGGAGTGCATTGTCGTAGGTGGTGCCCTTAAGGGCGACAACTTCCTAGCCAAGTCCAGGGACCGCAACTACACGCCCCATGTGACGATATACCGTGAGCTGCTCGACAGCGGCATCGAGATCGTCTACATGCACGACGAGGACACCGACTACATGGAGGGCATGAACTCCGAGGGCATCGGCATCGTCAATGCGGCGCTGCTTGTCGGAGATGATGAGAAAGCGGTCAAGGGCAAGATCAAGTCCACCGACGGCAAGATCATGCGCGCTGCCCTAGAGTGCACAGACCTCAGGACCTGCATTCAGACGCTCATCTCCACCGGCGGCGGCATCAAGGGCCACACGCTGGTCGGAAACAGTGACACCCTCTACACGATTGAGATGACGTCCAAGCACAATCCCGTCATCAACAAGGTGAAGGACACCTCGAAGACCCAGGTGAGGACCAACCACGGCCTCAAGCACGCCGGCGCCGGCTACACGGTTGATCGAAAGCCAGACGACTACCTGAGCTCAAAGATCAGGCAGGCGACCGCCGAGGTCCAGGTCGCAGGCGCGGAGGACATCGGTGAGATCGCGCCGTCGCTCGCCCGCCAGACATTCGATCCTGAGTCCAACTACAACATGAACCGCAAGACGGACAACATGTCTACCACCTCTCAGTGCGCGATGAACCTCTCCAAGCGCCACTTCAACTTCTACTTCTTCCCCACACACTGCGAGTTCAACGGTGTGGTGGACAAGACCCCTGAGGACTACGACCCCCGAGTGAAGATCAACGTCTACAGGTACAAGACTCCGGGCAGAAAAGGCCTGAGCCTAAAGTAAAAACTGCAGCTCCCAGGCTATAATGCCTCCATGAGCGAGCGACCCACGTGGGACAGCGTCTGGATGGACACTGCCCGAACAATCTCACGCCGATCCTACGACCCACGACACCAGGTGGGGGCCATCGTGGTGACATCAGACAATACCCAGGTGCTCTCCGTTGGCTACAACGGTAATTACACAGGGGGCCCAAATGAGGTTGAATCTGCGAACCCTGGGGAGTCCGGAATGATACACAGCGAGATCAACGCGCTGCTGAAGATGGACTACAACAACCCGAAGCGCAAGGTGATGTACGTCACATTGAGCCCTTGCCGTATGTGCGCGAAGGCGATCGTCAACGCCGGGATCAGCGAGGTCGTGTACGGCGAGGAGTACAGGGACGCCTCCGGCCTGGATATACTGCGGTCCGCAGGAGTGACAGTGAGGCCTATCAACGAGCCTTCAACTGGGTCGTGAGCGAGATACCTATAGATAGCATTGCGCCTATTGCAGAGAACGACATGACACAACGTCACAAACACGAAAAGCTGATCCTCAAGCTCCTATCAGAGGATGATAGGATAGAATATTGTCTCAATGAAGGAAGGCTAGATATTCTCTCAGAGGCACAGAAAATATCTGAGGAAGACATTCAAAATGTCGCGAAATCCGTTGAGAAGACTGAAAAGGAGCTTGCGATAATTGCCGCAGCCTCCAAAGACGCAGGTTTCGAAGCGTACTCTGTGTATTTTGATGCGATGCTCAAGCAGATGAAGACTGTCAAGAAGTACATTGCGCAGGTGGGAATTGGTGGTATCAAGGATAATATGAGCATAGCACTGACTCTATTATCGCAAGCCATCGCAATGGAAGATTCAGCGACAAAGGCTGCAAACGGCCTTGAAAAGTCAATAACACTCTTTGCAAAAGAGTTGGCGCCTCTAATCGAAGATGATAAGAAAGACACACCACTAGAAGATCTAGCAACAGATGAGAGCAATGGCCTACCATCAGTAGATGAGCTCACAAAAGGTCTGCAAAAGGCTTTCGAAGGAGCTGGTCTAACAAAGAAAGAAGAGCAAGGCGGTTTGTTTAGTAAGCTGATGTCCTTCGGTAAGAAGATGTACAAGAAGCTTACAGGATCTGATGCAGAGAAAGAAGAGATCAAGAAGGCTGAAAAAGTTGCTGCAGCTGTAAAGAAATTGCAAAATGACGCGAGACCAATGCCTGATCCAGGTGATGCCATTTCTGCAATCCTAAAAATGTCGTTAAATCAGCTTGAGAAATTTGTAGGCGGTCTGAAAAAAGCGAAAGCCAAGCCTCCCCCAAAGGGTGCTCTAAAAACACTAGCAGCAAAGGTTGAAGCCACACCACCCACAGGCGGTTCAGAAGAAGGTGGTAAGGACAAAAAAGCAGGAAGTGAGAAGACAGCAGCAGTCGCGTCAAAACTATCAGTCAAAGACCTTGAAGGTGAGTTGACCAAGGTTGTGGGCGATAATGAAGAGACAAAAAAGCTAATTCCTGGTGCAATTGCAGCAATTCGAGGTATTGATTCTCTCAAAGACATTATTGCAGACGCTAAAATTGCATTGCACAAACAAAGCTTATCATATCTTCTTTTTGAAGCTGAGAGTGATCCTGCTCCTGAAGATAAGAAGACAGAAGATAAAGAGGCAAAAAAAGTTGAGTTTGAAACTGTGCTAAAAGCAGTTTCAGGTGCTGTCAAAAATGAAGAAGTTGCGAAGCAGCTAACAGCCGCGGCTTTTAAGTTCATGAAGGAAAAAGGAATCAGCGTAGGCGATTTGCCTGCTGATGTTACTGCTCAGCCTGACAGCAAACCAGATGACAAGTCTGGTGGTGGAATTGTTCCAGATGAAAAATTCAACGATGTCTTCAATAATAGTAAGCTATGGATTCAGACTCCCAAGAAAAGAAAGTCTATTCTGAATCCTACAAATCCCGCTAATAAACAAGCACGCCAAAACTGGAAAGATGAATTCAACAAATCAGCAGGAAAAAAAGTCTTTGAAAGAAAGCACATCGAAGACACATCAATCAGTGAAGGCGTTGACAGAATTCTTAAGCTCGCTGGCATAAAGGACGAGGAGTGACATGGCAAAGCTGAATGAGTCAAAGATCGTTGAGGCCATGCGCCTCGCCTATCTCCGGAGGCTCCACGAGGTGATCGGTGAGACCGACGTGAAGGACAAGAGGGGTAATGTGGTGATCTCTCCCGGTCTCAAGGTCCGTCACAAGAAGTCACAGTTCGAGTACACTGTGTCATCTGTGAAGGAGGATCCGAAGTCAGGCGACGTGGTGATCACTCTCAAGAGCCCTGAGATGCCGCGTTTCACGCCTTCCGGTGGGCAGGAGTTCGTGGGCGAGGAGACACCTCTACTGACAGGCGCCGCTCCTACCTCGGGTCACGATGAGGAGCTCGCAGCAATGGCTCAGCCGGACGCTGTCGAGGGCGAGGAGACCGTCTTCATGGTGGATGAGAAGGAGTTCAAGAAGGACTACGAGGTGAAGTGATGCACATCGACGACGACATCAAGAAGGAGATCCGCCGCTCCCTAGGCCTTCCGGAGCGGAGGGCAGAGTCAAAGATCAATGAGGCGTACGTTGTTGAGCCCAAGTCCTACACGCTCAAGACCGACTTCCTGAGCGACAAGGCGAAGAAGGCCCGCATCGACGACTTCAGCGCGAACGCCAAGTCACTAAACGCTGTGAGCGCGAAGCTGGACACCGCCTCAAGGGACGATGCGGACGACCGCTCCTCGGAGTTCAGGTCGCTCAAGGTCGACGAGGCGCACTGCCTCAATGAGGCCTTCCTCAGGGCGCGCCACTTCGACAACATCGACGATCCCAGGAGCCAGATCTCCATGGACACACTTTCCTTCATGCGCCTCGAGCGGGACTTCGGCGGATTCGACGCGTGGCAGAAGGACTTCATAGCCTGCGGCATGTCGGCACGCAGTGGTTACGTTGTGACCGCCTACAACATCCTGCTCGGCAGGTACATGAACCTCGTGGTCGACGCGGGAGGCTGCAACATACCGATCGGATGCATGCCCATCGTTGTTCTCGACGTCTCAGAGGGCGCGTACTACCGGGACTACATCGGTGATCGCAAGACCTACATCATCGCAATGATGAAGGAGCTCAACTGGGACGTCATCGAGGAGCGCGTCAAGAAGGCTGAGAGGATCGCGAAGGTGATGGCATGAGACCCACATCAAAGACAGGACCGGTTCAGGCGACACAGCACGATCCCATGCATGGGCCAACACCCACCTGGGTTCACGGAAAGGGTCGCCGCCCAGGCACGCTTCTCATCGGATCAAAGTCAGGCGCAGACACACGTGAAGTGCCTGCAAACAGCGTCAAGTTTAAGTTCGGCCCGGACACTGAGATGTTTGGGATTCCCTACACAGACCCATATGCGCAGAATGAGTCTGCCGGCTTCAAGCTCACTAGGGCACAGCTTCGTGCCATGATCCTCGAGGTTCTCACTGAGGGTGAGGACGAGGGCGGTGATGAAGGCGGCGATGATCTCTTTGGTGACGCCGAGGGCGGCGAAGACGAAGAGGGCGGAGATGAGGGCGGTGAGGAAGCGGGCGGCGAAGAGAGTGGAGATAAAGAGGGAGGAGATGAGGGTGGCGGCGAGGAAGGGGGTGACGAGGAAGAAGCTGCCGACGACAGCGAAAAGGACGAGGAAAAGGAGCCTGAGCCCACAGGCCCGGTTGGAGACGAGGTCGATATCGCCCTGAAGGACGTTATGGCTGACTTTGAGAAGCGCGCCCTGGACGCTGCAAAGGCGAAGGGAGAGCTCAAGCCTGTCGATGCGGTCAAGAAGGAGGGACGTGTGTCCCTTGCACGTCTACTGTTCGAGGAGGAGGAGACACCGCTCATGGACATGGGCACGTTCGCTGCAGATGTTGCTAGGCTCATCAGCAACTACGACTCCCTCATCGACATGGAGGCAGTGATCTACACAAAGGCGAAGGATTTCCTGGAGAAGAAGTACGGCAAGGAGTACTCCGACCAGCTGGAGGATATACTCGCTCGTGAGTACAACATAGAATTCGACCACGAGTATGACCCAGAGAAAGCAGAGCAGCCGATCTTCGCAGTCGGCGCCACAGCGGCGGCCGCAGGCGCCTGATCTCAATCGTCGCCTGATCGACTATCAGACTCGTAAGTCGATCCATATCACTCTCACAAAGTCCACGCACGCAGATCTCAGGACCCTGCTCTTCAAGCGCGGCCTGTCCATGCAGGAGGTATTCAATCGGCTTGCGTCTCTCATCTGTGAGCAGAACCCACACCTTTCAAGGCTCCTCGACGGCATTGAGCTCGAGAAGAAGGAGCGGCAAATCAAGCAGGTTACACGCACAGACGCCGAGTCTATATTTGAGCTTATAGAGACAGCAAATCCCTTTGAGACTGAAGAGGACATAGAAGAGGAAGATGAGCACATCGATTAAGAAAATAGTACTGGACATCATTGCGGGAGCAATTCAGCCTGTCTCAGGCTCGTCGCTGAGAATCGATGAGATGCAGAAGAAGATAGAGGACCTCAGCGAGGAGAACACTAAGCTCAAGCGTCTCTATCTGAAGACCACTGTTGACATGAACAGCATGCAGGAGATTGTGAAGGTCATGGCAATGAATCAGGCACAGCTGGCGTCTGATCTCCACACGATATACACAGCTGTCAGGGACGCGGGCATCATCGAGGAGCTTGATGAGGAGGCACCCATGGAGACTGCTTCTGAGGCAACCTCAATGTGGGTCACGAGGTCAGGATCATTGGGCGGCACTGGCGGAATGCTAAACTGATCGCATACCTAATCTTGAGGTGCTCATGACAGAGATCAATCTGACAGGCCTCACGACTGCTACTAAGGGCACGTGGGCCTGGGTAAAAGAAAACTGGCTCACCCTGGTTCTTGCTGTTGCGCTCATTGGCTGTGCCTACGTAATGCTTTCTCAGAAGTCGGCAATGAATGCTGTGCTCGAGCAGTACAGGGCACAAATAACTGAGTCGCACAACGACATCACGCAGTTAGAGAGTGTCGTTGAGAGTGAGAGAACAGCCAGAGAGACAATGCAGCGTGAGTTCAATGAGAGGATCAATGAGATCGACGAGCGCTACACGAAGGCGATAAACGACATACGCAGGGATCGTGCACGACGGATCAGAGAGCTCATGGAAAACACTCCAGAGCTCGACAATCGATTCGGCGAAAGGTTTGGGATACCTGAATGATGTTAGCAAAAAGAATAGTGTCGCTGCTGTGTGCCTGCACGCTCCTGGTGGGCTGCAATAGAACGCCACCCGTGAGTCCAGAGGCTAACTCAACATCTGGCGGTGAGGAGTCACTCCTCGCTCCCTTGGTCGAGGAAGCGCTCACAGAGCTGCCCCTCGTTGAGGCGCCCACCGTGGAGAGAAACACGTCAACCACAGCGAGGAGGTACCGTGTCACACTCGGCATGCCTGCTCCCGCGTCAGGACTTCTGCTGAACGATGAGGCGGAGGCGTACGTGTTCGCTGAGTCAGAGGCGTTTGAGGCAAGGTGTAGAGCAGCAATAACGTCCCAACGAGATAGGGACGCTGTTCGCCTCAGCCTGGAAGTCGGTGAGCTGCGTCTCCAGATGAACTCAGATCGAGAGCGCTTTCGGATTATTCTGGACGGCAGAGATAGGGAGATACAGCGTCTCATGAGCCTAAATGAGACCCTCTCCGGCAGCGCCGACGAGTTCCCCTTGGAGGAAGTGCTGCTTGGCATTGGTGCCCTCGCCGTTGGCCTTGTGGGTGGCTTTGCTGTAGGTTTCCTCTACAATCCCTGATCCTCCTGTAAATCATACGCATATTTAGTAGAGTCCACAGAACGGACTGGAGATCACCGTGAAACTGAAGCACAGCACGCTCGAGAAGGCGATACGCGCCGCACTCTTTGAGGACATCACATACCACATGCCTGACGTGGCCTACGGCATTCACGATAGGCCTGGCCCTAAAGAGGACACAGATCCTGACTTTAAGCCAACTGTTCCACCCCAGGTTCCACTTAAACCCACTGAGATGATGTCGACCCAGCTAGCGGACGAGAAGCCGCCTGTTGAGGATGAGAACTACGCGCCCACCTCCGTGTCAGATCTCAGGCAGGCAGCCTCTGCTCTCGCTTCAATGGTTCCACCTGATAAGGTTGAGCAGTTCTACAGGCAGATGCACAAGATGCTGGATGACGCGAAGACAGCAGACGCGGACGGAAAGACAGTTCGCTCCAAGCAGGTCCAGTCCGAGATTGAGGGTGAGGATGAGGAGGAAGGCATGATTTTGCGCAAGGAATCAAGGAAGAGGAACCGTAAGGTTGACATGCGGCGTGTTGCCGAGTCTATCCGAAAGCTCGCCAAGGTGATCAAGGAGGGACGCTGGGGCGACGAGCCGCTGGGCGCAGGTGATGAGAGATCGAGGCTCCGGAGCCCATACGATCCCGAATACGCCAAGAGCAGGTACTACGATGAGCCTGAGTACCAGGACTTCAGCGACGTCGAGGAGGAGACAGCTCAGGAGGAGGTCGTTGAGGACGCTGATGAGTCGATCCTGAAGCAGCTCGCCCTTGAGTACGGCTTCGGCAAGGACGCCAACTCCATGAGGCAGGCGCTCCACAGGCTGTTCAAGCTGATGAACTACATGATCACAAAGATCGGCGCGAAGAACATCGACATCATGATGGGAACTGTTGTGCCAGAGTTCGTGAACACTGCAGTTGAGGCAGGTATATTTGAGCCCGAGGACGCGACTGATCTAATGACCAATCCTGTTCACGTCAAGAAACTCGACTCGTTCAGGTTCTACTTCAATGAGCTCTATCGGCCCGTCTACCAGAAGCTTCGAGCTGGTGCTGAGAAGTCTGCACGTGATAAGATCGCGTCCCTCGGCATTCCAAAGGCCATTCAGGACACTGTTTTCAATCAGGCCACTGGTGGCGCTGAGAGGAAGATGTCGACCATCGTCAAGCGCCTCGAGAAGGCGGGGGTCTCAGCAGCTGATAAGCAGAAGGCGCTTGAGACAGTGCGTCAAAACTTCACAGCAATTCAGAAGGAGCTGAGCAACATTCCTGCAACCCTCTTGGACAGCGTGCACGATGAGGTCGACCGAATGGGAGACAAGAAGAAGCAAGAGATGATTCTCAAGGCATTTGGTCTCACCAAGGAGTGGCAGGAGGAAGAAGCAGCACGTGCCAAGAGGTAACAATGCGTCGATTGCTCAAAGAGATGATGGAGAACTACCTGGACGATCTCGAGAGCCACACGCCTCAGATTCCTGAAGTTCCAATGCTCAGTAGGATGCCTGGCTCTCAGCAGCTCCCTGTCAAGCCACGCGCGACGACTTGGGTGGTCGACAAGAGCAAGAATTGCCTGCAGCGAACATTTGAGTTCGACTCTCACACTCGCATGTGCGACTTCGTTAGGGAGCTGCTCGACTATGAGATGTCGACGCAGCACTACGGCAGGATCCTGTGCGAGTTTCCAAGCGTGTCGATTGAGGTCCGGACCCACGATCTGGACGCAGTGACAGAGCTCGACAAGGAGTACGCTAGACACTGCGACATGATTTTTGACGATGTGATTCACTTCCGACAGAATGAGAACTTTATAGATGACGTCTACTAAAAAACAGAAGATCGATGACGAGTGGTCAAGAGTGTCGCAGAATCCTGACAACATGATTGTGAGCGATGTCATTAAGGAGAGCATAGACAAGCTGCTCAGTGTCAAGGACACAGCGGTTTCATCAGTGCCACCAGTTGTCTCACTCTCTGGAGAGGGTATTGAGCTTAGCATGGAGATGAGCAGGATTGACATGGCACCCAATGGGTGGTCTGTGTCCTGCATTGCTGGGATGAGTGACGGATACTCTCTGATTGGCACAGATAGGAAGAAGTGGAAGAGGATAGCAGTCTGCGCTGAGCCAGGAGCAGCTCCTCTCTGGCAGGCAGACATAAGGGCTGATGTGATTCGCGTGGAGGTTGAATTCCCCGCAGCCACAGGTCTCAGCATTGTGAATCTGTCTTGCTCCAACGAGCGTGAACAAACACGCGTACTGTGAATATTTAAGGGCTGGAGACCAAGATGTCACACCCAGAAGATGATTATCAGGACGACCTAAATGAGTCAGAGATGGCTCGAACCTTTCAGTTCGACAAGTTTGTCGAGGACCTCGAGCGTCGAGAGAGGCTCCGCCGAGAGATGTATGAGAACGTTCCGACAGACCACAACCAGCTGAACAGGCAGCGTGACGCTCAGAATCGAGAGCAGCTTCACAACAGAATTCGGTGGTCTCGATGAGCACCAAGGACATTAAGTCCCTCGACATCCTTGTTAAGACTCTCGCCTCTCGAGTGATCAAGGAGACCCTATCACCGCTCCAGGGCAAGGAGACCGAGGAGGACCGCCAGCACGTGATGGCCAAGGAGCTCCAGTCAATCCGCAAGGCGCCCAGGTCTAAGTCATCAAAGGACGAGGACCTCGAGGAGGCTGAGGACGAGGAGAAGAAGGAAGAGCCCTCAGATGATGAGGGTGAAGCTGAGTCTGCCCCTGAGGAGAAAAAGTCCTCTGAGTTCGTCTCCAAGAAGATTGCCACGGGCAAGGAGGAGCCAAAGAAGCCGAAGGCCGTGATTCCTGACCCCACAGAGATCAAGGACGTCACGTTCAATCAGGTCGTCAATATGATGAACATGATGCGATCAGGCAAGTCTGCGAAGGATCCTGACACCAAGAAGAAGCTTGACTCCTACTTCAAGAACCTGAATCCCGGAGAGAAGCAGGCGCTCTTCGTGCTGTTAAGCGGTCTGACCCAGATTCTTGCAGGTGGTGTCGAGGGAGATGAGGCGCCTGATCCTGGCAAGGTTGGAATCAAGATACGGCCCAAGCCCTCTGACAAGGACCGACCTGCAAAGACGCCTGAGAAGGTCATGAAGACGCCCGGGTCACCTGCCTCCGTCACAAAGCCGACTCCTGCTGCCGATGAGAATCTTCCCATCATCGTGGGTGAGGCTGCTGATCGGTCAAATGTGCTGAACAGGGTTAGAAAACTTATGGTGAGGTCATGAAGATCACTAAGAAGCAGCTTAGGATGCTCATAGAGCAGGCGGTCGTTGAGAGTGTGACCGGCGAGAGAATGCACCGGTGCTTCCACGGTAATTTAGTCCCATGGGGCACGCAGGAGTGTGTTGACGATATCTCAGCGCGCATGGACGACGCGCGGGCAGTTCGAGACGAGTGCGACAACCGCACTGACAAGCGTGATTACTACAACGGCGTGCTCAAGGTGCTCCGGCGCGAGCTCCGTGACGCTCAGAAGGTGCTAGGTCTCAACGTCGAGTCCGATCAGCCCGAGGACGACAACATCCTGCTGGACGACGAGGTCTGACATGGGCGGCGTAGCAGGACACCTCTCGCACCTCCATGAGTCAATGGACCTCACGTTCGGTGAGATCAAGAGCATCCTTCAGGATGTTGCCACGGCGAACATCAGCGCGCTCGAGAAGGTGGACGGACAGAACATCTTCTTTGGCTGGGACGCGAAGACAGGCCAGGTCCGCACTGCTAGAAACTCCGGAGACATCGCGAAGGGCGGCATGACCCCCAAGGAGTACGCGGACAAGTGGAAGGGTCACCCAGCTGAGTCTGCGTTCATGAGCGGTTTCTCAGCGATTGAGCAGGCCATCAAGAGCATGAGCAAGAAGGACCTGACCGCGATCTTCGGCAAGAACAATGACAGGTACGTCAACGCTGAGATCATGTACAGCGGCAATCCCAACATGATCCAGTACGATGGAAACTACATCGTGGTGCACAACCTACAGTCATTCGCCGGCGGTGAGCAGGGAGTCGTCGACACGGGAGAGTTCGACCAGCTTGTCGCCGCAATTGAGGGCTTCGATGCGAAGGTGTCTCGGCAGAAGTGGAAGGTGCACGGACCACAGCTCGTGGCGCTTAGGGACATCAGCGAGGGAAAGCACTACGACAGCCTAGTGGCAGCCCTTGATAGGGCATCAGGTGGAATGTCCGACAGCGCGACAATCGGCGACTTTGTGGCTGAGAAGCTTCGTGCAGGCGCTGTGGGAAAACTGAAGATGCCCGAGGAGCGCAAGGAGCGGCTCATCGCACGCATCATCGGCCTCACGCGCGGCGATGATCCAAAGTCCCTACCTGACCTCCGTGAGCTCAAGCAGGGACTGGACAAGGCGACGCAGGTCAAGATCTCTGAGATGGCCTCCACATCCTCTGCCCGAGGCACAGCATCGGTGGTCGTTGCGCCCATTGAGCGTGCAATCAGTGACTTCGCCATTGAGGTGCTCAGGGGAATGCAGTCGTTCTTCGTCTCCGACCACGACACCGAGGTGCAGAGGCTGCGCGCTGAGCTCGAGGACGCAGTCAAGAAGCTGCAGTCCGCGAAGGGCGCCGACGCGAAGACAATAGGCGACATGCTTGTGAGGCATCTCGAGAAGCTGGGACACGTCGAGAACGTCGCGCAGTCCATCGAGGGTGTTGTCTTCGAGTATCCTCCTGGCAGCAAGCAGCTCTACAAGCTTACAGGATCGTTCGCCATGGTCAATCAGATCATAGGACGTGCTCGACGGATGAGTGAGGGCGACGCACCTGTAACCGAGTCACGTAGTCGCGGATACTTAGCTGCATTCCTCCTAGGATGACTCATGCCCTACACAATCAAGAAAGAGAAGTGCAAGAAGTCAGACGGAGGCAGCGGCAGTCACAGGCTTCGATACACGGATAAGAGCGGAAAGAAGCACAGCTCCTGTCACTCATCCAAGAAGAGCGCGCAGGGATCAATTGCAGCGATAGAGATGCGTCGAGAGGAAGACGAGATGAGTGTTAGGGAGGAAGTAATGTCTGAGATCTTATTGAGAGAGTCTATTCGTGTAATTTTAAGTGAAGCAGGCAATCTGTCAGCACGAGAAATGCAGAATAGAGCAAAGCGTTGGGATATCTTTCTACAAAAGATGAAAGAGAAGTCTCCGTTTTTTGATCTTGAAGACAATCAGTTTGTAATACCTGTCGCAGGAAATAAAGCACTTGTTTCAGCTCTCAAAACACAGGATCCTGATGCATACAATGCTGCATTTCAAAGTGGAATTACAACGATTCCTCCTGGATCGATTTCGACTCCTTCTAATCTTAAGAAAACACCAGAGTTTGGAGGGCTGGCATCGGGTGCTAGACTAGCAAAAGAGCAAGGACAAATCGATCAAATACAGGCAGCACTTGACTTAGTTTCTCCTGTCAATGTGTTTGTTGGAAACAAGAAGGCAAAAAATGTTGTTGCAGTTCAAAAAGTAGAAGGTACTCCAAAAGCAGATGCAGTTTTAGTCGATGAAGCAGGTAAAAAGGTTGCAGCTATATCTCTAAAAGATGCAGATACTCCTACACAGATGCAGCAGTGGGGAGGAATCGATAACTACGCTGATCATCCTGAAGTTATTGATTTCGTAAATGATCTTAAGGCAGTGCATGCAAATTCGCCCACAGGCAGAATTGAAACTGCATATTTTCGAAAGCTGAATGATCCTGAATTAGCTAGAAAAATATGTTATGGAAATGGCACAAGCTTTGAAAACAATTGTGACATGATTATTGCGTCCCAGGCACCAATTCAGATTAGTAGTTCAGGAAAAATAACAGCAACGAATATATTCTATGCGCCAGAAATACCGTCTGGTGAATGGGCACCTACTTTTTGGGCAACTTGGCGCACTGGCCGTGGTAAAAATCTGGGTCTAACAGATATTCGAGTTGGAGTTTATCCTCTTGCCTGGGGAAGCACAAGAGCAAACGAGCCGCTCCCATCATCTAAAAAATCTGCACGTACGACTAGATCAAGTAAAACCTCTAGATAAACACAGCGAGTAGCTACAAATGAAAAATTCATTAAGAACATCGATAAGAACAATTCTCAAGGAAGAGATCACCTCTGCCGACAAGAAGGAGATCGAGAAGATCGCCCGAAAGCAGGCAGAACTTACTCTCAGCCGCGAGCTTGGCCCGGACGTCATGAAGACCATTCGCGCTGAGGTCGAGAAGGTGACTGAGAAGACGCTCGGCGGCAAGGAGTCCCAGGCTCAGATCGAGGAGCTCGTGGTGGCAGTTGTCAAGCGCCTCTACAAGGACATCACGGTCGGCAGGTGACCAAGGAAGACCTCAAGTGGCCGCTAGGCCTCGTGCTCATGCTGTATATGCTGGGCTTCGCCCTGTACAGCAAGTTGTGCTGATGCCAGAGGTCCTATAGGACATCCGATTGCCGACCATGGTTATACCCATTCGTCGGATTCGAATCAATCTGTGATCATTCTGGGGGTTACAGAATCGATCTGATGAGGGCTCGAAGCAGGGCCTCCGACTGCACCTTTGCTCCGCGCCGCTCGAGTGGGCAGCCGGCTGCGATCGATTGTGAGAGGATCGTGCCGATCTCCCGCTTGGCAGCGTCGGACATTGGTGGGAGAAGAGCTGAGAATCCCTTGATGTCGCCCTTGCACAGCATGTCTCTCATCTTGGTGCCGCTGATCTCCACGGTTGCAGTCCTGGGTATACCAACTCCTTGGATGCAGGGTGCCTCGCAGTCAGCTCCCACGCCAGCCCACAGGTCACCGAACTGCGCCCTCATCGCCTCGTCCGGATAGTTGCCCACGATGTCCACACTGTCGGAGTAGATGCTGATCACAGTCTCGTCGACCCGTGCCGTCACATTGAGGTAGGGCACTCTAAATGACTCACTTCCTGCGTCATATGCAGCCTTGAATGCCTCACACACCTCGAACACGTTCCTCACCGGTGCTGGGCCCACGCCGTCGTCTGGAGTGAGCAGCCTCACGCTGCTGGGAAGGTCGAGATTCGGTTTGAGAATGTTGGTCCAGATGTACTTCATGTCCGCCCCGAACACAGGGGTCTCACCGGGAGCGGGCACCTCAATCTTGCGGCCACCCTTTGTGAGAGGCCTCTTATCTGATGGGTCCTTGACCGACTTTGTGCCGCGACCAGAGTAGGAGATGAACACACCCACCACGTCGTTCTCAGGAAGGGCTAGCTCCTTCGCAGCCTCTGTGACCCTTAGCCCTGCTGAGATCTGCACCAGCATGTGGTGCCCCGCGTGGTAGGGCTTCGCGCTCATAGGTACCAGACCAATTTTCATGTGTTCTCTCCGGAGTATACTTAGCTGTGACAGCCATAACTATACTCCTGACCTGTCAAGAGATAACAGATGAACGAGAGGCAGCTAAGAGGTGTGATACGACAGATTCTGCATGAGCAGAAAAGTCGAAGGACTCTTCTAGAGTACGGAGACGATGGCGATGGCGATGGCGGTGCACTCTATAAAGCATTTGTATCTCCATTTGTTGATGTCCTTCAGGCAACTAAACTCGCGAGTCAAGGCATTCTCAACTCGATCAAGCTTGTTTTTAAGACACTAATCACGCTAAGTCCAAAGAAGCTTGTTGAGGCTCGAAATGACTACACAAAAGTCAAAGACACTCTAGACAAGGAATGGGGGCCTCTCATGAAGAAGGCCAGAGACTCTGTCGAGAACAGCGACTTTGGTCTTGTCACATTTGCAGTTGCTCCGAATCTATTTTTCGGGTATCAGCTTGCAAAGTTTGGAGCTGACGCGCCAGGAACCGTTGTTGATTATTTTGAGGGTGCTGGGTGGGACGTTCCTCTGGGTGAGTGGATAAGAAAGACACCCGATGAGAGAGACTCAAGTGGTAGAGGCGGAGGAGGACGTGACGATGATGAAAGTGAGGGTGGCATAATGAAGTCCCTCCGAACGTTCTTCTTTGGTGAGGGTGTTAGTAGCAAGATTGGACCTGACGGAAGACTGCTAAGCGAGGCAGAAGAGGATGAGAAAAAGCAAGACAAATCAGGCCTCTCTAAGTCCAACATCAATGAGAAGATTAACGAATACTTTGCAGAGACGGGCTTCGATAAGACGCTCGATGATCTAGCCGATCAGTTTGTGAAAGCAAAGCAAAATCACGCTGATAAGCTTGTTGCAGCCTCTAAGCAGCAGACAGACACTCTCAAGGCATTCGCAGCTGCGAAGGACATCCCTGAGTTCGAGAAGGTTATTGAGTCCTCAAAGAAGCTCGGCGCTGATGTCTCAGAAATACAGAAGAAAATTGATGAGCTCAAGAGAGACATCACAAAGAAGTCTGAGGATCTGCTCGAAGATCCAAAGTTCAAGGAAGACATCAAGAAGAAAGCAAAGGGAAAAGAGCTTTCAGATGCCGACATGAAAAAGGCTACAGAAAATGCAGCAGCTAAGGCTGCTGAAGAGGCCATTGGTGAGCTCAAGAAAAGCGTGAGTGATGCCCTTAAAGAGTCATTCGACCAGATAAAAAAGCAGATACGAGATGAGCTGACAGATGACATGCCAGATCAAAAGAGCCCATTCTACAAGGCATTTGCCGCATCACCTCGCGGTAAAGAGATTCTTGCAATAGTCGATAAAGCAGTCAACTCTGTGGGTCCCACCGGTGGATGATCTCCGCCTAATCATTCGTGAGATTCTGCTCGAGGAGTTCATCGGCAACAAGGGCGGAGTGAACTACTACCAGATGGGTGGCTCTATCGGAAAACCTGAGCTCTACAATCTAGACTCCAAGGGAAGGCCCACAAGAGATCCGGGCGTCCCAGGACTCAAAAAGCGTAAGAGAAACAGAAAACGCAAAGAGTGACTCAAATATTTAGGAAAGACGCCATGAATAGAAGAGAAGAGCAGGTAATCCGCGATTACGTTCGAATGCAGTTGATAGAGCAGCGTCTACACGAGGCGTCGCAGGGAATGCTAACAAAAGCACTCGAGACTGTCACTGATAAGATTGAGTCCGTTCTGAGCAATCTCAGGCAGCTAGGCGGCGATCGCAAAGAGCTACTAGACACGCTCAAGAAGAACGATGGAACTGAAGCCCTGTCTGCTATTCAGAAACAGGGTGGTGATCTCACAAAACTTGTGAGTGTCCTAAAGACTGCTACACCTGAGCTCAAGGAGGGCACGAGAGCCCACCGACGTCACCTCCTCGCAGAGGCTAGAATGCGAGTAACAGACAGGAGGGTGCTCATCAATGAGTCACTGACACTTTTTGCTGCAACAGGGCTAGTGTTTGCAATCATTGGTGGAATTCCACTTGTGCTTAAAGCACTGGGATGGATTGTTGGTAAGACAAAGTTTAAGTCAGCAGCAGAGAAGATAAACAAGGCAGCTGAGTTCTTCCATCACCTCGAAGAGGCGTGGATGAGTCTCATTCCAAATAAGCCGCTCTACGCTGTCTACATAATGCTCGAGAGTAAAAATGAACCGGAGCGTGTTGCGAATCTCAAGATATATGAAGAGGATCCAGAGAATCCTGTTAAGGGCGGCGTTGGATCCAGATCAATGACATTTGAGGAATTTGAAAAGTCAAAGCTGAAAGTTAAGTACGAGAAGTACGCTTACGCAATCATTATGCTGCCGTGGCTCATAAGCGGTCTCACACAGCTCCATCATGCACTGCATGGGTGGCTTGGTGCGGTGGAAGCCGCTGCCACCGCTGAGAAGACGTTGTTTGTGGGCACTGCCACTGCCGATGTTGTGACAAAGGGTGCTGCAGAGCTATCTGCTGCTGCTAAAGCGCTGTCTTCTGTCTGATTTACAGATCTTCTGCGCACATTACTATTCTCTGAGATTTCTATCCTGGAGAGCGTAATGTCGAAGACTGGCAAATCAAAGAAGTGGGTCCCACAAATTGAGTATGAGGAGGCAGAGAACGGCCTCACGTCCAACATACCATTTATCACTGTTCCAGACGGTGAGGAGATGCCTAGGATGCTCTTCGTCTTTGAGTCAAGGGACACGGGCGAGATCGAGCCAGGTCCGGAGGGTGAGGATGTGCCTGTGGTCGAGCTCAACCTGCATCAGTACGTGAACATGGTAAACCTGAAGATGGGTCTCACACCTGCTGAGTACGATAGAGTGCGGTTTGTTCTCGGCCTCGATCCCCTGAAGAAGGCTGAAGAGGCGGGCAAGAAGATAACAGATGCGGTTCGAAAGAAGGTTGAAGGATCTAACTGACTTCAATGTAAACGATGCGAACTTCACATATAATTCCTTGCGGCTCTAGCAAGGAATACTAGTGGCATCAATTACAAGAGATATTGCAGTAAAGTCAATTCAGAGAATGACGCAGTTTCACAAAGAGACGAATGATCTCTTTGAGAAGTATGGCATGGATCTACTCTCTGATCTCGGAAGAAGAAATACTCTACTCTCTACTGCGCAAGAAAAATTCTTTAGTGATTCACTGAGAGAATCAGGCTATACTGTTTCCAGCGATGGTAGACCAGGACAGCCTGATATCATTGTGACAGATCCTGTAACAGGTCACACTTCTGAGCTAGAGTGCAAGCTAACAACTAGAAACTCGTCAGGCGGTGTTGTTCTTCAGACAGATTATGAGACGCTGCAGAAGAAAGGGACACTCGACTACCTCTACGTGATTGCCAGCCCTGAGTTCACAGAGTTCTGTGTGCTATACTTCACAGGACTCACGTCGGATGACTTCAGGGTGCCGGCTGCTGGCTCTAGAGGCAAGGCGGGCATGGTCAAGCACCGGTGCTACAACAAAGCAACTGTTCTTATGGGTGAGTACAGGAGCCTGAGAGCTGATAATCTGTCACGCCTCGAATCGCTCATGGCGTCCAAAATTCCTCCGTGGAAGAGAAAAAAGTGTGAGAAGTCTCTAGAGTATTGGCGTTCAGCACCCGATCGGCATAGTGTTGTGCTGGAAACAATCTGACAACACGCATAGTTAGATTGGACACCAATATACTGGAGAATTTCTATGAAGTTTGACGCAGATCGTTTCGCAAAGCTCGCAGGCCTTCCAGCTAGTGACAAGGCTGGGGCAGCTGCACCAAAGTCCTCCGCCTCGCGCTCTGTTATGACTGAGGGCCGCCGCGCTGCAAGGGCAAAGGCTCCCGTGCTCAATGAGTCTGCAGAGGTTCAGAAGCTTCGTGCTATCATTCGCAGAGAGACTCTCTCTGTCATCAAGGAGATGCGCGAGGGCGCACTCAGCAGGGTTCAGGGGAAGAAGTCTCTGAACGAGGCGGTCACAATGGGCTTCTACGGTCCAGGGTTCGGTGGCAAGTCCTTTATCCTCGGCGGTCCAATGACCTCAGCTTCTCGTTTCGCCAGCCTCAAGGAAGTTGACGAGATGGACGAGGTCGACGAGATGGACGAGGTCGACGAGATGGACGAGGTCGACGAGATGGACGAGGTCGACGAGATGGACGAGGCAGACGACAAGCATGAGATGGACGAGGCAGACGACGACGAAGAGTGATCTGATCTAGTTACATCTGCTTATACAATCGACTCACCTCCGAGTACAATATTGCTTGAGGTGAGTCGAAATGCATAGTGTAGGTGATATTGTATTCATCGTCTCGAACAAGAAACGCCAGGTCTTTCCTGTGCAGGTCGTCGAGCAGGTGATTAGAAAGACACTTGAGGGTGAGCAGGTCACCTACAAGGTGAAGATTCCTGGTGCAGACACCAAGCCTGTCGATCTGCACGCAATCGATGGTACCGTTCACTTGTCACTCAAGGCTGTGCGGGAGTTCCTGTACTCTCAGGCGACAAGTGCAATCGATGAAGTCGTTAGCACTGCCCAGGAGCTGTGTGCCTCATTTGGGGGCGAACCTGACAACGGTCATGTGACTGAGGCAGCTGCACACGAGAACGGCGCGTCCAACAAGGTAAAAGTGAAGCTAAGTGACGGGACCAGTGCAACGGTGACCCTACCTGATGTACAGTGATAACATGGCAGAACGCAAGACTCGAGTGCTCCTGATCGACGGTTACAACATGCTCCACCGCTCACGGAGCGGCTGGACAAAGGGCGAGAATCCCATCATCTTCAACTTCTTCAGGTCCTTCCGTGCTGTCGTGGACAAGTTCAAGCCTGACGTCACCTACTTCGTCCTCGAGGGGCGACCTGTCAAGCGGCTCGAGACGATGGCCGAGTACAAGGGGCAGCGCGAGTACCACGACCGCGACGACTTCAAACGACAGCGCAAGTGGATCATCCAGAAGCTCAAGGAACGCTTCCCGGTTCGTGTGGTTCGGCACCCCCACTACGAGTGCGACGACGTCCTCGCCGCGCTTGCAACAGTGCGTCACCCTGACGCCGACTGTGTCGTGGTGTCCTCTGACACCGACTTCCACCAGCTCCTCCAGAGCCACAAGAGCCTCAAGCTGTTCAATCCCGTCAAGAAGGAGTTTGTTCAGACGCCGGAGCACGACTACGTGGTCTGGAAGGCCCTCCGCGGTGACTCGTCCGACAACATTCCCGGCTTCAAGGGTATCGGTGACAAGCGCGCCCTGCAGCTCGTTTCCGATCCTGCTGCCCTCGAGGAGTTTCTCGCCGAGCCCGGCAATCGCGAGCTGTTCGACCGCAATATCAGCATGATCAGGTTCCACGACCTCAGCGCAGAGCTGTCTGCTCTCGAGACGCACTTCTGCGACGCCGAGGTCGACTGGCAGTCTGTTCGGACTGACTTCAATGACATGAAGTTCTTCTCCATCACGACTCCCAAGTCCTGGGACAAGTTCGTCAAGACATTCGACAGCCTCACCTGATTTACCCAGCGCAGCGTGCAGATAGGATTTCTGCATTCCACGGAGGTATGTATGACAGCTCGTAAGCCGGTGAGTGACCGGGATCTTGTATCACTTAGACAGCGCGGCCTGATCCTCGCTGAAGAGACTGCTTTCTGGCAGGACGGCGTTCTAACAGTAGAAAACCTTATCAATAAGCAGCAGAGGCTACTGACAGTCGATGTCAGCACTCTACTAGAGTCAAATAGAAGGGTGCTAAAGGGCTGATGACTGCATTTAAGAACCTCACGTTCGGGGATGAGGCCCGAGAGAAGATCCAGCGTGGCGTCAATATTCTCTCCGACGCTGTGAAGGTCACAATGGGTCCTCGAGGCCGCAACGTGATCATCGAGAGGGAGTCTGGCCCACCGCACCTGACGAAGGACGGCGTGACAGTCGCCCAGGCAATCGACCTCAGGGACAGGTTCGAGAATCTCGGAGCGCAGATGGTGAAGGAGGCCGCACAGCGGAGCGCCGAGATCGCAGGCGACGGCACCACGACCTCCACAGTCCTCGCCCAGGAGATCTACAACGAGGGCCTCAAGATGATCTCTGCGGGATTCGAGCAGTCAGAGGTGTGCAAGGGCATCACGGACGCCGCGGCCGCCGTGATTCAGTCCGTGTCAGAGATCTCACGCCCCATTGTGAGCGATGAGGACATCGTGCACGTCGGAACAATTTCCGCCAACGGGGACCGAGAGATCGGTGAGCTCATTGCTCGGGCCCTGTCATCGGTGGGTCGTGATGGCACGGTCACTGTCGAGGAGGCGAAGGGATTTGAGTCGACCCTCGACGTGGTCGACGGCACCCAGATTCCGCGCGGCTACCTCTCACCCTACTTCGTCACCAACCACGACAAGCTCCTGTGCGAGCTCGACAACCCGTACATCATTCTCGTCAACAAGACCATTTCCTCCATCAAGGAGCTGCTCCCGTTGCTCGAGCGCCTGCACAATGAGAAGCGATCTGCCCTTCTCATATCTGACGACCTCGACGCCGAGGCACTGCAGGCACTTGCTGTCAATAAGTTGAAGGGCATCCTGTCCATCTGCGCAATCAAGGCCCCGGAGTTTGGGGACACGCGGGTCCACACGTTCGACGACCTGTCGCTTCTCACCGGCGCGTCTGTGATCAATGCAGCGACACTTGACTCAGGCAAGGCATTTGACACACTCACACTCACCGCCTGCAAGAAGGCCATTGTCACCAAGACGTCGACTACGCTAGTGGGCTGCAAGCCACCCAGCGCCGACCTCCTCACAGAGCGTGTGAAGTCCCTCAGGGAGAAGCTCAGCGACCCCTCGCTGCAGGGTCCAGAGAGGGAAGTGACGCAGCGTCGGCTCTCAAGGATATCCGGAGGAGTCGCTGTGCTTCGTGTCGGTGGATCCACGGAGATTGAACTGAAGGAGCGCAAGGACAGGGTCGATGACGCACTCCACGCAACCCAGGCTGCAATCGAGGAGGGCATTGTTCCTGGTGGTGGAACTGCCTTGATCCGCGCCTCGAAGTGCTTGGATAAGCTTGTACAAAGGGATGAGGACAGCTACAATTGTGGAGTTAGAATCATGAGGACAGCGTGTGAGGCTCCCATGAGGCAGATTATTCTTAACTCCGGCGTGTCACCAGACATTATTCTGGAGCGTGTAAAGAAGATGAAGGGAAGCCAGGGCTATGACGCTCGAGGCGAGACATACAAGGACCTGATCGCTGTGGGAATCATTGATCCCACGAAGGTCGTCAAGTCAGCTGTGAAGCACGCAGCTTCCGTTGCGTGCAACCTTCTGTCCATCGGTGCTGCTGTCACTTACGATGTGAGAGAAGCTTCTGACGACATGTCACAAGATAGTTCGCTTTTGTTCGGTTAATATGTGCAAAGTTCGCTCTAACGTGGTAGGATGAATCAACCCCTGCAATCAATGCTAGGAGATACTTGAGATGAGTAACAGACACAATAACGCAAACAGAGACCGGCACCAGGATAATGACGACGTTGTTGTCGACAACACCTATGACGTGACCGGTAATACCTACACACGCCAGACGCTAGAAGCCCTCAGCGAGGGAGAGCTCGGACACATCGAGACCACGATGATTAGACACATCAATTCACTGCGTTCGAAGGGCAAGAAGACGTATCCTTACGAGGTGGAGCTCTGCTACGTTCAGGACGAGATCAATCGGCGGGCTGATATGATTGCTGCAGCCGCCGAGTACGCGAAGCGTCACAACCCGGGCTGGAGTCTTCAGGGCGATCAGGCCGGAGTTGACGCAGAATGAAGGACACTCTCGAATCATTCTTCCAGCAGGTTGGCAAGACTGATCTGCTTACACGTGACCAGGAGATCGAACTGTCCAAGCTCATCGAGTCGGGCGACAAGAGAGCCCGTGACAAGATGATCAAGGCCAACCTCCGGCTAGCCATCAGCATCGCCAAGCAGTACCAGAACAAGGGCTGCGACATGGAGGACCTGATCCAGGAGTCCTCCATCGGCCTGATCAAGGCGATCGATCGATTCGATTGGCGCCGCGGCTTCAAGTTCTCAACCTACGCCTGCTGGTGGATCAAGCAGTCCGTGCGTCGGCACATCGCTTCCCACAGTGCCTCCTTCAAGCTGCCTGCCTACGCGAAGAACATGATGTTCAAGATCCAGCAGGCGGCCGCCGAGTACGAGGAGGAGTTCGGTCAGCGACCCACGCAGCAGGAGATCGCAGATCTCCTCGGCGTCTCCACTGACATGATCAGCTCCATGATCGACTGCGCGATGCCCACCGTGTCCATCGACAAGGCGATCGGTGCGGATGGCAGTGGCAACACCAAGACCCTGCGTGACGTCCTTCCTGATGACTCCGACCCTGTGGACGTCGTGATGGACAAGCAGAAGATTGTTGGTGTTCTGCGTCACGCGCTGAGCACACTCACTCCCCGTGAGGAGCGCATTGTTCGCCTTCGGTTTGGAATCGCCGAGGACGACAACGACACTGATAACTTTCCGATCACTGAGACAGAGTACAATGCACTTCTCGTTGAGAAGGCAGCTAAGGAGAAGCGCTGATGAGCATGCCCAAGGGTTTCAAGTCTCGAAAGGGTTACGCGACCATCACGGAGATTCCGGGTGGCATGGACTACCGGAGAATCGCGGAGCGAATGTCCGCTGACGGCGACAAGATGAACCACGCGACCGCACGCAACGTCTTCCTCAAGGCGATGATGAAGATCGCTGGACCCATCCACGAGCTGTATCAGATGGACACCTCTGAGGATTCCGTGATGAGAACTGCGAAGGATCCGGAGTTTCAGGCAGGCGTTGTTGACATGCTGGATGAGTACGGTCCCAGCAAGATCTAGGAGAGCACATGGCAAGAGGTCTTAAAATCGAGTGGCGGGTCTACAGTGCTCGCCGTCGAATTTCGGTGAAAGCGCTAATTGAGCAAGGCATCGTAACTGACTATGGCAGCTTTGTCGCCTACTGTGAGACGATGTCAGTCATTCCAATGTCGGAGTCTGACTTTAACGCAGAGGCTAGCCTTCACGTTAGAGTCTCTGTTGCTGAAGAAGCAGCGAACAAGGATGAGAAGTCTACTGATGCTCCTGCTAATGTGATTGAAGCCACTGTGTGGCTGGCGGGTGTAAAGGAGGAATTGCCGCCTGCACCTGAGGAGAAGAAGACGAGCAAGAAGCCCAAGAAGCAGGAAATCTCGCAGGACTGATAATGAGTCCGTTTATTAAGCGTGTGGTGTTCGGATGCACAATTGTGCTCAACACTGTTCTATTCGCTTATAACCTGCTTGAGAGGGAGGACATTCCCTCCGCAGCCCTCAATGTCTGCGTGTGCATCATCTCATGGATAGGCATCTACTTTGTGAATGCCGCTGAACAACTGGATAAGCAACTAGGAAACACAACAGGAGAATACGATGACGACGATGAATAAGGAAATCATTCACGAGCTGGTTGAGAAGGTGATCGACCTGGAGCACGAGATCAAGACCCTCCAGGAGAATCGCAAGGACATCCTTGACGAGTACAAGGACAAGATCGATCTCAAGGTGTTCAACGCAGCCCTCAAGATCGCCCGCATCAAGGCGAAGCTGGCGCAGACCTCCGATGAGTCCCTCGACGAGGTGCTCGATGCGGTCGAGGACAAGATCTGCGTCAACGTGGGCTGAAGATGACTACACGAAAGGTCCTCAGCTATCCTGACCCCCGTCTCAGGGAGATCTCTGAGCCTGTCACGCAGTTCGACGACGAGCTCAAGACGATCGTCCAGGACATGGTGGACACCATCGAGGTGATGGGCGGGGCAGGTCTCGCAGCTCCGCAGATCGGTGTGCACAAGCGTGTCCTCGTGATCAAGAGCAAGCTCTTCGTCGAGGAGAGCCCCGACGCCTCCTACAGCCCAGAGACGTGGGTCCTGGTTAATCCTGTGATTCGTGCCTCTGGCAGCACCCAGCGTTGGTCCGAGGCGTGCCTCTCTGTGCCACTAGGCAGCGGCAATGTCGATCGGCACGAGGACGTCGAGGTGAAGTACCAGCGCCTCGACGGCACTGAGAACACTGTCACTGTGAAGTGGCCCCTGTCAGGCGCCCTTCAACACGAGGCAGACCACCTGAACGGCATCCTCTACATCGACCACTTGGGTACCCTCGAGCGATCGCTCGTGGTCAGAAAGGTGGAGAAGATGCACAAGCGCCTGAGTGAGCTCGCCGAGGCGAAGAAGGAGCAGGAGATCCTGGACCTCAGGGGGTCAAAGGCTCTCCTCAAGTACAGGGCAGAGAAGGCTGGACAGGCGGTTCCCGAGAAGCGCCGCGACAAGCCCGGCAAGAAGTTCGGAAGACTAAAGAAGCGCAAGTGAGACTTGTGGTCGACCAGCAGCACTCGACGAAAAAGAGTGCCGCTGGTTTGCCGTTTAAGTGCAATCCTAGATCAGACGGTGTAGTATTGAACCATGGCTAAGGCAAAGAAGATCAACAAGCGAGGCATCGCCCGGTCGCACTTCTTTGCCACGGTGGGCGACCTTGCACGGTGGCGCGGTCGCACGGCTATTTTCAAGGACCAACGACTTGAGGCAGACCGCAGGGCGTGTCGTGTGAGGGTGACAGACCATGAGTGACATGAAGATGTTTGAGATATACATGTTCTCCGATCAGGTGAACAAGAGCGGCCACGGTGGCCACGTTCGATTCGTCGCCGCCAAGGACGAGCACGATGCTAGCCACAAGGTGGCCTTCGTGTGGGGACACTGGTGGCGCACGTGCGGCATCCGAGAGGTGGACATGCACTACTGGTGTGACACCCACTCCACCCTGGTGGAGGGCAAGTCTGCGCACTCACTGTCACTGCAGGCGTACAACGAGTACTGTGGAAAGGTCTGAGGAGAGTCACATGCTGGTGAGCGAGATCCTGGAGAGTGTTCAGAATGAGTCGGGCTCCAACGCGAAGATGGAGATCCTCCGACGACACAAGGGCAACAAGATCCTCGTGAAGGCACTTCGAATGGGGCACGACCCGTTCACGCCCTTTCACGTGGTGAAGGTTCCCGCTGTCACCAAGAAGCAGCGCGCCGCACTCTCCCAGGAGTCAGACCGCTGGGGAGGCTTCTTCACTGCGGCTGGCAAGTGTGCTGCCCGCAAGGTGACAGGCAACGCCGCAGTGGAGACGATCCATGCTGCCCTGTGCGGCGCCACGGAGGCTGAGGAGAAGTGGATGCGCAAGATCCTCAAGAAGCACATGGCGATCGGTGCGTCCGAGAAGACCATCAACAAGGTGATGCCGGGCACCGTGCCCACCTTCGACGTGCAGCTCGCCCAGAAGTTCGAGGAGAAGCGCCTCGCGGGCCGAAAGCAGGTTGCTGTGGAACCCAAGCTGGACGGCATCCGGTGCTTCGCCGTGGTCCGAGACGGCAACGCCACCCTGTTCGCCCGCAGCGGCAAGCAGATCACCAACTTCGACGACACGATCGGCGCGGAGCTCGCCACACTCGAGGACGGGTGCTACGACGGCGAGATCATGGGCAAGGACTTCACTGCCCTCATGCAGCAGGCCTACCGGAAGGACGACGTTGACGTCAGGGACACTTACCTCGCCCTGTTTGATTATCTACCCATCGAGGAGTGGGATAGCAAGGAGACGGCCCTGGGCTGCTCCAAGAGGTACGCCGCCCTGAGCACCCGACTGAAGCCCGGGCTGAAGCACCTGCGCCTCGTGCCCCGCACCCTCACGGAGCCGAGCTACGGGCCGATCAAGGCGCTGCACGACACGTACGTCTCCCAGGGCTACGAGGGCGCGATGGTGAAGGACGTCGAAGCGCCCTACCTTTTCGGCCGCGGTCACGAGGTGATGAAGCTCAAGGCCTTCCACGACGCCGACCTCCGGATCGAGGGGTTCATCGAGGGCACGGGCAAGCACGAGGGCAAGCTGGGATCTGTCCTGGTCGACTACGAGGGCGTGCAGGTGCAGGTGGGCTCCGGGTTCAGCGATGAGCTTCGAGAGCAGATCTGGGCTGACCAGAAGTCCTTCCTCGGCCGGATGATCGAGGTGCGGTACCAGGAGGTGACTCCGGACGGCTCGCTGCGGTTTCCCACCTTCAAGTGCTTCCGAAATGATCGCTGACTGACTGATTACGCTGTCAACTCTCCGCTAGGCTCATACTTATGCTAGCGGAGCAGGGTATAAATGACAGCAAACAATCAGTACTACATGGGTGAGAACTTTGTGCCGGCGTATCAAATGTCGGCAACGCCCTTCGTCACATCTTCAAACGTGACGCTTGGACAGACGAAGGAGATAGCGTTCGGAAACGTGACCCGTTTCCTGATCGTCAAGAACACCGGCGCCTCGAGCACGATGTTGGCGGTGGGGTTCACACAGAACGGCCTCAAGCCTGCCAACTCCAACTACTTCCTGCTCAGCGGCTCCGAGGCATTCTCAGCTGAGCTTCGTGTGGACAGGGTGTTCATCTCTGGCAGCGCCGGCGCCCCGAACTTCACAGTCGTGGCGGGCCTCACAGGCGTTGATCCTAGCAGGTTCCTCCTGGTCACCTCCTCAAACGGATTCAACGGAGTAGGTTGAGTCGATATGGCGGACAATGGCTTCGCCACCGGGTTTGGAACGAGCTTTGGTCCAGGTGGATTTGGCGCAGGATTCGCTGCAGCACCTGAAACTGCAGGTCCTATCTTGACTGGCCTTGTGCTGCAGTATGACATCGGCAATGCGACATCCTATCCTGGGTCTGGCAACACAGTGTACGATCTACAGGGAAACAGCAATGCCACACTGGTGAATTCACCCACGTACTCCAGCGGTTACTTACAGTTCGACGGCACGAACGAATACCTGATGACGAACACATCGCTCGCATCCAAGGTGACGACCGATATCACATCGATCTCGATGTGGGCATATCCAATGGACAACGGTGTACTCCTCAGCGAGCAAGGATCAACTTCTCTCAATGCTGGCTGGCACGACTCGCAGATGGAGATGGTGGCCGGCACGATGAATTTTGGAATGTGGAATGGCACGGGCATCACATCGATAACCTCAGCGATCGCCACACCCCTCAACGCCTGGTACAACTTCACCATGGTGTACAATGGCACGAAGCTCACTGCCTACGTCAACGGTGCCAACGCAGGAGAAGTGACTTTTGCCCGCGTTAATCCAATCGAGGGTGGAACCGGAATACACTACGCGATCGCAGCGGAGGACTCTACTGATATGGGTGACGGTAGCTACGCCAACATGCGTCTAGGCCAGTTCCTAGTGTACAGTGTGGCACTCACAGCGGATCAAGTGCTGGAGAACTTCAACGCCACGAGAACCACCTATGGGATTTAAGTGAGCGAAGACCCTGTCGAGTGTGCAAATTGACTCATTCGTGTGTTATACTGTTGACATAGGAGAAGCGCATGAGCTCAACGTACGAGAGAAACAGGATGATCGCCCAGCTTAAGCTCCTCGAGGCCGGTGTGGTACCAGTCGATCGAGGCTTCCTCGCCTCTATCGCGAAGGGGCCTGCTAGACCCCTTAAGGTCGTTCGCGACAGCCTCTCGTCCCTCTCGCCGGAGGAACGTCGAAAGTCGACTCGCAAGTTCCGCAAGCTGCACCGCAAGGTTGCGAAGGAGCTCATGAAGAAGGCCAATCGCGTGGAGAAGGCTCGAGCCCGAGGAATGCAGGAGTTCCTTGCTGCGAGCGAAAAGGGCCCCTCGAGGCCCACACCCAAGTGCCATGATGCCAGAAACCGCGAGGTGTGGCAGTACTTCATGCACCTCGCCGCAACCGGAAAGATCTGAGGCGCATACTTATTGACATTGTCAGGAGTCAGCTGATGGATCAGAGAACAATGAAGGCGAAGGAAGAGCTCGCGGTGTACAAGGCGATTAGCAGACTGCCCATGCAGGTCGAGGAGATGACCCTCCTACTCAAGAAGGACTTCGGACAGCTTGTGGTCGAGCACGAGCTTGACCTCTGCCAGGGAAACATGATGCGTGCCTGGCTCATGTCCGAGGTGCGCCGGCACAAGATGCAGCACCTGAGTGGAAATCGAAGCCAAGAGGTTCAGGACCTCCTCGATCGCATGCTCTGATACAAATCGATTCTCCTGGCAATAATTGCCTCTGTTCCTAGAAGGAGGACAAATGGCAGGATCTGATAGCACAAACGCACCTGGGCGTCCATGGACGATTGTAGGCACATTCTCAACGTACGAGGCTGCTTCCGCAAAGGCAGCCCAGCACAAGGGCCCGAGGAACGTCGAGGTGAAGATCAAGAAGCTGTCGACAGGCTTCACGGTTCGAACTCGTCAGGAGGAGCGTGCGGCATCTCCTGTTCATCAGGAGTCCGCGCCCTCAGGCGCAGTGAAGAAGACCAAGATGAAGGCGAAGGAGCGGCGTGCTCTGGAGCGCAGCGCCAGCGCTGAGGACTCTCTTGATTCGCCTGCTGAAAAAACTTCCTAACACCGTATACGTGGCAGTGTCAGGTGGTGTTGACTCGATGGCAGCACTTGACTTCGCCCGCCGCGGCAAGCGGGCAGTTCACGTGCTTCACTTCGACCACGGCACAAAACACGGCTCCGAGGCGAGAAAGTTCATCGAGGCGTACTGCTCATCGGAGCGTATTCCTCTGACAATCTCATCACTGCAGCGTCCCAGGGATCCCAGTGAGTCACTAGAGGAGTACTGGCGCAATGAGAGGATCAGGTTCTTTAGGGAGCACACTGACGCTCCGATTGTGACAGCGCACCACTTGGACGATGCAGTTGAGTGGTGGATCTTCACCTCTCTTCACGGATCGCCTAGGCTCATGTCGTACAGTAATGACGCGACGGGTGTGATCAGGCCCTTCCTCGCGACGCCAAAGGACGAGCTTGTCTCGTGGTGTGAGAGGAAGGGTGTGCCGCACGTGAGCGATCCCAGCAATGAGTCGAGAAATCACAGCAGGAATAGGATTCGTCACGATATTGTGCCGCATGCCCTCGTAGTCAATCCTGGGCTTCGGACTGTAATCAAGAAGAAGATTGTGGAGGAGCTAGGATGACTGACAAGAAGATATTCTATATTGTTGAGGCATTGCGGTGGGGTGATCGCGAGAGTCACTCATACATTGTTGGACTGTACAGTGAGCTCGACCGTGCGAAAGCCGCAGCCGATGCGCACTCAGAGTACCGCGGAGGTAAGTACTCTTGCCAGGTGTTCCAGTGCGCTGTTGATGAGGAAGTTGACACTGACTGGAATGCGTCACTTCTGTATGAGTCCAAGTGTGCATTTGAGATAGACAAGGACGCAGCAGACTTCAGGTCAATTCTTGAGACGCTCTCAAAGCGTGCAAAGGAGCGCCAGTGAACGATAAGTCAGAATCAGGTCTTAAAATCTCGCTGGCGATCTCCGGCATCATCTTGCTATTGGGCGCCATCTACCTAGCGTTCACCAGGGAGCAGAGATCCGCTGTGGAGAGAGTAGAGGCCCTTCGAAGACGGTGCGAGTCGACAGGCGGAGTGTACATTGAGGGCACATCTGGACCCTATGGCGGCGACACGCAGTTCTCCCTCTGCATTCCTGAGCGCGCATTCGAGTGCATCGACTCCGAGATAGTGGATGTCGAGTGATGGATGAAAAGGCCCACATTGATAGTATCGTCGTCGCGATCCGTCAGAGGATGCGGGCCCGATGGCCAAAATTGCAAATTCTTCAGGAGCTTGGTAAACAAGTGCCCATGGACCTGCTATTCATATGCTACAAGGCAGCTGCCCTGATGGAGCGCGATTACGGCAGGAGAATGGACTGATCTTACTTATAGAGGGGTGCGTGAGTGGTTGAAACGGCGGCACTGGAAATGCCGTGTGCCCGCAAAAGGGCACCGGAGGTTCGAATCCTCTCCTCTCTGCTAGAGACAGGGTGACGCATATTTAACGATTCATGCGATCACCACTTGATACCAAGGTAGTATGGGTGATGATAATCACCACAGGACTAGTCATTTACTTCAGCATTTTTAGGTGATAACGTGATCTGGAACTATAGAATCATAAGACACCACAGTTCTCACACAGGTGACACAGGTGATGTTTGGTTCGCTGTGCACGAGGTGTACTACGATGAATCAGACAATCCTGTTGGCATCACTGAGCGACCGATCGCACCGCAGGGTCAGACGTTAGAGGAGGTGCTGAAGGACATGGAGCTCATGAAAGCAGCTGCAGATAAGCCCACGTTGGATTACACGCTATTCTCTGACACGGAACGAGGTAACAATGACGGTGAGTAGAAAGTGTCCCTGTGATCATCTGTGTGCCTTCTGTGGAGTAGTCTTGTGAGCGGTGTGTACATGCATATGCAGGACGGACAGCTCTACCTGCTCAGGTGGGCACAAAGAGTCCTCACCTCACCGGCGCAGCTCGAGGCGATCGCCTACAATCAGCCTGGCCTTCGTGTGATTCAGGACGTCAATAGGATTGACTTTGTCACGCTGAGTCCTGAGGCGCTTCGCAGGCCCTCAGTTCCTCCAGTTGATCCCGCTTCCTCACCCCGGGGAGTTGACGAGTGATCGCGCTTTATTACGGCATTCTCATCTCCTTGCTAATTCTTCCGCCGGCTGTCGCGATCAAATGCGATACCTATGTCAAGGAGGTTGTGTATGAACAATCGTCTGCTAATGATAAAGGTGTTCCTGTGGCGGCTGGTGTCAATTCCGATATCAGCTATCGCGACCTATGTCTACACCGGTGAGATGAGGAGCTCGATCGAGCTCACAGTGATCCTCACCATTGTCCTCACCACATGTCAGTTTGTGTACGAGAAGATGTGGCGCGCGTTCTTGGTGGATAGGCTGAAAAAGGTTCTAAAGAAATTGTAAAGACACCTGACGCAATCTATAATATAAACATACTTCGGGCCGTTGGCGGAATTGGTCAAACGCAGTCGCCTCATAAGCGATCGCCTTCGGGTTTGGGGGTTCGAGTCCCTCACGGCCTACTAATTGTTGATTGAAAGATATGGAAACAGCTCTAAGTTTTGATGATGTGTTGCTGCTGCCGCAGCACTCCGATATCGCGCACAGGGGAGACATTGACATCAGCGTCGACCTCAAGAGATTCGGAAAGATTCGAAGCCCCATCATCTCCTCACCGATGGACACGGTGACAGGTGGACGTCTAGCAAAGATGATGTGGCACTTGGGAGGCCTAGGCATCATTCACCGCTACAACTCAGTGACATCACAGTGCGATGAGGTGGATACTGCCTGCACTACTTCAGGTGTCTCAAATCCCACACACCACTGCGGTGCTGCTGTGGGTGTGACAGGCGACTACCTTGAGCGCGCTGTGAGGCTTGTTGAGAAGGGCGCGTGCCTCATTTGCGTCGATGTCGCACACGGCGACCACTCACAGGTGGTGTACGCAGTCGAGAGAATCCGCAAGGAAGTGGGAAGCAGAGTCCACATCATGGCGGGCAATGTGGCGACTCGAGAGGGATTTGACCTGCTTGTCAGGTCGGGCGCGGACAGTGTTCGTGTTGGAATTGGCGGCGGATCGATCTGCAGCACACGCACACAGACAGGTCACGGCGCACCGACCCTGTGGTCCATCATTGAGTGCGCGAAGTCGGAGAACTCAGGCGAGGCAGCCATCATCGCAGACGGCGGCATTAAGACATCAGGTGACGCTGTCAAAGCTCTCGCGGCAGGAGCTGATGCTGTCATGCTGGGATCAATGCTGTCTGGAACTGATGAGACTCCGGGCGATCCTGTCTGGATGAACCTGCGGTCCTACAAGAAGTACAGGGGCATGGCCTCAGTGGAGGCACAGGTTTCCTGGAGGGGACACGCAGCCTCAGAGGAGGGTGTCACTGCATGGGTGCCCTGCAAGGGTCCGCTTCACGAGGTGCTCGGATCGATCGAGCGTGGAATTCGTAGCGGCCTCTCCTATTCCGGAGCAGTCAGCATCGCAAACCTGCAGGCAAAGGCGAAGTTTATGAGAATCACGCCTGCAGGTATACTAGAGAGCACTACACACATCAACAACATCTGAGGTCACATGGATAATCAAGAGACAGCGACTAGCACTTCCTCACTTCTTGTCACTGCGCTGCAGAGCCACTTCAAGGCAAAGCGCGATCAGGCGGTGGCACACCTGAGCGTTTACATCAACAATCCGGTGGGAGTGGGCGACCACCAAAATCTCCTCAAGGAGTGTGTGGACCTAGTTGACCAGATCAGCGCAGCAGAGGAAAACATGCGTGTTGTTCAGAAGCTCTTCGTGAGGAAGGACTGAGTCATGCCCTCCATTAGAACAGGTGACAAGGTCTGCTTCATCATGAATATGAGCATGAAGGGCACAGTCGTTGAGACCTACGAGAGACGGCACAACACAATGATGGTGGATGGCCCCCTCTCCACGTCAATATACGCGCGAGTTAGGCTGACTAATCCACGTCCGGGTGTCGATCCCCTCATCGAGTGCAGACTTCAGGATCTCATGCGAGATGACTGACTCCGCATGGTGGCTCTATGTGGTTGAGTGCTCAGACGGCACTCTCTACTGTGGAGTCACCACGAGCATTTCGCGGCGAGTGAGTGAGCACAACACTTCTCAACGTGGAGCGAAGTACACAAGATCACGGAGGCCTGTGAGCCTCGTCTACTCTGAGCAGTGCAGCAGCAGGTCAGACGCGCTCAGGAGGGAGGCCGCCTTCAAACGGATGACACGCAGGCAGAAATTGCACCTGATTCATCAATACGGTGCTGTTCTTTGTGCGATTCCATAGTTACAATTGACGTGACATCCACGGGAGGTGATCATGAGAGTGTTAGTTATCTCTGGCGAAGTTTCCCTTCCGCGTCCGTTCGCCTACGGACTCACTGGTGCCTCCGATGTGAAAACCATCGGAATCGTTGATCAGGACTTTCTAGCGCTATGTGAGAAATATGGAGACTCGAGGAGCATCTCATCGTCTGAGATGCAGAGCTTCATGAAGAGTGCAGTTGAGCACACAACAAGTGTTGTTCGAAACACAGACATTGATGTTGTCGTCGGCGTAGGATATGGTGCCCAGGTCCTATCGAACCTCAACAATGCATATGAGTGGAGGGGCCCCTCTGTGTTTGTCTACTCTGAGGGCACTACACGTGTGAGTGTCACATCTAGGCCACTGCCGGAAGAGGTTGACTTTGACACTCGACCAGTTCGTTCAGTTGTAGTTGTTGTTGATGACTCCACACAGAAGATTGGCTCATCGGTCAAGAGAATATCTCAGGATCTAGACGTTGTCATGCACCTGAATGTGAGCTCAAAGATGTGGGACAGCTTGTTCTATAAACATGGAGTGATTTCAAGCTGTGTGCATTCAATTGCACTTCCGTAGGTCACTCGTATGTAATGTACAATCCCTCTAAAGTTGCTGTGACATCATCTGTGGCTGTTGATGTTGCAGATATCTCCACTTCAATCCACGATCCTGTTGGATCTGACGATGAGACGTATGGTGCGTTTACAAACACATAGCCATTCGAATCTGTTATTGCTGTAAATGTTCCTAGTGTTGTTACCACGCCTATCGTCTTGAGACTCACAGTGCAGCTCACTTCTGTCAAGCCTGCGCCTGATGTCATGTAAATGAGTGCAGAAGCATCTGAACCTACGGTGCCTGCTGGCATGTAGAGATATCCTGCCGTCGACGTGGTTGTATTTGGACTTGCATTAGCTGTCTTAGCTGTCACTGTCTCCGTGATGCTTACATTAGGACCCATGGGCGCGTCACGTGGTAATTGACAAGTCTGAACTATTCTGTCGTATAGAGACGTAACTGTCTCTGACGTGAAATATGAAGTTCCGTCACTTAGCCTGACAACAGTTTCACTTGTATTTGGATCCTGCTTGACTTCTAAAATTTCTGTGCAGTTGACATACACAGGAAGGAGACGATTTACACGCTGCTTGTCTTTTGCATTTACTAGTACTAGTGTCATGATGCAACTAAGTATAGAACCGTGTATAAAATCATATAGGCGTGGCTAAACTAGACTAGGAGGTTAGATATGCCGAGTGTACTATCGGGCACGTGATCGGGCCATGAAGAATGGGCTGCCCTTTCACGTTGCAGCGGTCCTGAGACGGGCGGGTCAGATCGTCCGAATCGGCGTCAATTCCTTCAAGACGCATCCAAAGTTCATGCGCACTTACCCAGACGGCAGTAACGCAGCGCACATGCACGCCGAGATGGATGTCCTGCGTTTTGCGGAGCCTGGCGACGAGCTCGAGGTGATGCGATTCCGAAAGTGCGGTGAGTTTGGGATGGCAAAGCCCTGCAAGTACTGCATGCAGCACATCCTCGAATCTGGTGTGCGCAAGGTGAAGTACACAGATGAGTCTGGTGTCTGGAAGACTATTAAGATCAAGTGATGCTTAGAATGGAGACTTATGAATAATCTAGAAAAAGCAGACGAAGCGAGAGTGGGTGACATCTGCAACTACTGGAACAAGACAGTGATTGTCCACAAGCTGGGACCTGAGCCTGGATGGGCTGAGGTTCTCAAGATCAAGAATCCCAACATTCCAAGCCAAGTTTCAGGCGTGCCATTTTCAGTTCGTCTCACACAGCTGAATATTGTGAAGCGGGCACGGACGTCTTAATGTGGCCATCAAGTCTGGAGACGCTGTCCAACTCAATCCTACGTCGATTTCATCACACTTTTTTGACCTACGACGCTTCTTTCCTGACGATGATGATTGGAATTTTATCAGCTCACTTCCAAGCACTGTGGGACTTGTTGTTAGAGTTCGGACAAGGGAGATGAGCTTTCCCACAATTGCTAGAGGGGTTGAGGAGGTAAGAGTTATTCAGACAGCAGAGGTTGTGTGGCCCAGTGGAAGGGTGAACAACTGCCCAGTTGAATTTTTGAATAGGGTCTGATATACTATGCCAGTGGAGAAGCTCATCACAATCAGCCTTCCTGAGAGGTCCATCGCGACACTTCTCAACATCGTCGAGCAGAACGTGAGAGATGCCGAGCAGGAGCTAAGCGTAGGTCTTCAGCACGAGGACACCAGCGTGATCGCTGACTCAGAGGCTACTCTTCGTGCGCTGGATCCAATTTATCGTGAGCTAGCGCGGCTAGGAACCACAGAGGCGCGTCAAGGAGAGAAATACAGATGACTCAGGAATCGATTGAGATGCCACCACTAGTGGCAAAGTTTTTAAGCGAGGTTGTTCTAAAGATTAATCCTGACTTTCGAATCAGGAACAAGGCAAAGCCGGTTGGTCTTTACTCGTGGGTGAGGCCAATTGCAAAGATCTTCAACAAAGGATTTGACACTAGATACATCACTGTCATCAATGGCGAGTGTTGGTTTCCCGCGTCATACTTCGACAAGGATGGCACAAAGTTCATCGGTGACGATCGAAGAACTGTGGAGATTCTCGCGCATGAGGCTATTCACGAATTCGATCGTAAGCGACTGGGAACGATTCCTTTCACTTGCATGTATTTATTCCCACAGATACTCGCTGTGTTCTCTCTTCTTTCTGTTCTTGCTGTGTGGAACATGTGGTGGCTTCTCTGCCTCCTCTTCCTCTTATTTCTAGCACCCATTCCTGCACCTGGTCGTACTTGGATCGAGGTGCGCGGCTACAAGACCAACATGACCTTCAGCAGGATGAGTGGTTGGGATCCTTATCTTGTGTCATTTGGAATCATTGACACAAACTTTGTAGGTCCAAACTACTACTACATGATGCCCTTTCGCGACTGGGTCGCTAGGCGACTGCTTGACTTCTCACATGAATCTGAGCCCATTTACGCGTCAATGATTGCCTGGTATAGGAAGAACATGATGGTGTCACCATGAGTGGCGAGAAGAAGTATCAGGAGATTGCTGAGGAGATCGGTCGCCTCGTGCAGGAGAAGAACGAGGCGTACGGAGACTCATTCGGGCAGGCGTGCAGGATCCTCGAGGTACTGTACCCCTGGGGAATCCAGCCGACGCAGTACAGGGACGCGCTAGCAATCACTCGAGTGATCGATAAGCTCTTCAGGCTGGCAAACAAGAAGGATGCCTTCGGAGAGTCTCCGTGGCGTGACATATGCGGCTACGCCATTCTTGGCGTGGCAAATGACGCTCGCGTAAATGAGAGCACAGATCTGCAGCGCTCCCAGTACATCGACCCGTTCGAGGTCGTTGAAATTGTGAGGGAAGAAAAGTGACAGTAGGATTCACATGCGGATCATTTGATCTCCTTCACGCTGGTCATGCCCTCATGCTTGAGGAGGCAAGAAGTCACTGCGATAAGCTAATTGTGGGCCTACAGACAGACCCCACCATCGATCGTCCTGAGAAGAACAAGCCTATCATGAGCCTCTCAGAGCGGCTCATTTTGCTCAGGTCAATTCGATGGGTGGATGAAGTGTGCACGTACAGCACAGAGGCTGAGCTCTTCACTCTTCTCAAGAGCCTTATGCCTGATGTGAGGATCATCGGCGCTGATTGGAAGGGAAAGCAGTTCACTGGGTGGGAGCTGCCAATTCGCGTGGTCTTCAACACACGAGACCACGAGTACTCAACGTCATCGCTCAGGCAGAGAGTCGCCGGCGCCGAGCTCGAGCGAGCTGCTTCAGATGCCCTTGCGCCCTACATGAAGGATGTGACAAAGCTACCTCAGAAGCAGCGACAGTGACACCAGAATAATAGCTGTTCCTCCTCCGCACTGTCGACATATTTACTAGTGTTCCGCGGAGAGAGTGTCGCATGCATCATTCTGGAGCAACTTATCAATCACACACATGGGAGCCTGTGTTAGGCGACAGCGTTGTCAACACGAATCCGGGCTGCAAGCACAAGGGATCAGAGGGAATTGTTGTAGACATTGCAGACCTCCCTAAGGACGCTGGAAAGACAGTTACCTACTGCTGCACAAACTCAGGTGACAATTGGTACAAGGGTGACTTTCTCACCAAGACGATGGATCAGCTCTCGCCTCTCGGCGGCGCTGTAACTGAGGGCGCATCCTACCACGTTCACAAGGGAGTGGGCGTCGACAGGCCCATTTATCGTCCAGGCACTCCAAAGTTCTTTCAGCTCATGACTGAGATGCGGGCTCTCACCAATGCCGGCGTCTACGTGCCGAGGAGCGGGTGGGAGTCAGAGCTCCTATCGACAGACATTGGAAGGTGGGCAACTTTTGAGGGCAAGCGTGTGCCACTCGACTTTCCCATCCTGGAGAGATCAGGAGACTGGGACGGACCCTGCGAGAAGTGCAAGGAAGAGGTCGAGGCTGAGGAGAGTGTCCTGCCCGAGGCGAAGTACAAGGGCAAGGAGGTCGAGCTCGGGAAGCCCAAGAAGGGTTCCGGAGGCAAGGCGTACGTATACGTTAGGGATGATAAGACAGGCAATGTAAAGAAGGTCTCGTTTGGATCTTCCATGCCCGACGCCATGGGTGACTCTGACGCTGCTAAAAAGCGTCGCAAGGCTTTCGGCGATCGACATAACTGCTCGGATAAGAAGGACAGAACGAAGCCGGGATATTGGGCATGCCGCGCGACCAAGTTCTTTGGTCGTAATATTTCAGGATGGTGGTGACACATGCCTCGTCGAGCAGCACAAACAGCCGCGGTCAAGAAGCCTCGTAGAAGCTCTTCTAAACCCAAGCAGAAGAAGTCGACAGGTGGCGACTGCTACGAAGCAGCCGCTAACTTCATCATGCGCAGATCGACACTGCACATGATGTCAGGCGGTAAGGTGGGCGGAAGCGCCGAAGAGGTTGCGAATTTCATCGTTGTTCACGCTGAGGTGATGGGTCAGGGCCCACTCGAGGGAACATCATTCGGTCACGCTTTCGTTATTGATACTGCATCTGACACGGTGATCGATCAGTCCAACGGTAGAGACATCAGACTTCCTAGAATGATTTACTACGCGATCGGCGCAATTGAGGAGATAGGCAACTATCACGAGTACACGCCGGAAGAGGTCATGGAGAACCTCATCAAGTACAAGCACTATGGCCCCTGGGATCTCAAGACCTCCAGTGGACTTTGAGGAGAACCTGTGATGGACAAGGACAACATTTTTACGATGGCCTCTGTGAAGGGTGCCTCCGTTAGCGCTGATGATCTCGCGACTGCTGAGGAAGCGCTGGCGGGTGCAGAAGTGTCTGAGGCTGTGTACGAGCGAGTCAGGCGTGCAGTTCGAAAGACGCTGAGAGAGGACATCGGTAAGGTGTGGATGGACTACGGTCACTATGGCAGTGACACTGACGCGCCTCCCGACCACGACACATCCTCCTGGTCTCCCTTGGATGACGTTGAGGACGACGCGCGAGAAGTTCTCTCAGCACCCTATGTGAGTAGGAATAGGACAGTGGAGGCGAAGCTCCGTCTCAGAATTCGTGCAATCATGAAAGAGTCTAATCACCGCAGCAGGAAGTCATGAGACATCCTTTTAGCGAGACTCGTCTATCTGAGACGAAGTGGATTCGAACCTTTGCACGGAGCACACAGTCCAGTGAGCTCGTGTGGCATCGTGATCGAGAGGACAGAATTGTTCGGGTTGTTGAGGGAAGCGGCTGGATGCTCCAGATGGATGGACAGCTCCCGATAGACCTCAAGCCTGGATCCATTCACAGGATTCCTGCTCGATCTTGGCACCGCGTGATCATGGGTGAGAGCGCATCTGGTCTCACTGTGCTCGTTGAGAAGCTGAAGAAGGGTGATAAGGTAAAGGTCGACGGCAAGAAGGCAACAGTCAAAGTGCCTGACGGTCGAGGAGATCTTATCGGTGTGGACTTCGACGACCCTGATGACATGGAGATGGTTCCCTCGAAGGACGTCAAGAAGCTCAAGGAAGATAAGATAGGTTTTGGAAGCTATGATACCTGGTCTGATCCAAGTGTGGCTTTCAAGGACAGCGACCTCAATGTTACAGACAAAGCGCAGAAGTTCGCCATGCTTATGGACAAGGTCGCTGAGGAGCTGGGTCTACCTGAGCCTGTGATCACGAGCGGCCTGCGCCCGCCAGATCGTCAAGTAAAAGCGATGCTAAATCTCTGGAAGAACCACGGATCGCAGTACGTGATCGATCTCTACGCTCAGAAGTGCAAGAGCTGCAGCGACGCTGCAGGACAGGTTGCTGAGGAGTTGGTCGCTCTTTGGGATGAGAACAAGATTCCTCTACTTGGTGGTGTGCCCAAGAGTGTTTTTAAGCAATCCATGGAAATAGTTGCAGGCAGTCCTATTTCTGAGCACCAGAACGGCAACGCGCTAGACTACGGTATCAAGACAAACCCGGGTGACAACATCAAGAGAATGGTCGACCACATAGGAGGGAAGGGACTCGCCACGTACGAGCTTATCGATGAGACGCAGGGCCAGGCCCCACACTGGCACGTCAGCGTCTACTCAATTACGCCTTCGGGCATCAAGTACTTGGAGACACCAAACATGTCAGAGGCCAAGAAGAAAAAGATGCCGGGCGAGCCTGAGTATTACGTTGGCGACAAGTCAAAGAAGACCAAGAGCAACAAGCAGATGGCGCAGGAGATCAATAAGTGTGCCAAGGAGCCTCGTCCCAAGAGCTGCTACGACGAGTGGTCTGCCGACAAGACGTACAAGAAAAAGAAGAATGAGTCAGCTGACCTGGTGGATGATGTGCTCGACGAGGCGCTCGACGACATGTTAGACGATATCCTGACAGAGAAGATCAGCGAGAAGACCAGGAAGACGCTCAAGAAGAAGGCTGAGAAGGCCAACATGCCCCTCGGAGCGCTCACAGGCGTGTATAGGAAGGGACTTGCAGCGTGGCTCTCAGGACACAGACAGGGAGTGTCTCAGCATGCCTGGGCAATGGGAAGAACGAACAGTTTTATAAGGGGCGGCAAGGCTCGCAAGGTTGACAAGTCAGAGTGGAAAAAGGTCCAGAAGCACAGGAAGTGACATGAGCAAGCACCTGAGACAGCTTATACGTGAGGAACTGCGTCGCCAGCAGCTCAATGAGTCAAAAATTGAAGCCGGCGCTGAGTACGATCGGACAAAGGAAGCACCGAAGAGGGCATTTGAGGCCATCCTGAAGCGAAAAGCCGCTGAGATGGGACCTAACATGCTCGGCCAGATGCGCCCAGGATCACCGGATCACCTGCGGCTCATCGAGGACGCGCTGGATGAGGCAGGAATTGCTGACGCAGGCCTTCGGGGGCTCATCAGTGGCCCTTTCAAGATGATACCACCCCACTTCCTGCTTCGAATCTGATATTTGCCCGCTGAGAAGTGATATTTAGACCGGTGTACAACTGATTGGAGTGCTTTAAGATGAGGAATCGCTCTTCTAACACAGCAGAGACAAGGAAGATGCGCGATCTGCGCCTCTCCATCCGCCGCGCAATCAAAGAGTGCGGCATGGATGACACAATGCCCCACCCAGACGACTCAGCGATGATGTCCGATGAGCCCGCAGAGATGCACGGTCCCGAAGAGACAGGTGCCTTCGACGCGCCTGACGAGGAGCATCCCGGCTACATGCTGCTGGGCAACCTGAAGAAGCTAGCAGTCAAATCTGCTGAGCTGGCTGATCTCGCATCACCCTGGGATGATGCCGAGCCCTGGATTGAGAGCAAGGTGAACTCTGCAGCACAGCACATCGACGCGATCCACGACTACATCATGTACAGCGTCCTCGATCAGGACTTCGATGCCGAGGGGCACGAGGACATGATGCATGAGTGCGGCGAGATGATGGGCGACATGATGACAGAGCCTATGGGCCGCAATATGGGTGATGGCGGTCCTGCGACGATGGCACGGGGCCAGCTGTTCCAGATCGCTAAGAAGTCACAGTCACTTTCCGATCGGCTCACAGACGCTGACACCCTTCCGGAGTGGCTGCAGTCGAAGGTCGCCATGGCGTACCAGACGATCGCGACTGTAAGCGATTATCTCGACTACAAGATGATGAGAAATGACAGCGGTGATCCTGTCTAGGAGACATGAAATGACGAAGCTTACTAAGACACAGCTACAGAGAGTAATCAAGGAGGAGCTAGCTGCTGTTCTCTCCATGGACACACTTCCCTTGTCGTTGGAGTCGGGCATGGGCGCCGACGTCTCCCTTGAGGAGGAGATGATGGGCCTTCTCGCTTGTCTCCGCTGCGCAGGTGTGTGGTTCCACGCCGCGCACCACGTCACGAAGGGCACGGGCTTCATTGGCGACCACAAGGATCTGTATGGAGAGATCTACGGCGCTCTCAATGACGACTACGACGGCGCAGCTGAGAAGGCTGTGGGTCTCACTGGCAACGAGGACGTTGTCTGCCCACACTCAGTCATGGCCTTGGCGATCGACAAGATGGGCAAGTACCCCTCACCCTCAGGCGCCTCCGCGGCCTCAATTGCCTCGACGGGCCTCGAGATCATGCGTGACCTGAACGATCACGTTGAAACAGTCTTCAAGAATCTTGAGGAGACAGGCCAGCTTGCACTAGGACTCAATGACTTCCTCGCTGCCGCTGCCAACGACTACACGAAGTACATTTACCTCCTTCAGCAGAGAGCAAAGGGATGAACTATGTCAATAAGTGACTACATACACAAGAGAATGTTGAAGCATGCCGGTCTGCTCAGTGAGAGTGCCACCGCTGAGAACTATAAGAAGGAGTGGGAGACTGCATTCAATCAGTACAGTGATCTCTACAAAGATCTAAATCAAGTAAGACCTCGTGGAGTGAGCATGCAGAACATGTCAGTCGAGGATCTCAACGCTGAGATCGAAGACATGCGAGAGAGAATAAGTGCAAAGATTGCTGCGAAAGAGGCCGGCCTACCTGATCCTGAAGAGGAGTACAATAGACAGGGTGGCTACGGACAGTACGAGTCAAAGGGAACGAAACTGTCTCGCGGCAGCCTGCAGCAGATCATCAAGGAAGAGGTGTCTCGAGTCCTCTCTGAGATGGAGATCGTCAATGCGGACTCGGGAGAGATTCTCACAGTCGATAAGCTCCCACCAAAGTATGCCGGCCGCCTAACGAAGGCTGACGGCTACGATGCCCTCTACGATCCGGACTTTGAGGCGCTGCGAAAGGATCTCACTCTTGATCCAGATACCGCACTGGATATGCTCGAGGAAGAGGCCGCAGAGATGTACGGAGATGTCCAGGGTGACCTAGGCACCGCGATCGATATGGCCATGGGCCTCAAGATGTCGTTCCCCAAGGAGTGGGCAGCAGCGCTCACCACCAGAAGAATCAAGGACATGTACTACGATGACATGGGACCAGACGGTGGTCCTGAGTACGATTCTCTGGACGATGCGTTGGCACGGTTCCTCGCAGAGCGCATGGGATGATTTATACAATAGACAATACTTATAGCCAGTGATATCTCGATAAATTATCTGAAAGGGTTAACAATGCGTCTTACAGAGAGCCAGCTTAGATCGATTATCAGAAGAGCAGTCCTTCTCAACAGTAGAATAAGTGAGGGAACAGACGATGCAGTCGATCCTGCTGTTTCAGATAATATTAAGAAGGGACTAGATATAACTGCAGGTCCTTCTGATGTTATCAAGTATCTCAACGGCCCGGGAGTAGATCCTCGTGTGAGAGCTGTTCTTTCCATGGGATCAAAAGATGGTGAACCCGGCGATGAGAAAGCTTCACCAAAGACAACTAGTGTAAAGATCGGCAGTCTAATACCCACACAGCGAGAGATTGAGCTTACAAAGTCCATTTCATATCCTCTCTCTAGTGTTAAGTCAATGAAGAAGATGTCAAGTGGTGGAACACAGCGTGTGGGACCTCCTGGGAATGATTTTATCGTTATCAACGGAAATTTGATTATCGATGGTCACCATCGCTGGTCTTCACTATTCGCTGCTGCAGGACCCGATGCAGAGATCGCTGCAATCGACTTAGGAATGCCTGAGTCGAGCGCCGCTGAAGTTTTAGCTGCAGTGCAGGTCGCGATCGCTTCTACACTTAAGGGTGGCGAGAAGGTACCTGAGGCAAAAGCAGGGGGTAAGAATATTCTTGGCCAAAGTGCTGATGGAATCAAGTCTCTCATTGAATCTTCCGTGGGTGAAACAACAGAGGCAGGAGAGCTCCTTTCAGACGATTTTGTTAAGCAATGCATGGAAGACGAAAAGCTTTCAAAGCACTTGGGAATTTCTGACGCCGGTGCAGATTCTGTTGAGTCTGCACGTGAAGCCATTATTGGTAAGGTTTCTGAATTTCTTTCTCAAATGAACCAGCCAGCAGATGGCTCACCTCCCCGCGTAGACATGCCACAGATTGATAAGGCGGGCGGTGGTGTAAAGGGTGTTATGAACGCGCTAGCGTCTGGAGATGTCAACTATAAGCCGCCCTTTGTCTCAAAGGAGTCTAGAACGCGCCCAAGAAATGATGATCAGATCGTCCTCGAGCGCTGGCAGAAGCTGGCCGGCCTGATTAAGGGCTGAGATATTTAGCTGTGGAAGCTCACCTGTATACATATAGGGCACATGTGAGTGCCGTGTACGACGGTGACACGCTGACTGCTGACATTGATCTGGGCTTCTCTGTCGTGCTCCGTAGACAGTCCATTCGTCTCGCGCGTATTAATGCGCCCGAGGTGAGGGGCACGTCAGCTGAGATGGGAATTAGAAGCAGGGACGCCCTTAGGGACCGCGTCCTCGGCAAGGACGTCCTACTGCGCACAATCAAGGACTCACGCGAGAAGTACGGCAGGTGGCTCGGCGAGGTGTGGGTAGATGGCGTGTGTGTGAACGACTGGCTCCTTTCAGAAGGACTCGCTTTAAAATACACCTGATACCGGACCGGGCGCACGATATTTAGCCTCGTAAACTCTCTATTTGCGGTATGAGGAGGCTTATCATGAACCTGGGCATATGGGTGGATGATCCTGTGAAGGACGTTCAGACGTCAAAGTTCTGGGATAGCGTCAAGGAGCACGGCTTCACGACAGCTGCACTCATGCTTGAGAGCTCGAGTGATGGATTTGATCCCAAGTATAACGAGAGGACACTCGAGCTTGTGAAGGGAAGGGCACTGATTCGTGACATCGAGCTGGTGCTCACCGTGTGGCCCGAGCCCAACAGGAAGTACCTGCAGGAGTTTGAGGCGAAGATCGGAAGGCTGCTGTCCGCGTCAGGTGCTGCAGGCCTCGAGTTCGACTGCGAGGGCAACTGGCTGAAGTCGAAGGTGAGAGGCTTCTCTTCACTTGACAAGGCAGGCGATGAGCTCGTTGCAGTTTTCAGCAGGGTCTCAGACAAGCACGAAGTGCGGACAGAGCTCACGACATATCCCTATCACGCAGAGAACAGTCGCGCCGCCGATGTCGCGCCGCACTGCAACAGGATCCTCCCGCAGGCATACAGCGTCAGGGGAAGGTCCGAGGGTGAGGTGCCCTGGGATGACAGGCTGGGCCCTGGAAACATGCAGAGACTGACTCTGGATAGGGCTCTGCAGGTTCCAGGTGTCGGAGGCCATGGTGGACCACTCGTCTCATGCGCCCTCGCTGCCTACGATCAGGAGTGGCCTGGACACACAGGCGAGGAGGCGATGAGGGTCGCTTACGACGCCGCTATGAAGTACAACCCAATGGAGATCAGATTCTGGAGCTCCAAGTGGGTGTTCGGTGTGAAGGCTAACGGATACGCTTCGAGATTCATAAAAGGAATTAGGTGACAATATGACACGTGCGATTAGACACTTGGACCTGTGCGGCGAGCAGAAGAATCCTCCTCCACCCAAGGTGGGGCCGAAGGGCAAGGTGAATATTGCCCTCGTCAGGGCGGGAAAGGTTGTTGTCAGGAATCCTGCAACAGTCACAGGCATTGGAATCCACCAGACAGCCTGCGTGTTTGGGCCCTCTGCTGATCCTGAGAAGCGGTATAGGCGCGCACTAAATGTGCCCTGCCACGCCCTCGCTTTCAGGGACGGCGTGTTCGCCACTGCGTTCCCACTAGAGTGGTACATGTACCACGGTAATGAGCTCAACGCGTTCTCTCTGGGCCTAGAGATTGAGGGTCACTACCCAGGCGTGCCTGATGATCCAGCCACACCCAAGCGCGAGGACATTCAGAGCACGTGGGGCGGAAATCCCACACCGTTCGATGATCTGGCAATCGAGACATCACGTGCCGCTCTCAAGCATCTTGTTGAGACTGGCAGAAACAAGAACATGCCCATCCAGTACATCTGGGCGCACAGGCAGAGCAACGGTCAGAAGCCCAGTGACCCGGGCTACCAGATCTGGAAGCACGTGGTCCTCGAGTACGGCTGCACGCAGCTAGGCCTCAAGACCCAGTGCTCGAAGACGTGGCGCAACGGCAAGGCGATCCCAGCAGTGTGGGATCCCACTGCGACTGCCAAGTACTGATGCTCCGTGTAAAATAAAGAGGGTCCAGGCTACAATTGTCTGTGCTCGACGTAAATCACCCGGGTTTCCACGATCCTGAGTACAGGAGACGCCGCGATCAAATCGCCGAGTCCGCGAGGAGGTACGTGTTCCCCGGCCCCGTCGAGAGAGTCCAGTACACCTCGGCGGAGCAGGGAGTGTGGTCAAGCATCAATCAGATACTGCGACCCATGCACGATGAGCTCGCGTGCGACATGTATCTCAGGTCGCGTCCAATAGCGCAGCTTGACCCAGAGAGAATTCCTCAGCTTGACAGCATCAATAAGCGGCTGCTCTGGGAGACGGGCTTTCACCTCACACCTGTCGATGGGCTCGTGACGCCGCGCCTGTTCCTGTCCACACTGGCGGAGGGACGCATGCTCTGCACGCAGTACATCAGGCACCACAGCGTGCCCTTGTACACACCTGAGCCTGATGTCGTCCACGAGCTGCTGGGTCACGTTGTCATGTTCTTTGACCGCGACTACTGTGACTTGAATAGGGACATCGGCAAGGCAGCGCGCGTGCTCTCAGATGACTCCCTGATTGAGCTTGAGAGGCTGTATTGGTATTCAATTGAGTTCGGCCTCGTGAGGGATCTGGGGGTCACCAGGGCGTTCGGAGCAGGGCTTCTGAGCTCGGCGGGTGAGATGGGCGCGATGGGCTCTGTGACCCACAGGCCCTTTGTCCCTGAGGAGATCGTCAGCACGCCGTACGACACTATGCACATGCAGAGCGCGCTGTTCTGCGCAGACTCTGTGGACCACATGTTTAGAGAGATCAGGAGGTACATTGGACACCTCCGCAGGAGGGAGAATGTCTGAAGAAGTGAGAGAGCTGTGCGGTCTCAAGGTGGGTGACCACGTCTGGTTTGTGCTCAAGGACGGACTTGCCCGCGTTGGGAAAGTGAGTGGATTCTTTCTGGAGGAGGGTCGTGAGCCTGCCGTGCACGTGTTTGACATGACCGACCAGCGACACCGCTACATGGAGGCAGGTCAGCTTTCCTCTAAACCCCTGACCGACGCGAAGAAGAAACGCCACCGGAAGACGAAGGAGAAACCGCAGAGAAAAAGCACAAAGGTGTTTTAAGGCCGTGCAAAGTTGGTTCATACGTGATATTGTGAGCATGTGGCTGCAGCCACCGAGACAAGGAGCAATTAGAATGTCACCCCATCACATCGCACTACAGACCATTGCATGCTACGGTAGAGTTCGAACTGGCAACTTTCCAGACGACTCGCATCAGGCGCTCAGTGACTTGTGTGAAAATGGTGCCCTTGATATTATTGAAGACGACTCAGGCGACACATGGTTCAAGCTGTCCGATCACGGCAAGGACCAGCTGCTCGAGCTGAACTGCCTCTTCAACTCCAACAACGCTGCGCAATTGAACTGATATGGCACTAGTCTCTCGCGCTCACGGCAAGCTTCTTGCAGCGGGGTTCCTGCCTTCACAGCAGACAGAGGACTACGAGCGATGGATCGACGCATCACGCCGTGGAGACGACATCTCTTTCTACAAGAGTGGTAAATCTACAGACGTCTTCAGAGTTCACGGCCGTGAGCAGGACAAACCTGAGTTCGATGAGTTCAACAGCTATTACACACAAAATCTGTCAGAGGCAATTCGAGTCAGCAGGTTCAAATGACAACACGCGCAAAGTGCAGTGAATGTGGCAGCTTCTTCTCCCCGCGGCGCCTCGCTCTTGGATACAGGACGTGCCTCGAGTGCGGCGAGCAGAGCATTCAAGTTGTCAACGAGCAGCGCAAGAAGCAGTGCGCTCCCGCCTACAACAAGGGCGCATACCAATTTATCACGGACATGCAGATGGTGAGGGACCTCGGACGATGAAGAAGTTCAAGATCAGATACGAGATGGAGACTGTGCTCGACGTCGCCGCACTGTGGCCTGGTGGTGACGCTCCCGAAAATCCCACTGTCGACGATGTCGTTCGCCTCATCAACAAGTACGGAGGAATCTATCGAGTGCTTGACACATGGAACCTGCACCAGTGCGACAGTGACTGGAGCGTGACTGACTACACGACGACGGGAGCAATCAAGTGAGTGATATTCGACTCGGCTACGCGTGCATCAACATGGAGCTGCAGGAGTCCAAGGACAAGGTGCAGTGCAGCCGCGGCATGATCAGGCGCACCTTCGACAAGCAGGGGCTGCCTGCTGCCTCCAAGCTTGCCCTGGCCAATGTCACCGACCTCGCCCGTGTGATCAAGTGGAACAACGACAGGGGCATCAAGGTGTTCCGCATCACGTCCTGCCTGTTCCCATGGGCGAGCGAGTACAAGCTCGAGCAGCTCCCTGACTTCGAGCGCATCAGCAAGGCTCTGGCACACGCGGGCAAGCTCGCTCGAGACGCAGGCCAGCGGCTCTCCTTCCACCCAGGCCCTTTCAACATCCTCACCTCACCCAAGCAGAAGGTGGTGGACAACTCGTACATCGACCTCGAGATTCACGGTAAGATCTTCGACCTGATGGGCATGGCACGGGACCACTGGAGCAAGATCAACATCCACATTGGTGCCTCCTACGGCAGTCCCGTTGAGAGCATGGAGCGGTGGTGCCGCAACTTCGAGGGCCTGTCTGAGTCAGTGCGGTCCAGGCTCACCGTTGAGAACGACGACAAGCGGAGCCTCTATTCCGCCAAGATGCTGTATGAGGGCGTCTTCAAGCGGGTCGGCGTCCCGATCGTCTGGGACTCACACCACGACGAGCTCGGTCCCCAGGACAGCAGTCCCCAGGAAGCATTCTCGATGGCAGCAGCGTCCTGGCCCAAGGGGATACGTCCCGTGTGCCACCACTCGAACTCCAAGAAGCTGTTCGAGGACAGCACTGTTGCGGACAACGCTCACAGTGATTTCTACTTCAAGCCCTTTCCGGAGTTCGCAAAGGGCGTCGATGTCGTCCTCGAGGCGAAGGCGAAGGAGCGTGCTCTGTTCAAGTACACGAAGGACTTTGGTGGAGAGAGATGGACAACTTCGAGCACCAACTGAAGGTTCTCATCAAGTACGTGCAGGATCGAATGTGTGCTGGTGCGTTCGTGATGTATCAGCCTGAGTTCATCACTATTGCCTACTTTGATGCCAATGGTGGCCTGAACGTGCTAGCTGATGTGAAGCAGACAAATGATACCCTCTACACGTTCTCTCAGCTCTACGCTCAGATTAACGAGAAGCTGCGTCTTAAGCGTGAGTTTGGGCACGAGATGTAAACTTCTGTTAGCACACCTATAGTATCATCTCACAGGAGAATTGAAGTGGAAAGAGTACTGACAGATCCTATCGTCGTCAAGATCAAGCAGCTGCACGCCCATGCTGTGGTTCCCAAGTATCAGACGCCTGGCTCAGCCGGAGTCGACCTGCACGCTATCGAGGACTGCGAGATCTGGATGGGAGCGCAGGCCATTATTTCAACTGGCATCGCCATGGCCATTCCACTTGGGTACGAGGGACAGATCAGGCCTCGATCGGGTCTGGCAGCGAAGAAACTGATCACGGTGCTCAACAGTCCAGGCACAATCGACTCAGACTACCGCGGTGAGATCAAGGTGATCATGATCAACCACGGTGAGGGTCTCTTCAGGATCAAGAGGGGCGAGAGAATCGCACAGATGGTGTTCACACCGGTCGTCCGCGCTGAGTTCGAGGCAGTGGGAGACCTGGAAGAGACTGAGCGCGGATCCGGTGGGTTCGGCTCTACCGGCAGATAATCTACACAGGAGAAATAGCATGGCACTTAGAGAAATCAACAGCGAAGACATTGTGGGTATCACACAGGATGGTAGGCTGACGATCGTGGACTGCTACGCACCGTGGTGTGGCCCATGCGGAGCTCTCATGCCCAGGCTCGAGGCGGTGAGCGTTGAGTACGCTGATGTCAATTTTGTGAAGATCAATGCTGACAATAACCAGGAGTTCATGAAGGAGCACGAGATCCGAAGCATTCCGACCCTGCTCTTCTACAAGTCAGGTGAGGTGGTCCACACCATGCACGGTGTCCCGAATGAGAAACGGATCTGCGACAAGATCGAGGAGCTCCGGAGGGCTTGACACGGATGATGAGCAACTTCATCGAAGACCAATTGAAGTATCACACGTCCATGAAGCGCTTCGTGACCCGACTTCCGGCGAGGTTTCAGTGGACGATCCATAACGTGGTGGCGCACCCACTCTCTGAATTGCTCTACCAATTGGGGTTCGAGGACTGGGGGAATTGGATCCATGATGAGACTGCGCCATATCACGAATCGGGTACCGGGAGAGGTTGACAATGCCGCATGAGGGTGATCTTCTCAGACTCGAGCCTGGGTTGAAGTGGCATAATGCCTACATTATTGATAGCAGCGATAACATCATCGAGGAAGTGCATTTTAGGGAGGATGATGTTGCCTTGTTCCTTTCAGCCAGGCGTAGTGCCTGGGATCCGGATGGAATGAGGTACCGCTGTCTCGTGGGTGATAAGATCTTGCTGATCAACCCCAACTGTCTTAGGGAGGTGGCGAAGTGAGCGAAGCGTACCAGAAGAGAATCGAGCTGTACGGAGATGGGATCGGCAGTGTGGAGTACGTCCAGCACATGGGCACCGATCTCACGGTGGTGAACAGTGCTCGGGTGAGCTTCGGCAAGCACAAGGACGAGCTCGATGCCGGGGATGAGAAGCTCATTCGATACCTGATCAAGCACCGGCACACCTCAACCTTAGAGCACAACCAGATCACATTTCGTTTCATGGTGCCCTTATATGTCGCAGCTCAGCATATGAGACACCGCACGTGGAGTTACAATTCCATCTCTCGCCGCTACACCGATGAGAACCTCCGCTTCTATGAGCCCCCCGCCTTCCGCACTCAGCACGCGAGCAACAGGCAGGCGAGCAACGCCAATGAGCGCATTGACCCCATGCTGAACCGGGAGGACGAGTCCCATCCCAAGTGGGGCGAGTGGATCAAGCCATATCACGCAGCCCAGGCTGTGCGGGATCACCACCTCTCCTCTGTCGAGCTCTATGAGAGGCTGCTCGCTTCAGGAGTGTGCCGTGAGCAGGCCCGAGGTGTCCTGCCGCAGAATCTCTACACTGAGTACTACGGCACTGTGGACGCCTCGAATCTCCTAAAGTTCATCGATCTTCGCACACACGAGGGAGCTCAGTGGGAGATCCAGCAGGTGGCGAAGGCGTGTCTAGACATTGCTACCGACCTGTGGCCTGTGACTGTTGGTGCGTATCGAGAGGTCCTGGAAAAGGGATCGCATAGTTAATCACATGAAGGTCGTCCTCTTCGGAAATCGGTACCTCCGCGACAGGGAAGAGGAAGTCCTGAATGCGCTTACACACACGCTGGGCCTAGGACTCGCATGTGGAATGTCAGCCGCACTGTTCTGGAGGGGCTCACAGCTCAGCAGCCTTCACGCTGCCGCTGGTCTGGCTTACGGCATCGCGCACGTCATCGTGTACCTAGCCTCAGTTGCCTACCACTACGCTGAGCACCCACCGCTCAAGACGCGGCTCAGAGTGCTGGATCAGGCAGCAATCTACTCAGCGATCGCAGGCACATACACGCCCGTCCTCGCGCTGGGCATTCCCAGCCCATGGAACGCTGGACTGCTGATCCTCACTTGGACTGCGTGTTTGGTTGGGATCATCTACAAGGTGAGGCACTGGGATCAGCCTGAGCGCGGCTCACTGGCGACTTACCTCTCGTTTGCCCTCGCGGGATCCCTGCTGTTCCTGATCGTGGGATCTGGTCCCATCGACGAGTCACGCCGAGTCTTCATGGCGTCAGGCGTCCTCGATATTGCAGGACTAGCGTTCTACGTGTGGCACTACAAGAGATTCTTCCACACTGCATGGCACGTGCTGGTGATGATCGGAAACCTCGTGCACTTCTACGCCGTGTGGCACTACTTCATGGTGTGATGCGGTCGAGCTCATCGGACCTCGACCTCACGAAGAAGTGCTCGAGGTGCCGATCCACAGCCCTACGAATGAGCCGAGTGTGCTCGTCTGTGGCGTGTCCTTCATCCGTGTTCCTGTTGATGTAGTCACGCAGGTATCGGGATGTCAGAGCCTGAAATGTGTCGGGCGTCACCTGGCACATTGGAAGGTACGAGTAGCTGCAGATCTCCTCCACTCGAGCGTCGATCTCGTGTGGGCAGAAGAGGTGATCCTCGAGCGACTGCTCATCCAGGCCAATCTCAGGTGACCAGTCGTGGACGCAGTGCTGCACAGCGTGCCTCAGCTCATGGACGAGTGTGGCCACTAGCTCAGCCCGTAGGCGGTCCATTGCACCCCAGCCCGGAGGCAGCACGATGTCGATCCTCACGATGGCGTCCCGTGCCAGCTCAGGATCGTCCGAGAGGTAAGTGTAACCCTCCACGCACATGTCACCCTGATCACCGCTCCTTATGCACACCTCGATCTCGAGGTCCTGCAGCTCATCGATCGGAAGTGTGAGGTCCTCCCTCGCCTCAGATCGCAGCGTGCTCCTGTCGTCCCTCACTGTGAGGTCCAGCGAGTCGTGCGTCACCTCGACGAGCCACTTGTCATCCGCGCTTCGATTGGACAGCCGCTGCGCTAGCGCACACATGCACTCGTCTGCGAAAGCTTCCGCTACCCGCCGCGTGTGCGTGTGACTCATTTGATTCTGCTGCTGCTCGTCCATAAAGTACCATCACTAGTAAGTAGGCTATCCCATGTCTAGACCGCCTGTCCTATCATACACACCCACCGCGCTGTGTTCACACTGTACCATCCGTGACACACAGTAGTATCTCCGTGCTATTCCCTGTCAAAAGATGTGAGGAACATAGGGGCCGGACACGGAAGCTTCTGGGATCATCCTGGTTCACTTCTCAGTTGTATTTTCGCAGAGAAGTGAATAAGATACCCAGAGGTCACATGTCATCATCTATGAAACGGGTAGCCAGGAAGCAGGAGCTTGCCAAGCGCAAAGCCGCAAGAAAGTCCATGCGTGTCATGGAGCGGGTGCTCAACAGCATGCCCAAGAACTGCTCACAGTGCAACAGAGAGTTTGATCCCAACGCGCCGAGGGCTCTTGACGAGTGGCGAGCAACAGTGTCGCCCACAGGTATATCTATAGCGTGCCCGCTTTGTTCCATCGCTCGCGGTGTACAGCAGGGCAGTTTGTGATATACTGATGCACTGTAGAACGCTGAAGGTTTTCGCCTGCGCGACGCTACCAAGAGGAATAAATGAAGTGTTTCAAGTACACTAATAGGCCCAAGTCCTATATCACAGTGAAGCTGCTTCACGAGCCGCACGGCGAGGGGACAGACTCTGTCGTCTCAATCGGATGCACGCTCAAGGGTGACATGCAGAATCCAACGTGGAAGGTGCATGTTCCTGTCGACCTCGCTGAGTCTGTGGGCCAGGAGCTCGTTCGTATCGCTCGAGCGGCCCGAGAAGAGAAGTCAAAGGCAGGCGCCCAGATAACACGAGCTCCTGTCCTGCGAAAGTGTGAGGATCCTTCGCCACCGGAGCAGAGAGCTGTGCCTCTCACACCGGATGAGATGAAGGCACACACTGACAAGGCTGTTGACGAGGGACGTGTCGTGAAGCGATCGAAGAGGGAGAGCTGAATGCAGAAGAAGAAACTCGAAGTTCCTGTTAATCTGAACGAGGTGAAGGAGCATGAGGGGTTTGTGCTGGGTGAGACTGTCTACTGCCTCCGCTACCCTGACAAGCAGGCCTCGAGGGGCGAGATCTCACAGATCCACCTGGGTGAGCCTGTGGGACCGTACATCACCTACAGCTGTGAGGCGACTGGCCAGTTTAGGAAAGCACTCCTCTCCGAGACCTACAAGGAGCCACCAGTTAAAGTCAAATCAGACGCTGAGAAGTTTATTGCAAAGTCCCTTCGAAAGGATCAGGCCCACGCGCTCAAGCTCAAGGAGAAGGAGAAAGAGAAGGGCAAATGAGAGTCGGCTCTCTTGTTAAAATGTCACCCAATGTGGGCGACGTATTGAATAGAGATCATCCTTTTTGCGGTCTGATATTCGATATCGAAAGAGGATTCTATAAGCGTAAGGGAAGTCCTTCATCTGACCGTGTGCACGTTCTGTGGTGCAACGGAGAGATTTCTGCTTGTCCCTGTGTCTGCGTTTTGGATATAAATCAGGAGAATGACTAATGCTCTATGAATATGTGTGTAAGCGGTGTGACAGAGAGTTTGTTGAGGAGCAAAAGATGTCCGATCCCAAGATCGAGACGTGTGAGAAGTGCGGTGGGAGTGTTGAGCGCCAGATATCTGGCGCGCCCCTGTTCATCCTTAAGGGATCGGGTTGGTACAAGGACGGATACAAATGAGCGTCCTCTGGCGTGATATATCACTCAGCGATCGGCTCGGAAGCCGACGTCTCATCGAACCATCTGAGTACGCTCGCATGCGAGTTAAGCAGAACGTGATCGCGCAGGAGAGTGAGTGTGGATATCAGCGCCAGACGGGCAGGACTTTTCGAATGATGCTGCGTGTGATGGAGAACGCAAACAGGGGCAAGAGGACCCTAATTGTTGTGCACTCCAAGTCACAGAGCCGCATGCTGCACGAGCTGGCGAAGGACTGGATTGACCAGCTTGCCATTCAAGCGTCAGGTGCGAAGGAGTACAACAGCGGCTACCACATCATTGGAAAGGTTGCATCGAGCGGCCCACTCATCAGCATTATGACAGCCGACCTGGGTGCCTTCGGCGGCGCCTCGTATGACTTCACTGTGGTTGACAATGCCATCACCGACATGTTCTACATGGGATACAAGTCACCTCCACAGGGGCTGATCGACATGATGCTCAAACTGCAGAGCGTGCGTAATAGTGATGCCGCCCAGGAGGATGAGTTGATCTCGTCAGATGGGTCTCCTTGGCAGTCCGGTGACCTGTTCATGATGTCTGGCGCTAACGTGGTAGGCACTCTGCTGTCAGTTGACCGAGTTGGGGGCATACCTATCGGTCTCAAGGTGCTGTACGATCAGAACATGCTGCACTTCCCTTGGGAAGCGCTAGACGTCTTTCACAAGGTATCGAGCATCAGCTGATCGTCTCTAGGAGAAATGAAATGAGGCCAAGGGCATATCTGTTTTTAATAGCAGCAGTCACATTATTTTTAGTTCTTTTCACGTTCCTATCACATGCTCACAGTGAGACACGAGGGGTTATCTACGTTCCTGATCAAGAGACTCTACCCGCTGAGGTACCCACTCCACCCATCTTTGATAACCTCACGCTGATAGCCAAGGAAGAGGATCCGAAGCCAGATGTGCGAATTCCACGATTTCGCCAGATGCAGCTCGCGCTAGCGCGCATATGTGTGAGCGAGGCAGGGTTTCAGGTTCGCACCAATGACTGCAACTTGATCTATCAGGCGCTGCGCACGAGGAGCAGCACGGGAGAGATCACCCTGGCGATCATGCGGTCGTACTCCAGGCGAAGCTTCGATCGCACGAGGACCGACAGGCGCAGGTGGATCGCTCACCTAAACCATGAGTTTAGAGAGCCGTCCGGCTGGGAGATTATTTCAGTGCCTTGGAGCACGAGGCGTCAGGGATTCATCAACGTGTACGAGTACGCAGGTCGCCTGATTCGAACACGTCCTGCTAACAAGTGCGGTGTCCGGGTCGATCACTGGGGAGCACCAGGATTTAGGAGAGAAATGCACCTCGAGCAGGGCTGGAGACTAGTTGAGTGCGGTGAGACGCTGAATGATTTCTGGACTATGCCAAGAAGAGAGCGACGCACATCACGAGTAAATAGAGAAGTGATATCACATTCAGCAGATTCTGCTTCGCACTGAGTGTAAATCTACTTTGATGTGTCTATAATTGTGGAGAGGACTTATGAATGAAATTCTTGAGCGAGATCTTTACCTGAAGTATCCGAAGATCTTTAGAATGGAAACATCCGGAAGCGATCAGGATAACTTTTGCTCGCTTGACGTGAGTGACGGGTGGTATGATCTCATCAGTGAGCTCTGCAGCTGTATTCAGCATCACATCGACTGGAAGAACTGTGAGGGAAAGTACGAGTCGCACAAGAAGCACAGGACATCCGAGGAGCTTGAGAAGAGTAGAGTACCACAGGTAGTCGCGACTCAGGTGAAGGAGAAGTTCGCAGGACTTCGATTCTACTATACGGGTGGCGACGACGAAATCAGCGGAATGATCACTCTGGCTGAATCATTTTCTGCCAGAATCTGTGAGACCTGTGGCTCACCTGGCAGAAAATCGGGCCCTGGATGGATTCGCACACTCTGTAAGAAGCACGCAGAGGAAGAGGGCAGGAAGCATGGAGACGCAGAAGAGGATACCGAAAACGGGTGATCTTGTTCGTCAGAAGAATTCGCTGAGAGGCGATTATAGATACGGCCATGTTCTCACAACATCGTATCCTCACCGGGACGATGCAGAGTGGACTGATCACAAGGTCTTCTGGTATGACGGCGGTGATGTGGCCTTTGAGTGGTGCGGACACCTGGAGGTGGTGAGCGATGAGTGAGCTAGACAGACACCTCGATGTGTACGATGACTACCACATTGGTGGGTACCCACGCCGTCTACCCATAGACAAAAACCCGCCACTAGCCAAATGTGCAAAGCCATTCGATCTGCAGATCGGAGATCTTGTCTGCTGGGCAGGCACCCCTGGCAAGAACAAGCATCATGACTGGTGGGTTAGACGATTTGGTGAGAACCCTATGGGAATAGTTCTAGACACTAGGTGGATGCTCTCAGACTGGGATCAGAAGGGCGTCACACTAAATATTGCAGAGTGGCGCTATGTCGCAGAGGCTGCGATCATGTGGAGTAATGGTGAGCTCACGAACTCCTCGTTTGGTGCACTCAAGAGGAAGAGCCGAGCAAAGTAGCCTGTACAACTGCGATCAGATGAATACTTATAGAGTGAAGGAGCTCTTGAGTGAGATACACTGAGGAGACATTCGAGGAGATCCAAAAGGACGGCAGTATCGTCCTACGCAAAGTGATTGTCCCCGTATACGTCCCAGTTGACCAGGAAATAAGCCAAGAGCGGGATAGAGGGCTGTTCGAGATACAAATCTGGGGAAACCCTTCAGCTGACTAGGCACGTGGATGAGTTCGAAGCCTGAGAGAGATGTGCTGCCCCCCATGTGGCGCACTGGGGACCTGGTCATCATCAAAATGGGAGACACAGGCGTTGAGGCTCCTGGCATCATCATTGAGACCTCGCGCGAGTGGATCAACCACATTGGCGGCGAGTGGTGCCACACTGCTCTCTGCCAGGGTGTCCTTCACAAGATAATAGAGAGCTTCTCGAAGCCGACACGGATTGTTCGAAGAGTGACTGACACATCGGAGGAGTTTTGGGACAAAGTAAGAAGATAGGCTTGGGCTCACTGGTTCAGATCGACCTCGATCCTCCCGATATGAAGACTCGTGTGGGTGTTGTGACCGACGTGATAAAAGTACTTCATCCCAGCTGGGACGAGCACCACGAGATAAAGACAGACTCGTATGAGGTGCTTGTCGATGGCGAGAAGATGATTATACACGGCATTAAGCGCCTCAGGCTAGTGGAGCGGTGACACATGCACATCTGCCACGAGGAGATACTCGCGCTCCTATCCATCGTGCCGCTCGTCTCAGTCCACGTCCCTAAGCTCAGGGCCTGGATCCACAGGCGCCTTCGCGGGCGCTGCAAGCATTAATGCTTGCTCTCATCGAGAATAGATACATTTGTACACATCTGAGTATAATGTGGTTCCCTTAGTTGGGAAACGAAAGGTTATTAGATATGCAGAAGATTAGTTTTATGTTTGCGTTCGTTCTTGCTCTCTTCGTGGGTTGCAGTACTGCCGGTAATGAAGTCGACGCAGGCTGCACGTCCTGCGCGCCCGCTGCAGCACCGGCGGCCACAGAGCCCGCTTCCGAGGCCGCGCCTGCCGCAGAGGTGCCCGCCGTTGAGGCTGCTCCAGTCGTTGAGAGCGTCGCACCCAATGATGCCGTCGTCGCCTCAGAGGCGCCAGCCCCTGAGGCCGCGCCTGCTGTGTCTGTAGAGACGCACTGATAGCTCAGCGATCACAAGTTGGAAGGGCGTCCGGCTAGAGTCGGGCGCCCTTTCGATTTAATGAGAGATCATGACTGTTAACATGCAGCCAGGCGATCTGGTCAGGATTCTAGACGAGCACAGTAATTTGCTCGCTGTGGGTTTATACCTTGGAAGGGTTGTGCCTGAGCACGAAGGTATTACTTACGAGGAACTGCAGGAGGACCTATACGAATTCCGCAAGGAACAGAGGACTAGTCCCTTTTTCTACTCGGTGCCAATGGCATGGCACCATCGAGTCATCGTTGGCGGCAGAGTGACGCACCTAAACACTTCTTTCTTCACCCTGTTGCCTATTATGGACGATGAGAGTGAGTCTCCTGTGTAAATCTGGAAGCCCTGAGATATATTCTGAGCATGACAGAGCAAGCTATCGATAGACAACCTGAGCGGCGCCTCGCCCGCACAATCGCGCATGCGGTCGTGATGCACCTCCAAGATGAGTCAGGTGATGGTGACGCACACCTCACCATCAGCGACAGGTCCATGGCCTACGAGGTGAGGGAAGAGATCCTCAAGGAGTGCAAGTGGCTGAAGGACTGCACCGGGCTCATTACCCCTCCAGAGGGTGGCTCATTCTTTATTCTTCTGTCTGACCAGTCGAATGAGAACATCACTATCACCGACAACATCAGCCTCGAGGTGCCCAGCTGGGTGGGCCTGAGAATTCGACACGGACACTGGCGATGATAGACGAGGGTGATCTGGTTCGCCCCCGATTCACCAACGCCTTTCAGTCAGGGACGTCGGGCGCCTACAAAGTCACAGTGAATGATGTGGGCCTGGTCACTTTTGTGCAGCGCCCCGAAGATCGCCCCCGCGACGTCCTGTGTCTATTTAAGGAGCGCGCCTCCTGGTGGCATGTTGATGAGCTGGAGGTCGTGAGTGACAGAGGGTGAACTCGTGATGTACGGTCCGGAGTACACTCGATACATCGAGAAGTATCCGAGGCGAGACGGCCTGAGGGACCGCACTCACGATGTGATGATAATTGTGAGGGGAAAATTCCCAGACGCAAAGCTTGACCTGGTCCTCGTCCTGGGGAACGGCGAGATATTTCCAACACACCTCCACTGGCTTGTCCCAGCGTGTGAGAATACTGTATGATTTGCTAGTCATACTTTTGTATGACAAGTGAGCATGACAGGTGAGAATAAAGTCATCAACGCTGTGCAATGATCCGCTGCCTATGTTATACTGATAGCATGGCAATCAAACAACTGCAGAAGCGAACCGGCAAGATCGAGATCGACCTCACAGGCCCACAGGGGAACGCCTTTGTGCTCCTCGGTCTGGCAGAACGGCTCGGTCGGCAGATGGGCTACACGGCCCGGCAGATCGAGCTCATCCAGGACGAGATGCGGCTCGCTGACTACGAGTGCCTGCTGCAAACCTTCGACCGAGAGTTCGGTCACATTGTTGATCTCTACCGCTGAGGTGATACATGGGAATCGGAAAAATCGAACTGTCTGAAGCGCAGGGTGTGGCCCAGCGCGTCCTGAAGCACATCTCTCCCGCCATGGAGCGGATCGAGGTGGCTGGTTCCATCAGGCGTGGCAAGCCCGTGGTGGGTGACATTGAGCTCGTGGGGATCCCATCCAATCGGGCCCGTCTCATCCGACTCCTGGGCGAGACCGGCGCCCACATCAAGCCCGGAGTTCCTGGGGCGGTGCCCTGGGATCCCAAGGAGGACGCGAAGTACATGCGTGTCCGCCTCGCCGAGGGCATGAACCTGGACCTGTTCCTTGCCTCCCACGAGAACTGGGGCGGACTGTATCTCATGCGCACAGGCGGCGCAACTGGACCCGATGGGAGCTCCTTCTCTGGGTTCGTTCCCGGCATGTTCGGACGGTGGAAGAAGCTGTCGGGCGGCGGCCGAATGACCGGATGCCAGCCTACCACGAAGGACGGCGAGCAGCTGCCCCTCCGCGAGGAGCAGGACTTCTTCGATCTCCTCGGCATGGGGTTCGTGCCCCCGGAGGAGCGGGTCTCGAAGGCTGTGATCAAGAAGTACGCTCGCTGAGCGGAGGAGAGAGAAATGGCTGAGTTCAAGATTACGGATCCTGAGATCATCAGGAAGCTCGATGCCCTCACGGAGGCGCAGCGGCAGGCGGTGGCAGATCAGCTCGAGGCCGATCTGAGGGCTGTGCACTCGGTTGTGGCAGAGGCGAAGGCAGCAATGGGTGCCCCCGCTCCCTGGAACCTGTTCCTCGATGATCTCCGGGATCCTCCCCCAGGCCGCGAGTGGGTGGTGTGCAGGAGCACCGAGGAGGCCCTGGCCGCTGTGGCTGAGAGGGGCATGCCCACCTTCGCCTCCCTGGATCACGATCTGGGAGGCGATGATACCACCATGGTGTTCCTCCGGCGGCTCGCTGCCGAGCACTGGGATGGGAGTTCCCCGCCCCCGGAGAGCGTGGTTCACAGCGCGAACCCGGTGGGAAAGATGAACATCATCTCCTTCATGGATAGCTGGCGGCGGAGCAGCTCGTTCATCCAGGGCCTCGGGCCCCGGGGTGGAGAGTGAGGAGCAGCAATGAGTAACACCTCAGAGTTCTACATCATCAACGATCGCTTTGCCGGCGAAATCCTCACCCAGTTCGATTACAACGATTCAGATGAGTGGCAGTGGGATGGCGATCACATCCTCGAAGATAGTGGCATTGAAGCGATCAACCGCTCTGCTCGTTTCGCCACAAGGGAGGAAGCAGCCAAGGCTCGGGATATCGTTGAGGTAGTTTTCAATCTGAATGGCATTCCAAAAAGCGAAAATGATTTCATCGTGCTGAAGATCACATCCACAGTTAAGATCACTGAGGCTCTCGTTAACGAGGTTGAGCAATGAGCTGCAATACTGTTAGGCTCTGCCTGGGAGAGCGAAATGTGGGCCAGTTTGGCCTGAAGAATGTGGTGTGCGTGTTCGATCCACCGGAGCACGCACGGGCAGCGTACAAGGGAACGCCCCTCACTCCCGGTGAGATATACCTCTACCTGGGCGAGATCTCGAACATGCCTGGCCATGGCGCATTCGCCACCAGCAAGGGCCAGGTGCTGTGGGGCTACCACACCGAGAACTTCTGGGTGGTGCTCGAGGGCGTGCAGATCGCAGCAGGCTCAGATCAGCACGGCTCAGAAACCCTCGATATCGATGAGCAGCACTACGAGCCTGAGCCCGAGGAGCCGGGCGTTGAGATCACCGAGGCAGAGGAGCGCGGGATCCGGTGGGCAATGGAGCTCATGGATCGCGCTGGGATCGGCGGAGGCTCGCTGGGGGATGCTGATGAGCTCGCGGAGAGGATGCGCAAGGAGGGATTCAAGTGAGGCCGCTTCCCTGATACACTCGGCCTCCTGAGCTTACAATGGAGGCACATGGATTACTCGAACTTTCTCACAATCGCTGCAGTTGGTGGATCCCTCGTATCGGCATGGGCGGTGCTCAAGTACGCGCTCCTGGGAACCTACCGGCTCAACAGCGATTCTGCCAGGAGGTTCCTCGATCGCATTAAGCGGGATTCAACATGGACCTGGGAGTTGGGCACCGAGCTCACCGTAGATCCAAAGTATCCTCTGGTGCACGAGACACTGGCAGTGCTGCAGGGCATGCCCATCTTCTTCTCGAAGGTGGAGCGGCTCCTGACAGCAGGGTGGCAGGGTAAGGAGGAGATGTGCACCGTTACATTCCTCAGGTGGCACCGCACGAGGATGCTGCAGTACCTCACGAGAGAGATCACGCACAGCGCCATCACTGTCTCTGCTCTATCACCTGGGTGTGTTGATCGGCTGGGCGAGCTCGAGCCGGGTGGAATGAAAGAGTTCTTCCTGAACGAGGGGAGCTACGAGGACATTGAGGCTGATGTGGCCCAGGTTGCCCTGGGAGGTCTGAAGCGCACGAGCATGCTCCTGTACGGGCCACCCGGGAACGGCAAGACGAACTTCATCAGGCAGCTCGCCAGGAAGTACTCACTCCCGATCTACGTGATCTACTTCAGTCCGGACTACAACAACCTCGATATTGCCCGCATGTTCTCAGAGGTGCCGAGGAGGTGTATCATCCTGTTCGAGGACTTCGACAACTACTTCGATGGCCGCACGTGCACCATGAAGAATGATCAGGTGAAGTTCACCTTCGACTCGATCATCAATGCCCTGGATGGCGTGCACAATGATTACAGGGGTGTGGTGTTCGCCATGACCGCGAACAATATCGACAGGATCGATCCTTCCCTGAAGTGCCGCCCATCCCGATTCAAGTTCGTGCGCGAGTTCGGAAATCCAGACCGGAAGCTCCGTGAGCGGATCCTGGGCTCTGCCGAGCGGGCAGAGGAGACTGAGGGCCTCTCCTTGGATGCGGTGTTCAACAGTCGAGAGAAGGCTTGACGACAATTGAATCGCTACTTTAAATACGATCAGAGCATTTTGATCGTGTCTGAGTCGATTGTGTCCCACCTCAAGGGGACCAGCGATCCCATCACGCCCCTCGAAGAGTTGCAGAAAGACGTCGAGTGGCTGCGGTGGCGCATCAATGAGTGCTGGGATCCCTCTGAGGACCCGCACACGCAGCACTACGATGACCTCGTGCGCATGCTAGCAGCTGAGGCTGTCGATCTCTACGACCACTTCGTCGGCAATGGCGATAAAGTCTAGAGACTAGTTACACAAAAGTAAAAGAGTTGCACTAGCTAGACAGCTACTTATCTTCATGAGAAGGTACGCGTGGCTCAGCGACACTCACATGAATCTCTCTGCCCTCCCGTTTCTCAAGCGCCTCCACCTGATGGGGGTCAAGAAGATGGGAGCCGATGGCATCTTCATCACCGGCGACATCTCATCAGGTGACTGGCTTGAGTCAGACCTGCGCTTCCTGGCGAGGCACTTCGACGGTCCCATATACTTTGTCCTGGGCAACCACGATTACCACAAACGACACATTGCCTCAGTCCATGACGATATAAGGCGAGTCTGTAAGGATCATCCCAACCTGGTCTGGATGACAGAGGCAGGGATCGTTCCTCTCACCGAGGATGTGGCGCTCATCGGAACCGAGGGCTGGTACGATGCGATGCACGGCGATGAGAAGTTGTTGAGATACACCACAGACTGGTTCCTCACCTTCGACTTTCTCCATGAGAGGGGACACGAGCAGCGAGTCGACCTGTGGCGGGAGATGGCACAGGAGTCTGCACGAGTGATTGAGGAGAGGTTGACTGAGGCACTCGACACCTACAAGACCGTGTACATCATCACACACTTTCCGCCGTGGAAGGAGGCCACCCGTGATGTGGGCACGATCCTCGAGAAGTTCTGGCTCCCATACAACACGAATGTGGCGATGGGAGAGGCAATCGAGAGGGCAGTGGGCGGAAGGAGAAAGAAGCGTGTGATCGTGCTCGCTGGACACACCCACACGCCGTGCAGGGTCCGTGTGAGCAACTCAATTGAGTGTGCAGTTGCGGGCGCTTCCTACTTCGGCAGGGTTCAACCTGAAAGCACCATCATCGTCTGACTTATACTTAGAGAAATGCAGAGAAATTCTACGCTTCGCCGCCTCATACGAGAGATGCTCCTCACAGAGGACGCCATTGAGATGGGTGCCATTCGCAAGTCGCTGGAGATGGTGAAGGGCAAGCAATTCAAGAAGGTGCTCGATGACACGAACGAGAAGATAGGCAAAGAGAAAGACACAAATCCTGAGGAAGTTGAGTCACTCAAGTCTGCTTTGAGCGTGCTCAACATGATCGCTCAAGCTCCCGAGGCTGTGAAGGCCCTTGAGAAGGGCATTAAGATCGAGGACCTCTACGCCGCTGCAGCGAAGATGAACGACAAGCAGAAGAAGATAAACGACCTCTGGGACCAGATGACGATCGATCCTGAGAAGTCTGCCGTTCTTGATAAGAGCATCATCGATGAGTTCACGAAGGAGATGCAGACCAAGGTGGCGAGACTTCCTGATGAGGCATTCCTACCGAACACTGATGAGCAGCTGGACGCCTACCTGAAGCAAAAGAAGGGCGTGCGAGTCTCAAAGGGTTGAAACGTCTACTCCCAGTAGACGGTCTCACCACGTCTGTAGTGCTTTAGGTTTGCCTTTGCGTCCTCTCTCGTGAAGTGGTTGTCCTTCAGCGTGAGGAAGTTGTTGGGAAGAAGTGCGAACTGGCCGCTCTCGAGGCCAATGAGATTGAGTGGCTTGTGCTCAGATGGGTATCGGGAGAAACCGTCAGCCCAGTCAATCATGACTCCGGTGTGCCGACCCTTTGCCTTGAAAGGCGCGTGTACATCACACTGCAGCCCCTCGAGGTACTTCGCGTAGAAAGTCTCAGTGTCGTCTCCCATTGAGGCCCAGGGCATGAGCTGCTCCCTCGATATGCTGAAGTCTGACGTGGTTGACATCGCGTGCAGTGGTAGTCCGCTCCAGTGAGCTCCCGACTCCAGGAACACGTGGCACATGAGCGTCTGATATTCCCTCGCGTACACGCCGTGCCATATTCCCTGTGTGACGCCATCGGGCATGTTGAGACCGAGAAATTTGTTGCTCACGTTGACGTATATGTGAAATGGTAGGTTTGCGTGCTTTCCCATGGAACAATATTACACAGTGATCTTTCTCGATAAACAATGTGAGGCGTGATGATACTTAAGATCACTTGAGGTAGACACACATGCGTAAGATTCCACTTAAGTTCTCCGACATTGATTTTGGTACCGATGAGTTTGGCTACATTGAGACAATGCCGGGTGAGGATCCTGATGACGCGGACATGAGGTACACTAAGTACCTCCGCGACAAGGGCGTCATGGCTCGAGTGGATCAAATGGGCAACGTCGTTGTTGAGAGTGTGCAGAACAGGCACAGGCTTCTTCGAGAGACAATTCGGGCCCTGCTTAGGGAGACCGAGGGTGTCGTCACAACGGGAACACCAGTCCCAGGAGACGCTGATCCCAAGAGGCAGGCGCACATCTTTGACTTCGATGACACGCTCGGCCTCACAAAGAACTCGAATGGTGTCATGCTGTACAAGGATGGAAAGCCTGCTCACAAGACGAAGGAAGAGGCTGAGAAGTGGCTCAAGTCAATGGGCGTCACCTCCAAGAACTATCTTGTTGGCCCTGGAGGTGAGGCATTTGAGACACCTGCAGGGCTCGATGGAATCGCAGCATACATTGACTCAGCGGGCCTCGCAAAGCTGCAGAAGCAGATTCCTCGCTCCCAGTCATCTGTGAGCCCAAATGCTCCTGTTGATAAGGAGGGCGAGTCTCTCTACATTGACTTCACACCCTCCGCCTATGTGGATGTCGACACGACAGATCCTATTGGCTCAACGATCCAGAAGCTAAAGACCGCAAACAGCCAGGGCTCTGAGACAATGGTTATCACGGCTCGAGCCTCTGACAAGAAAAAGCCCGGCGTCAATTTTGCAGGACAGAAAGTGGAACCCTCGAATGCTGAGGACATGCAGAAGTTTCTCTCCTCGCAGGGAGCGGCTCCGTCCCAGGGTGTGCTCGGCGTGCAGGGCGCGAACAAGGGAAATGAGATCATTAATAAGTTCTTCTCATCTAGATCACCAGATGAGCAGCCTGAGGAAGTTCACTTCTACGACGACCTCTCCAAGAACACGGAGGAGGTTGACGCAGCTGTCAGCGGAAAGGTTCCCGCCGAGACCTTCATCTACGGTCCAGGTGAGTTCGCCCACGATGAAGCTAGTCCGGACAATCCAAGCAAGTCATCACCTGCCAATCCTGAGCTCGTCGCCAAGCAGGACGAGGAGGGTGATGTCAAGAAGGAGGGTCTTGATCCCTACCTCGCCCGAATTCTCCAGCTGGCCGGTATCCGATAGCCCATACTTATCTTCAGGAGGTGCCACATGAGCACGTCATTGAAGATACAGATAGGCATAGGAATCGCAATACTCGTCCTCGCGATCGCCGGAGTCATCTGGGGCATCTCGAGCCACAGTGAGCCCGGTCTCATGTCAGTGTGCTGGAGTCAAAGCACGGGCACAGCACTCTACGACTGCGAAGGCGGTGAGGAGATCAGGTGGCCCCGTGAGCGGATCCCACTCTCAGTCAGCACTGATGGCCTGATAGGGGAGACGCAGACAGCGATCGACCTGATCAACAGTCAGGTGGGATGTGAGCTCCTGACGTACGCGATGTACGATGACACATCAAACGACATCATCATCACCTCGGAGGGCGTGCTTGACCAGAGCACATCGAGGGGCGGCGCGACATGGCACCTGATGGACGGCACGAGGATGAGAGCTCGTATAGATCTCTATGCACCCGGTGACCTGGCCCAGCGTGTCATCGTGCATGAGCTCGGGCACGCGCTAGGCCTAGCTCACGACTCTTATCCCGCCTCAATCATGTATCCCACACAGAGGAGCTCGACAGACCTCCAGTTCATTCGAGTGTCAGACAGCGACAGGGCACTGCTTCGAGATCTCTACTGCGATTGATCACGTCACAAAGTCAGTGCTCTTGAGGGCAAGCACGCGAATCATGCTCTCCCTAGACTTGATCTGTGAAAGTGTCTCCCTCTCTCTCTTGACACCATCAAGTGACTTTGGAGGCTGACCAAACTCCCTGTACACGCCCTCCAGCAGAAACTGATGTATCTCAAGTTCTTCAAGTAAGACGTGCAGCATAAGAGTTCGCTCTAAACACTCACCGAACCCATGTTGAATCTTTTCATCGTCGTGTGATTTCATACTTTTAAGTATGGTTTGTCAAATTGTGTGTGCAAGCAGAACAAAGCTGTGGTAGACTTATAGCATGACACAAGAGGTCGCACAGCTATGAGGATCGGTGATCTCGAGCACTTCGCCCCCGGAGATCTGGTCCGGATCTGCCTCCCTCGGAAGCAGCTCTCTCCTCCCCGAGTGGAGGCCCTCCGAGGCCAGGCTGGATTGATCGTGGCCACCCAGGGCTCCGGCTTCAATGTGAGGTTCGATGTTCTGGTGGGCGGCACCGTTCAAGAGGGTATCTTCGCCCTCGATCTGGAGCACGCGTGAGCACACACAATTTCTCCCCCGGCGATCTCGTGTGCATCATTTATGGCTCCGCAGCTCCGAAGCCCTATCTCGTTATTGATGCGTGGATCTCCTTCGGGCAGCCTAGGTGCACGATCATCACATCCCGAGGCCCGGTTAGCCTGTGGGCGAGCGAGCTCTTTCGTGTGGAGGCACCGTGATGAACGGCGGCCTGAGGGTGGGAGATCTCGTTCGTGTTATCCGCGCTCCGGACCAGCCCAAGTGGGTTCGTGATCTCGCGGGCCAGGTGGGGATCGTGGTGGAGATCGGATCTCCCTCGAACACGCACGGTAGGAATGTGGTGGTGATCGGTGGCTCCCCACACCCGGGATTCCACCACCTCGATATGGAGAGGGTGCAGTGATGGGCAGGCAGAGCATTTACACCCTCAGGCCCGGAGATCTCGTTCGCGTGCTGGCAACTCCGGATATCATGAGGAATTACCCTGATTACGCCCACTGCACCGGCACAGTGATCGAGATCCGGCCCGATGAGTTCTACGCGGATACCCAGCGGCCCGATGGCGGCCCATGGCAGGTGGCGAGGATCTTCGTTCCCGGTGTGGGGAAGCGCTACGGTGGCTCACCCACGAAGGAGTGGAGCCTGAAAGTGTGGGGCGAGGATCTCGAGCTCCTGCAGGAGGCTGAGTGATGATTGAAGTAGGTAAGCTCTATTCTTGCTCCAAATACTTCCTCCTGCTTTATCCAGATACAGATAGTGCTTCTCTTGCTTTTGAAGCTGGTAAAATCTCCGAACCTTTTCACGCTACCTACTACTGGAGCAAACAGTTTGGTAAATCTGTAAGCTATTGTAATCCAAAAACTCCTCTCCTTGTTCTCGCAGTAGAGGAAAAATATGTTGAGGTTCTGGTAGGAGATAAACGGGGTTGGATTATCAATATAGATTGGCTAGAGATTAAGGAGATCTCTTGCACATGAGCCCGCACCCCGGAGATCTCGTGAAGCTAACCTCAACTCAGGGCGCTGTGAGCATTGGCATCCTCATGGAGGAGAAGCACTCGCACGGCCTGGGCATGAAGGTGCCACCCACAATGGTGATCTGGCAGGTTCTCATCCCGCAGGGGGTGTACTCCCACATTCGCGAGGAGGGGTGGAAGATCGAGGTGCTCAGTGCTGCCTGAGCCCGGCGATCTGTGCAGGTGCAAGGAGGGGCGCGGATACTCCTGGTGGGGAGAGCACCTGTGGCTGATGGTGGAGCCTCAGGGCCCCCGCCGCCACGGTGTGATCTCTGCAGTGTTCCTCAGATCCGATGGCGATCTGATCGAGGCACCGGCATCATTCTTCGAGGTGATCGGTGGCGAGTGATCGTATTCGTGCAGGAGATCTCGTGTGGGCGCTCGATGAGCACGGGATAACATCCACCCTCGGGCTCCTGATCCGGATGGGATTATCTAAATCCAACAATGATCTCGCCCTGGTTCTGGAGTGCACAGGCAGGATCACATGGCACTACCTCACAGATCTAACACCGGTTGAGGATGAGTGATGGGTAGGAAGAGGCGCAGCTTCGTATCGAGGATCAAGCCAGGGGCACTGGTAACCTGTGATAACAAGGTTCTGCCCTGCATGTGCACTGCGCTCGATCCCCACCAGGATCCCTGGAATGTTCCCCGCAAGGTGGCACTGGGGAGGGGTGAGGCTGCCCTCGTGGTGGAGAAGCACTCGCGCTCGATCGGTGCGCACATTCCGGTTTGGGTGCTGCTGATCAGGGGAGAGTTCGCCTTCGTGGAT